AACTCGCCTGTTTCTCTATCATAATAACTTAATATGAACTCGCCTAGTGGTGCCTTTTGATCTTTTTCCAGTGTGATCTCGTCACCGTCTGGACCTTGGATCTTGTCACCTTTTTTCTTGCCATCTTTCTTAGCCTGACGCACAGCGTTAGCATATGCATTGCCTTCGTCTGTATCATCTTCGCCTACTTTAACACAGTTATCTACACGCTTGCCACCTTTCATTTTGGTACCCATGCGCTTGTAGCCTTTCCAGCATACTTTGCCATCAACGCCTTTTTGTTTTTCTTCGTCAAGTGTGCGCCAGCTTGGGTTGCCACATTCTTCACATACACTGTCAGCAAATTGACCCATAGTGTCTTCAAAAGCCTGTTCTAATTCAAACTCTTCTATATCTTCGGTTCTTGGTTCTTTACTTTTACCCATTAGCCAGTTAATTACTTTTTTGCCGCCGTACAATAATGCAATAACAGCAAGTACTGGTAGTGCATATTTTGAAGCAGCTGATGCAATCTGTTTTAGTGCGCCGCCACCTAAGAACGCTGAAATTTCACCTTGTATACCGTCTATACCTTGGCTGGCTTTATCCATCACTTCTTGTGCTGTAGTTGCTAATCCTGTCATTGTATCTTGTGCAGTTTGAGCTGCGCCTTGTGCAGCGGCTGCCGCATCACCTACACCTTTTGCAATATCTTTTCCTGTATTAATAACGTTCATTGTAGCATCTGGATTTGCTGCTGCTACTCCTGCAACTGTTGTCTTGATTGGGTTTTTTACAGCAAACTTTCCGGCACCTTTTGCAACTTGTCCGGCACCTTTTGCAACTTGTCCGGCTGCCGCTGCTGCTGCGCCTCTTTTAGCAAGAATACTTGCACCTATTCTTGTTAGTGCAGGAATTGCTGCTCTAGCTGCTGTTAATAATGCAGGAACAGCTAATGCTGGAAGAAATTCGTCAAGCTGTTCGTCTGATTCGCCTAGTAAATCATCTGGTCCTAGTTCTTTAGCCTTTGTGCCTTCTTTTACTAGATTATAAATGTAAGGGAAGATGTCTTGTAGTTCTTCATTAAACTGACGAATAGTTAGTTCATCAATCCAATTTTCAGCAACATCATTTGGAACATCTTCTAGTACTGGGGGATTAAATGTTTCAAATGCTTCTTTGTAGTATGCTGGCTTTTGTAATGACGCTATTTCTTTTTTAACTGTAGCAATACGCTCTTTGACAATATCTGTATATCCTGCAAGGCTTTCTGCCATTACAGCACTACGACCCATGTAGTTTTTGAACTTGCGTAGTTTTGCCATTTCTTCTGATAGGCCTACAATGTGCTTACCAAAATCATCATAAGCATTGCCGCCTTCGCTTACGTGCATTGCCATCGCTCTTGCACCACTTAGGTGTTTGTAAGGATAACGGAATCTTTCGCCTTCTGCCGATTCAATATAGATCTTTCCGATCTTTTGTGTTCTGCTTGTAGCACTCTCTTGATTTATATTTTCTGTATGCTTAATAACAATACGTGCCTCGCCTACTTTTTGGTAGCTTACACGACTAGTGCCATAAAGTTTTGATTCTGTCATTGTATCGTCCCCAGATCGATTTGCTAAAAAATTGTAATCTCTTTTTGTTAAATTTGTTTTGTTAATATCTCTTATACTAAAATCTAACATTCGTTTCTTACTAAAAACTCTTAATTCTTTAAGAAAATCAAACCAATTTTTCTTTGATATATCATCTTGATTTTCTATAATATCTTTTGAATATATAACCTTTAAACCTTCTTCTTCAGATATACTAACACTAACTTTACCTATTTTAGTACCATTATTTGAATAGCTAAAATCAAAAAATCTAGCTTCGTTTGGCTCGTTAGTCACAGTTCCATTTTCGTCGCCGATTGTAATGTCATTAAATCGACTACGTAATTTATTAAAAAGATCTTCACTTATATTATTCATTTTACGCATAATGTATTTATCAATAGTTGCTGCTAATAAAGATCGGCATTGGCGGTTCGTAATCTTCTAGGTCTTCTGCTTGTGTGAATGTATTGTAGACTCTTGGATCCCAATCTTTTAATACATCCATCATTCTTAATGATAAAAGTGTTGCACTAATTAAGTCGTCTGTCATTCCATTTTTAGCTTGGTAACTTGATCCTGTAGCAACATAGCCTTTTAATTCTGATATAAATGGTTTAGAATGTACAATCATTTTGTCATTCTCTATCATTGTTTTAAGTCTGGAACAAGCTGTAACTTTGGTGCTGTGTGTTGTGTTAAATCCTTTGCGGAACTTTCTAACGTGTCCTTTACGTATGGGTTCACTAACAAACAGACCAGGGATATTTTCCTCCCCAAAGTCATTGATAACGATAAGTGCGGCTTCTCCCAACCCATTGTTTTCTACACTCCAATATATACCCTGCGGGTTTTTTGTACATTCTTCTATATATCTACATATGTCTGATAATACACGTATTTGTCCAGGTATAGCAGTTTGATTATGCTGCCATTCTGCAACTTGTTCATATGTAGGCAATTCGAATACCTGTATAGCAGCGTTATCTCCACCCGTGCCCATACTAGGATCTAGTGCTATTGCATATGTGTATTGACTTGTAGGCTTTTTGTACCAACGTGTTTGACCCATATTTAGTATTGGCGAATCGCCTTCCATTACTGCAAGTTTAATTGAGTTAATTAGTGTTTCGTCAAATACTAAGAATTCACAGCCGTATTCACGACGGAATTTTTCTTCTCCAATACGTCCAATTTCTTCAGTTTTCCACACTTCGTCACGATCAGGATGTTCGTCCCAACGTGCCACAAACGAACGGAATCCGTTAATACCTAGTTCACTTTCGTTGCCATGATCATCAAAACGTTGTTCTGCTTGTTTCCAAATAGTAGCAAATGTATCTTCGTCTGAGTTTGGTGTACTTGTAATAATAGCACGACCACCTGTTGCTAGTGTAGGTGAAATTGAAGTCCAAAATTCTTCAGCAATGTTTGGTTGTACAAACGCAAACTCGTCGCAGTATAGTAATGATATACTCATACCACGTCCTGTGTTGCCTGTTGTTGTTTGGCTTACAATCCTACTACCATTCTCAAACTCTATGCTACCTTTGTTATACGATGTAACACCTGCTCTAATATGATCAGGACAAGTTTCATACACATAGCGTATACGAGCCATAATCTCTTGCGCACCTGTGTATTTGTGTGCAGCAATAAGAATAGTTTGATCTGGATTAAACATTGCATACCAAGCAAGATAGATACTAGCACACGTTGTCTTACCAGTTTGTCGTGGCATCATGTTAATGTTAAAACGATAATTATGATACGTTTCCATTAATCCTAGTTGGTATTCAAAAGGTTCAAACAATAGCTTGCCTTTTACAGGATGTTGGATATATGCAAACTTACGTGCAAAATACAAATAGCCTTTTTCAGGATCCATACACTGCATAAGATCCTGTATTTGTTCTTCTGTATATGTTTCTTTTGTATTAGCCTTTTTGGTTAATACTCCATCTAAACTCTTTGACATATAATTACTTATCTAAAAATAGGGTTATATTAATTTTTTAAGATCTAACTTATCGGTTATAGGTATCTGTCTAATTTGATATCTTTCTGGCGGACTGTCTAAAAGAGGTAATCCTTTATTTTTCCACGCATTTCTTCTAATGATTTGATTTAAAAAGTTAGTTATAGGACCTGGTGTAAAATTACTCCACGGACCTGACTTTAAACTCTCCATATCAATATCGTATTCGTCACACCACTGGATTAACCTGATGTATTTGTTTTCTACTTTTACCATGATATGGTATATGTTATTGTCTGCAGGTTCGACAACTTCGAAACTTTTATTATTATCTTGACACCATTTTTTTACACCTTTAAAGACATCGCTTAAAAACAATCTCTCTTGTCCTGTGTTTCTACCAATATCACTTCCGTAACGAATTCTAAAGTGAGTAGGTGTCCATCCCTTGTACAAAATTTCTTCCATGATATCATTTAATTCATTAAAGTTATTCATGGTATAACTAAGATAATGTAAACCTAATCCTTCTTCTAGAATATTGTATACTGCACGTTCTTGTTTGTTTCTAATTATCATATTATTATTGTAAGTAGGATGATTTAAACCAAAGCAAACATTATCTAGCCCTGCAGATTTTGAGGATTTTACAAAGTTCATGTCCTCAAATTTTATGCCATTGGACATTACATAGCATTGTATAGTATTATTATATTCTGTTTTTATTCTTTCTAATAGGTATGAAAAATCTTTCCTTAATGTAGGTTCGGCACCTGCTAGTAGAACTACCCAAAAAGGATCCCCCGGCCATCTTAATTTAGATTCAATATGTGCAATTTGTGACATTAATAATTCTTGTGCAGGATCTTTTAGTTTATTATTAGGTATATGATAGCAATGAGGACAATCTAAATTGCATCTGTCACTTCCTTCAATCATAACGCCCCCGTTGAAATCCCAGGGCGGCACATATTCACAGTTCAAACTTTGATAAAAGTCTATATCATTTTCTATAACATAATGGTGTATGCCGTGATCCTGGCAGTATTTTACAAGATATAATTTTCCATTCTTTTCGTACTTTAATGCAGGTAGGTGCTTGTAACATACATGGCATAATGAAACAGTTTCTTCTAAAAAAGATGAAACTTCATTATACAAAGGATTAAGATCAGTCTCTTTAAAATAGTAATTTGACATATAATTACTTATCTTTTTTAAAAACGTCTATAATTTTATTTGCTACTAATCTATGTCCAGATTCTAAAGGATGCAAGCTAGGTCCGAAATCAATATTTTGTTCTTTGCAGAATGTATTCATAGACCAAAAAGTATCTTCATCTAACCAATATTTTGTTGTCCAATCTATTTTATTATATAAATTATGATTTTTAATATAAGTTTTTACGTTTTGATTATCTAGTATATCTGAAATATACGAATATGACATTTTGCAATTTATATTTTTAAGTGTACATACTAATTGTAATTGTAATATTTGGTTTAAAAGTTCATTTATTACGTGGGTTTCAGTTCTTACATGTACACTATATTCTAATAATGATTTGTTAATAGTCCTTACGTCTGGATGATGAAAATTCTTTATAAATGTGTCTCTTTCGCTAGGCAGAAAATTATCAGGTTTAAGTCTGTAAGTTGTTATTCTTCTCCAACCGTCATCATCTGCTGAAAATATATTAGGTCCAAGAAAGTGTTCAAATCTATTTGGATCTGTCCACATTATAACAATTGATTGAATATCTGGAAAACTTGCAATAGCTTCCATGGTTGTTCTAAAGATTCTTTGATTACTAGCACCACGAATAGAATCGTTAAGTTCTTTTTTGTTATAGTGCTTGCTTACTAGTGTGGAAAATCTATTATTAATATCTTCTAATTCTAATCCGTAAACAAAACTATCACCGTTAAAATAAAACATATTTTATTTACTCAAAAAAATAGGACCCGAAGGTCCTATTTGGTGTAATCCCGCCGTAGATTATTTTTTAGCTTTTTTGTCTTTGATAGCTTTTTTCATTGGCTCTTTAGTATTGCCGTCTTTATCCATATCTAAAAAGTCTGGCTTTGCTTTCTTTTCTTGTAGAGCAGCCATTAGTTGTGCTTTGATAGCTTCTACAGCCATTGCATTGTCGCCGTCTTGTGCTTTAGCATATGCTTTCTTTTCACGGTTGATACCACCGCTTAGATCTTTTGTCATATGCTTGTGGTCTTGATATTCTGGATTTGGCTCGTTGTCGTAACCTTCCATCTCATTGTCATCGCCTGTTAGCTTATCACCAATTTCAGATCCAACCATGCTGCCTGCAATACTTGGAGCAGCCTTACCAATCGCTGATCCTATTTTAGAGCCCATTGCACCAGCAACTTTTCCGCCAACTCCGCCAAGTGCTTTACCTGCTATTCCGCCAATAGGACCGCCAAGTGCGCTACCTAGTGCTGCTCCGCCTAAACCACCTGCAATAGATCCTAGCATGCCTGCTTGTAAATCTTGGTCGCCTTCTACATCATCACGCCCTGGAATATTTGGGTCATCGCCGTCGTCTGAACCTAGCATTTGTCCTAGGCCGGCACCTACTGCGCCGCCTACTGGCCCGGCGATTGCATTTCCTGCAACTCCGCCTAATGCTGCCATTCCTGCACCAGGTTCGTTATTTGATCCTAAAGCTGATCCTACTGCTGCCCCTGCTGGGCCGCCGACCATACTACCAAGTCCGCCGCCTATTGCACTCCCTAGTGCTCCTGCTTGTAGATCTTGGTCTCCTTCTACATCATCACGTCCTGGAATTGCTGGATCGTCATTTACAGCAGCACGGAATCTTTCAATGTCATGACGCATTGGATGAACAACATCACCTACTGGCTTATCACCCATTCCTGCATGTCCTTGCATTGCACGAATCATGTCTGCAATTTCTGCACCTGTTTCTGCAGAAACACTAAGATTTGCTGCTTCGTTTAACTTCTCTTTACTTGAATTTTCAATATTAGTCATTTGCTGAATTAAATTTTTCATATCCATGGTATTAGCCTCCTACGACCGCTTTGCTGTTTTCTGCATCGCCTATGTCAGCAGATTCACCTTGCGGTGCTCCGGCTGCGCCGTCGTGATCACGTTCTTTACGAGCAGTTTCTAATTCTTTTAACAAGTCCATTACACGATTTCCACCTACTGACTCTTGTGCGCTTTCGCCGCCCATGTCTTCTTTAGTTAACATAGTTTCATAAGGAGCATCGTCTTTAGTTTCTTGATATTCTTCTCTAGGATCATTCATGTTGCGCACAATTATATGACTTTGATCTATACCACAACACTTACCTAAATATTCTTGTAGTACTTGTACAGTTGTTGGGTATTCTACCGTTGCTTCAAAGTATGTTACTTCCATATTTTGTAACTGTGGAAAATCTAACGGACGTTCTTGGATAGGTGTTTTTTTACCTGAAGTCATATTTGACAAACCAAACTTTTTAAGAGACGTTTCTAAATGATCTGTCATTCCTTCTTCTAGTTCGCCTGCAATTCCTATTTTAAATTCATAGGTTTTTTTTGATTCTGTAAGTATTTCTTTAAATGATCTCATTGCGCATTGATCCTATTCTATATGTATTATTTATCTTTATCTAACCCTTTTAGACGCTCAAGTAGACTATTTCTATCTGTTACTACATACCCTTCGCCGTTTATAATACCATCGTCGTTGGGTGACTCTTTATCTAACTTTTCTTTCTTTAACTGAAGTTCTATCATTTTAATTTTTTTATCTAGTTTAGCAGTTTTAGCATCTAGACTAGTTTTTAACATGCCACCGGCAACTTCAAAAACTCTACCACTATAACGACTTTCAACATTCATGCCAAGATCCATTAGGTCTTCATAAGCTTGCATAGCCTTGTCTGCAACTTCGTTCAATTCTTTATCGGCCATATCCCCTAAGCCTTTGACCGCAGGCAGTGCAGCACTAATTTTATCAAAGTCAGCTATGTCGCGAAATGTTTGTTCTCTTTCTATTTCGTGTTTGGACTGTTGTTCTTCTTGTGCTTCTGCTTGTTCTATAATTTCTTTTGAATCAGGCAAGTTTAATAGATCTTCTAGTTTTTTAGTCATTATAGCTTCCATTATATGCTACTATTATTTATCAAAAATCATAGTTGTAAGTTTCAATGTCAACTTTAAACTTTGTTGCAACCATATCTATAGCTTCTTGAGTTGTATAATAATCTTGATATTTTTTTCTGTCTAGAGTTTTATTATCATGTCCTAACGAATCCCAACAGTTCATTTTATTTTGTATAAATTTAAAATCTTCTACTATGTTTTCTAGTTTTAGTATTTTATCACAATCCTTTGCCCAACTGTACATAGGACTAACTCCGGTCTGTTTTAACCACGGCACAAATCCATTTTCTAATCTGTTTAATTTATTTTGTTGTATTTCTAAATTCCATTTTTGTTTTCTGTTATTTGTCATATTAGGGTGCTTGTGTATTTGGTCAATATAAAACTTACACAACATAATTTTAAAACTATACCAGCTTGCACAATAATCCCAAGGATTTCTTACTACACACCAAGTAAGTCCTAAGTTTTCTCGATTCATAGGACCTAAAGAATGATTTCCTTGACACACTTCTTGTACAGTTGCGTGTTGACGCCTCTTAGTTATTTGAGATTTAGTATTTTGTTTGAGCCAATTTGTAATACTATTTCCGCCTGTTTTAGGAATATGAATAAATGTACTACGAAATGGTTCTGTAACTATTGTGGCCATATCTATACCTTATAATTGTATTTGTCTATTTCTTTATAAAAATATTTATAGACAAAATTTATATATTCTTTTGTAAGATATTGGTTTTTGTTGTATTGTAAAACGTGATGTGTTTTTTCAAGAGGCTCAAAACAATTTAATTTTTCTTGTATTTGCTGAAAGTCTTCTGTTAAATTTTCTTGGTGTAAAACGATGTCCACATCTTTAGTCCACCTATCTAACGGCCAAAATGTATTAGCATCTCTGTCAATATTATATTTTAACCAAGGAAGAATGCCTTTGTCGATATGTTCCATCATTTCTAAAGATGATATTGCATCTTGTGCATTTCCTTTGTTTAGTCTTTTTTTATATTTTTCTAAAGAAACTGATTTTGCAAATTCATAAGAACTAATTAGTCTATGGTATGTATTTCTTACTATACAAAAACTAAAATCAAATTCTTTTGTACATTCATCTATTGTTTTATGTGTGCCAAATACAAGAGAGTCTGGTGTATATTTTTTGAACCATTGATTTACACTTCCGCCTGCTGTTTTAGGTATGTGTACATGCGCAACCTTCATTTCCTGCGTCCGTTATGAAAAATATCTTGTTCAGTAACTATACGGAAATATATTCCTTTTTGTTTACACCATTTTCTTGCACTTTCCCATTTGGCTTGATTTACAACATAGTGTGCTTGGTTTGATCTACTACGTCCCACTTTTTCTTTAAGTGCTTGACTGCTGGGTTTGACTTCAATTAATTCTACCCGCTGTTTACCGCCCTTATCTGCATAAACTATAAAAAAGTCAGGCACATAAACAGTTTGTTTGCCTGTCAAAGGATTACGATATGGTATGCGTATTGCTTCACTTGCCCACTGGCTTACACTAGGGTGCTCGTCACAAAATTTCATAAAGGTAAATTCCCAGCCTGAACGATATGTAGGTGTTTTAGTTCCTACATACTTGTCTGGGTTTTTGAGATTGTATTTTCCTTGAGCAAAATGAGCCATTAGTATATGATATTTCTTTCATCAAAGAGTCTTGTTTCACTAGATGTTGTAAATCCTAGTGACGATGTTTTTGCTCGATACAAATTTAATATTTGAGAAATAACACTGTTTAACTCGACAGCATTTAAACCTTTTAAAGTGTCAATAAGCACAAAGGCAGGTACTTTATCTATCTGAGCTTGTTGTAAAAAAATTGCAGCAGTATTAATAGCAGCAATTTTTTCAAATCCTCTTTTTAAAAAATAACCAATTACTGCATTAACTTCATTTGCATTATATGTAATTTCTTCTTTGAAATAATTATTAAAAATAATTTGTGTTTCGTCAAATGTAAATTGTTCTGGATTATTTGATCTTATCATTATAATTCCTCTAGTGCTGCTTTCATAAAACTAAACAATTTAAAATCTCCTCCTACTATTGCATTATCTAAGTTTGATAAAACAATACTTTTTTGATCTGCAGATAATAAATTATAGGTTTGAAAATCTAAACCTTCAAAGTAACCAGTGTTTAACACTTTTGCAAGAAAGCTATTAAATGCCAGGGGATCAGATTTTAATCTTTGTAACGTAGTCTCTGGATCTCCTTTAGCCCTAGATGCTTTTAAAAATACATCCGGTCTTTCTGTATTAAGTTGATCTCTAACTGGTAAAAAATATCCAGGTATAACTGAGCTAGATCTCGGAAACTGATTTGTTCCTTGTAGTTGTGAAGACGTTAGTGACGTGGTCCTTGCTGTTTGATTATTACTAACAATAGGTAATTCAAATCCGAATAGGCTATCAGTAATAGTATTTAAAATAGGTATAATAAAGTTTTCGTTAGGTTTAATTTCAGAATCTAAAGGACTAAATGTATTATCATAACCAGTTTCTGGATTAGTAAAGTTTGTAGGTTCGCCGTTTTCGCCTATTATTCCGTTGTCATACAAAACACCTTCGTAAGCTAACATAATAGTGTTTTCATTCATACCCGAACCATCAGAAGAATCAACATCTCCGTGATCCCAACTACTTAGTAAAGGATTTATTAATGTATAGCTAAACCAATTTTGTAAACTTAATTGATATATTGTTATTGATTTAAAAAACGGCTGCTTATAAAAATTATTCAAACCATAGTTAGGAGTTCTATTAGAATATTTGTCTCTAGGATTAAAACTTCCATCAGTTGTAGTTGTACTAGTAGATCTAGAGTGATTTCCGTCTTGATAGTAATATCTATAGTATTCTTCAAGCATAGCTCTTGTTGCACCTAAATTGTCATCATGAAAAGAAATACGTACATCATCGTAATCTACTCTTGTTTGCATATTTTTTTTACGATTATATTGTTGTTTGTTTTCTATACTTGCTTTAAACCCTGGTAAGTCTGCACGTTTAACTAACACACCTATTTGTTTTTTAAAAGTTTCTGTATTTGAGTAAAATGCAACATCATCTGTAGTTTCAAACACTACATGATATAAAAATTTAGTTTTTGGAGAAAACAAATGTCCATATTGCGTGAACAAATTGTGCGCATGCCTTGCATCACGCAAATGCGTGTTTACTTGACGAGATTTTATTAAACTATTCCACCATGCCATATTAATATTTATCCTAAGTTATAAACCACGTAGATAATAAAAAAGCAGGAATCGTATGATCCCTGCTTTAATACAAGATACCCAATTACTAGTTTAATTAGCCAGTAACTTGTGTACCACCAATAGCATCTTGAGCAGCTCTTGTAACTGCTTCGCCAACACCACTAAACTGTTCTTCACTACCAAACTGTATAGCGTTGTCATAGCGTATAGTTAATGATGTAGTTACTGCATCACTTGTAGCATATGCTAGTGTGTTGTAGTTGGCTGATTCAATGTAGCAACCTACTAGTTGGAATCTATCAATAATTGACGAACCATTAGCACCATTGCCACCGTCTAAAATTTCAATCTTAGTAATAAATTTATATGTACCGCCTGATACTGCACTAGATTGTTCAAAGAAATCAAACTGTCTTTGAAGCTGTTGACCAATGATTTTTTGCACATTGTTATTAGCATCTTCACGCAATGTAAGTGTAATTGGTTCCCATGTGTGCTTACCTGCAAGATATGTTTTACTGTTGTAAGCATCGATTGTCATTTGTTCAAAAGAAAGGTTTGGACGAGTTACATCTACTACCTGTCTTGTAATTTCACGAATACCATCTGGACCGCCTGTTGTTCCAAAGTTTTCAAATAAAACTCTAAAACGATATTGTAGTTTTGGCATTAGCAAAGAACTGTTGCTGCCGCCGCCGTCTTCTGTTGGTATTGAAATATTTGTTAATGTTGTAATTGGCATTCTTGTCTCCTGTTACAGTAGTATTTATGCATATTAGGGTGGGGTTAATTCCCCACCCATAAAGTACGCATATTATCCTAGAGCTGCAATTTCTCCTGTATTCTTAAGTCTTAATGGAATGTAAATAAATTCAATTGCTTTGACTGGCTCAATTGCAATGTCTAAGTATAACTCATTCCTGTCAATTCTAGCAGGAGTATTGTTTGACTCGTCACATACAACTAAGAAGTCATACAATGCTCTAAGGCCTACTAATTCAATTAACAGCTGATCAGCAGCTGATTTAATCTGATCACGTGTGATCTTATCATTTGGTTCAAACAAGTATGGTCTTGCTAGTAGTTCTAATTGTCCACGTAAGTAAACAACTAAACGTGCTACGTTTACTCTATCTAGTGCAGAAGCATTTCTTGCACGAGTTTTTTGTCCAAATACAACTAATCCTGCACCACTTATAAATGTGATTGGGTTAATTTGATTTGTATATAGTGTATCGCGCTGTCCTGTGTTTAGAGCTATACCTACAAATTCTCCTTCATTATTTACATAACCAGAGCTTGTAGCATTTGTAACTCCGCCGCGTCGTGTTCCTGCTGGTGCAAACCAGGGGAATGCAACTTGGTCATTTAGTACAAGTGTGCGCAGTGCCATATGACTTGGTGGAACAACTACATTGTTACCAAAGTTATCACTTGAGAATCCCCATGGATAATACATTCCTAGATATTCATCTTTTGATACAGCACCTATGTCATTATCCTCAAGTGCGCCTCTAACATTCGATGCCCATTCATTTAATGAAGTAGCGTCTGGTGTTAATCTAGCCGGTGTATCACCTACAACAAATGCTGTTAAGCGTCTGTCATAGTTTAAAGTGATCATTTCACCAATTAGTTCTGGATAACCAGGGCAAGCAATTAAGTTAAACTGACGTGATTCTTCGTCACGTATGTCTTGGTTACTATTTACTAATGATTGTAGAGCTTGTATGACTGATTTACGCTGTGCAAAACGTCCAAATGTACCTGAACCATCTTCGTTGTTACCTGAATCAGTAACCCAACGATGTGGATAGTAATCTGCCATTGGCTGGTCAATTACATCATCTGGATCAGCACTGTTAGGATCGTCGACTTCATAACGACCGTTTGATCCATCTACATCAATGTAATTACGCTCAAAACGCTTAACATTAAATCCGCTTCTACGTGTGTTCCATAACATCATACCTTTTGGATATAGTGCTGGATCTGGAGCATCTGGATCTAGGTAATCATTTACTAGTAACTCGTCAATATCACCTGCTTCGTATGGTCCTTCTGTAGAACCTCCTGTTGTACTCCAACGTGCATCTGCAAATAAGATACCGTTTTCAGTAGTTTGATCTGTTTTGTCAACCAATACAAACTCTTCAGTAGTACCGTTATAACGATATACTAGTGGAAAGTTTTCAAGATCTGCTGTTGAAATCCAAATATCTCCATCAACTAAAGGAGTAGTATCTGATTGTTCTGTTGGCTGTGATGCACTTACAATTGGACCTGCTGGGTCTGTATCAGCATAATCGTCATTGTAATTTTGGTATCCAACCCATGTAGTTCCATTGTTAATCATAATATCAACTTCGTCTACTGTAGAATTATACCAACGCTGTCCTGATGTTGTTAATGCTAGTGGCTCTGTATTAGAAGCACTATAAGTTAATGGCTTCCAGTTTGATGCAACAAAATCATGTGTTGAATCGCCTGTAGCATTATCATATAAGTTTGCAGTTGCAGTTGCTGAATTGCTACCATCTGCTAGTAATGGTGAAAAGCCCATTGTTGTAAGCAATCCGTCTGTATCTGCAATACGGAAATCACCCCCAATTTTGTGTTCAATTACTACTTTGTTTGAAGCATTTACATACGATACTACATTTGCAAATCCTGCTGCGTTAATTGCACCTGCAATTGTGTCTGCATCGGCAGTAGTGCCACCTGCAATAGTTACGCTAATAGTTTTGTTTGTTCTAGTTGCACTATTTACAGTTGTTTCAGCAATGTCAAAATCATAAGTACCAGCAACTAATTGTGTTTCAATTTTTGCTGATGCAATTGAAGTAGCATCATTTGAAACTCTATAATGAATTTTAAAATCTGCAATTGTAGGAGTTTCTTCTTCTACATTTGCTTTGATATACAAATCACCTGCAAGTAAATTTGCGCCACCGCCGGCTTTGTCTAGATTAAATAGTGCTGCTTCGTTGCTTGTGTACATCGGAGCACTAATATTGTTCCAAAGTTGAGTTGCATCACTATACTGCTTAATTCTCCAGTTTGCGCCGCCATTTGGTGTAGTTGTTTTAATCCACAAACTACCAGTTGGTGCAGGAACTGTATCTACAGCTTTGTATTCAGGAACACTTGTGTGAGGTGCAATAGTTAATCTTGGAATACTATATGTGCCATTTTGTATACCTGTACCGCCGTTATCTGAACCAGCTAGCCCTGTTAAAGAACCTTGTCCGCCATTAATAACAATTAAACCGTCGGCAGTTACACCGTCTGAAGCTGCTGTAGAATCACCATAAATTTCAAGAACACCGTCTACTGCTGCTGCACTTACACCTGTTATACCTGCTGTGTTAATATTTCCTGCTAGAGCTGAAATAGTTGTGCCTGCTAGTGTTACAGTTGTACCATTAATAACCATTTCGTCGCCATTTGTAAGAGTTGGATTTCTTACGGTACCTTTTACAGTTGCATGACTAGCTGCCCACTTATCGCTACCAACTTCTACCCATTCGCCTGCACTTACGCCTGTAGCATTTCCTGAAGCTTTATAAAACAAACGATTCATGTCTGATGTTACATCGATTGCATATTCGCCTACAGATCCTACTGCTGCTTTTGGTACATCGTTGCTAAGATCAGTTGCTTCTGTGATTACTCTAATAGTTGTAGCACTAAATGACTGTCCATTAGTAGTAGTTGCAGATTCACCGTTCCATTCTAAAATACCAAATGCAGTATTAACTGTATCAAACCAATACGCACCGTCTGCTGGTTCGCCTCCAGGTGCAGTTGAACTTGCAGTTAGTTCAGATAAGTTAACATCTGCTCTAACAACATATGCTCTGTTTGTTACACCTAAAAGTGAGTATGCTGTGTTTAGACCATATTCATTTAGTTCGCCTGCGTGAATCATGTTTCCGTTGTTATCAGATTCAAATACTGCGTCTCCGAATAAGTCTCCTAATTCTCTTTGACTTGTTACTAAATATGCTTTACCTGCATTCTCAGGTAAAGTGCCTTGAGCAACTCCGCTACCAGATGCCTTTGTTTTGTTTGCAGTTGTTGCAACAAATATAATAGGGACTGTAGCAGCCGCTCCTGGTGTGTAGAATGATTCGTCAATTACATTGACTTCTACGCCTGGTGATACTAATGCCATTTTCTTATTCTCCTATTGGATAGTGTTCTCTACAAGTATTTACCAATAATATTGAAAATCATGCCGCATATAGCTTCAAAAAAGGGACGAAAAAGGTGAGGTAAATACAATATGAGACCATTATGCAAGTGCGGACAGCGTCCTGCCGCTATAAACTATAAAAAAAATGGTAAAACATACTACCGCAAACTATGTGAGGTTTGTTTAAAGTATGGTTTAAATCATGGCATTCCTAAATGGAAGCAAAGAGGATATGAAAAGAAAAACGTTTGTGAAAAATGTGGATTTAGATCTAGCCATGAAGAACAATTTAATGTGTTTCATATTGACGGCGATTTAAATAATTGTCGGCCAAACAATTTAAAAACTATATGTGCTAACTGTCAGCGAATAATTCAAAAGGACGGGGTGCGTTGGCGACAAGGTGACCTACTCCCTGATTTCTAAAAATAGTACGAATTAATACATCAACGTTTTTTTCTAGTCTTTTTAGATCACCGTTGTTGTCAATAGTGTAATCACACATCCATTGTTCAATACTCATTGAACTAGGATCTTCTGTAGGTAAATGATCTGTACGATCTACCCAAATAGCATAGTCAAAGATTTCTTCGTTTTGCATTGCAAAGAATTCTCGCTTGTTGCGCAAGCCGCAATAGATATTGTTTTGTGCAAACAAGTTACGCCCAAGACGTGCTAGATCATCTTTACAATAATCATGAATCATATTGTACCATTCAGTACGATGATTGTGTCGGTCTGCATAACATTCTTCTTCATCTGCATAACCGTACTTGTCTTTTAAATCGTTGAATATAAAAAGTTCTGAACAGAACTTAGAACTAGATTGAAATGTGTAGCCGTATTTTTCTAATAATTCACAAACAGTGTCTTTGCCGTGTCTGCCATGTCCAACTACAAGTAGTTTAGGTAACATATAGAACTCCTATTATTTCTATATATTATAGCAGATTAAAAAAGTTTGTCAACCAATTAAAAATCCGTATCCTGTCCCGCCTGCAACAGCCAACGAAACTTCAGCTTCAAGTTTATCCATTTCGGCTTGTGCTTCTGCTTTTAATGTGTCGCCGTTAAGAGTTGATCCACCTTGAGGGCCTGCAATAGTAGCAAACTTTGAACGTGCTTCGCCTAACATATACTTACAACTTGCAAGTGTATAATCTTTAATCCACTGTACTGCTAGATAATCATTTAACAATTCTGAATCAGGACGATAATTATAGCAATAAAGTAATAGTTCTTCTTCTGCTCTTGGTCGTTGTAGCATAGTAAGTTTCTTACTAGTTGTATTCCATTTAAATTCAATAAATGATCCAAACATACGTCCGACAAGTTCTTGATGCTGCGAGAACAAATCATAAGTTGCTAGTCCGCCCATTTTTGAACTTGAAAGTAGATAAGTGTTTGTATATGCTAAATTGAATGGTTCAAACAATGAGCCGCCATCGCCGCCGCCTGTGCGTGAACCAATTGATCTACGAAAAATTTTACGAACTTCGATAACTTCGTTTGGCAGTACATAATCATTTTGATCAATTTCTGTTGTTAAAAACATATACGATTCTTCAACACTATTATCGCTACGTTGTCTAAAACGAGTTAATGCTTTTGTTAATGCAGTTTGATAATGTATAGGATCGAGTTCAACGTCGACCATGCCGCCTCCTAAGAAGGCATTTACATAGTCAAATATTTCTTGTTTCTGTGTTGCTAAATCTGCCATATAAGTTTCTCCGTATAGTATTTATCGCTTACGATAAATATGTATATGCCAAGACTATCATTATATAAACCAGAACGCGGCAATGACTATCACTTTTTGGACAAACAGATCCAAGAGATGTTTACGGTTGGCGGTACTGATGTAAACATACACAAATATCTAGGACCTAACAATCCATCAGAAGATGATCGTAGTGCTACACAACCAGAATACGATGTAGTAAAAGAAACTAATATTCAAGATTTATTGTTTTTAGAAAACAGAGATAGAAAATACGATCCAGATGTTTATACAACTAGAGGTATTTACAACGTTCAAGATATAGATTTTGATCTAAGTCAATTTGGTTTATTTTTAAGTAATGATACATTGTTTATGACTGTGCATATTAATAGCATTGTTAAAACTTTAGGACGTAAACCTATGAGCGGTGATGTTATTGAATTGCCTCACTTAAAAGACGAATACGCTCTTAATGATTATAGTATGGCACTCAAAAGATTTTATGTTGTAGAGGATGTTAATCGTGCAGCAGAAGGATTTTCGCAAACTTGGTATCCGCATTTATATCGCTTAAAATTAAAGCAAATTTATGATGGTCAAGAATACGCAGAAATATTAGACTTGCCAGCAAGTGAAGATACAGATACTACACTAAGAGATATTCTTAGTACATACGAAAAAGAAATGCAAATATCAAATGCAGTAGTTGCACAGGCTGAAGCAGATGCACCTAAATCAGGTTACGATATAAGTCATTACTATACAGTTGCAACAAATGATGACGGCAGTATTGCATTAAGAACTGCTGATCAAACAGAATTAGATGCATCAAATATTAACACCCGAGCAGACGAAATCACAGATCGTCCAGACAGAGAAGGATATACAGGATACCTTGTAGGTACAGGAGATGTTGCACCAAATGGTGCACCGTTTGGTTTTGGAATTTCTTTCCCGATAGATAATCAAGAAGGAGATTATTTTTTACGTTCTGATTTTCTTCCAAACAGAATGTTTAGATACGACGGTACTCGTTGGGTCAAAGTAAGTGATGATATTAGAATGACACTAAGCAATACATTAGAACGTCAAACATATAAAACAGAATTTATCAACAACACAAATACAAATGAAATTGACGGCGAAGTTGTTGAAGAAAGACAGAGCCTTTCTAAAGCTCTTAAACCTAGAGCGGACAATTCATAATGTTACATTTTTATGACGGACAAATAAGAAGATACACTACTCAAATGATGCGCATTTTGAGTAACTTTCCTGTTAAAGACGGTAAAGGCAACACCAAAGATGTTCCAGTTACCTACGGTGATCTAACAAGACAAGTTGCAAATATAATTAGAGAAAACTCAGAAAACAAATTACCAAGTGCTCCGAGAATAGCAGTATATGTAACTGGTTTAGAATTAGATAGAGATCGATTAACAGATGCTACTTATACAAGATCTGTTAACATTAGAGAACGTGCATGGGACGAAGAAAATCAAGAATACCTTAACTATCAAGGAAAAAACTATACTGTAGAACGTTTAATTCCCACTCCATATATCATGCGTATCAATGCTGATATATGGGCTAGCAATACAGATCAAAAATTACAAATACTAGAACAAATACTTGTGCTGTTTAATCCTAGTTTAGAAATGCAAACTACAGATAATTTTATTGATTGGACCAGCATTACTGTTGTTAACTTAGAAAATGTACAGTGGTCAAATAGAAGTGTGCCTATTGGCGTTGACAGTGAAATTGATATTGCTACGCTAACATTTACTATTCCAATTTATATATCACCGCCTACTAAAGTTAAGAAAATGGGTGTTATAACAAATATTATTACAAGTATGTTTGATGAAAGTAGAGGAACAATTGAAGATGGAGTTAGTGGTCCAGTAAGTAATGCATACAGCGACTTTTTACCTGGAATGGCAGGTGACGATAACAATAGAAAAGCACAAACTGCTGTTGTAGATGAAATGGCCAATGTAAACTATAGACAGTACGGAGTATACCTTAGTTCCGGCAGTGCGCAGTTGTATGCTAACGGTATTATTGGTGCACGAAATTGGCAAGAAATATTTGAAGCATTCCCTAGTACATACCAAACAGATGTTAGTAGAATATACTTAACTAACTCAGAAAATAGTAATACAATAACAGGAACTTTTGCAATAAATCCGTTTGACGAAACAAGAATTGAAATTAATTTTGACACGGATAGTTTTCCGTCTGATACAATTATAGATGGCAGAACTACAATAGATTATATTATTAATCCTACAGGATTTAATCCTAGTGATATAAAAACAAATGGTTTACGGTTATTGCTATTGGAGGCAGTTGGTGATAAAACAACAGGTGAAGGTCCTAGTGCATGGAAAAATGCAGATAATACAAATTTAGTTGCAGATATAAATGATATTATAGAATGGGATGGTTCTAAATGGAACATAGTTTTTGATGCAAGTGAAACTTCTACAATTACCTACACTACAAATTTAAATACAAGTGTTCAGTATCGTTATAAAGACGGCGAATGGTTATTAAGTATAGACGGTGATTATCCAATTGGTACATGGAGAATTGATCTAGCAGGCTAATTACTTGTATGAGCAAGATTACATGTAGTGGTGCACTTTTTTATACACTAGATACAAACAGATTTTTATTTCTACATAGAACACAAGGCAAACGTGCCAATTTATGGGGACTTGTAGGCGGAACCAATGAAGGGACCGAAACTCCATGGGAAGGGTTACGTAGAGAAATTGAGGAAGAGATAGGGTTTCTTCCTGATATTAAAAAAACACTCCCTTTAGAAAGTTTTATCTCATCTGACAATCTTTTTTATTTTCATACATATCTATGCATTGTCGAAACAGAGTTTATACCTAAGTTAAACAACGAACATGACGGTTATGCCTGGTGTTCATTTACTAAATGGCCAAAACCTTTACATCACGGTTTACGCAACACACTTCAAAGCAAAGTTAATCTAAACAAGTTAGAAACTGTGTTTCAAACTATTAATTTACTTGACACTTAATTCAAAATAAAGTATAATAAACTTATGAAAGTCTTAGTTATTGGCGACATTATCATTGACAAATATATTACAGGAACATCAACACGGTTGAGTCCTGAGGCTCCAGTGCCTGTTGTTAGTCAACAAGACAGTTGGGAACAATGGGGCGGTGCATACCTTGTATACCTTAATCTAATGAATTTGCAAGTCGATGTAGAAATGTTAGATTTATCATCGCCTAAGTGTGTTAAAACTCGTGTGTTGTGCGATGGGCATTATGTTACACGTATAGATCAAGATTACAAAACAGACGGCACTACTGCACTTAATGAAATTTACAAAAAAGATTTTTCAGCTTATGATGTTGTAATACTAAGCGATTACAACAAAGGTGTACTAGAATATTCACAACAAATTATAGAACATATCAACAAGTATGATTGTAAAATTATTGTTGACCCAAAACGTCATTTTAGTTGTTATGACGGCGCTTGGTTAGTAAAACCTAATCGCAAAGAGTTTGAAGAATTAGGTTTTACAAATTGGACTGGTAATATAATTATTACTGCTGCTAGTGATCCTACTATAGCACAAATAGACAGCGAATATTATACTATAGAAACAGATCCTGTAGAAGTAAATGATGTTACAGGTGCAGGTGATTGTTTTCTTGCTACGTTTGTTTACGGTATGAGCCAAGGTAAAAACTATGAAGACTGTCTTAAACTAGCAGTTAAAGGTGCAACAGAATCAGTCAAACACACTGGCACATATGTGGTTAAGCCTGAAGACTTACAATATCGCACAATATTTACAAATGGTGTATTTGACATATTGCATAGAGGACATCTAACACTTCTAAAACAGGCACATGAACTAGGTGAAAAATTAGTAGTAGGTATTAACAGTGATGCTAGTACAAAACGCCTTAAAGGAGACAGTCGTCCTATAAACACAGAACAAACACGCAAAGAACAATTAGAAATATTGTCTTGGGTAGACGAAGTTGTTGTGTTTGATGAAGATACACCATACGAATTAATTAAAAAACTAAACCCTGATATGATCGTTAAAGGTGGAGATTACACTGTAGAACAAGTAGTTGGGCATGACATTGTGCCTGTAAAAATTATTCCTACTGTAGAGGGATTTAGCACAACAAGTATTATAGAGAAAAATAAATGAAAATATTAGTAACAGGATACAAAGGATTTATAGGCGCAAATGTTGCACAATATTTACAGTCGCAAGGACACGAAGTAGAAGGTTGGGATTATGTTCCTAATGCTATTCCCGATCCTGAAGGTTATGACTGGGTTGTACACTTAGGTGCAAATAGTTCTACTACAGAAACAAATGTAGATCTTATACTAGAACAAAATCTTGAAATGAGTACACGACTTTTACAAGCTTGTGGGCACTTTGGTGTTAACTTTCAATATGCTAGCAGTGCAAGTGTATATGGTGGATATAAGCCTACACACTTTAGAGAAGATGGCCCTTTACTACCACAATCTCCGTATGCTTGGTCAAAATATTTGTTTGACAGATTTGTAAATCAATACAAAGATGAATTTGATATTACAATACAAGGATTCCGTTATTTTAATGTTTATGGACAATACAACGAAGAACAAAAAGGTAGTATGGCTAGTCCATTTACTAAATTTACAAGTCAAGCAAAAGAAAAAGGTTATATTGAACTATTTAGAAATTCAGAAAATTATCTAAGAGACTTTGTTTGTGTTGAAGATATATGTCGTGTACACGAAAAAATGTTTGACGTAAAAGAGTCAGGTATTTGGAATGTAGGTACAGGTCGTGCTGTAAGTTTTTACACAGTTGCAGATTGTATTTCAAACAAATATAATGCAGCAATTAGTCTTATTGATATGCCAGAAAATTTAAAAGGACAATACCAAGAATTTACTTGTGCCGATCTAACAAAACTAAACAATACTATAGACATGCAATGGACTAATATAGAGGATTATATAAATGCAGCAAACTGATCAATCTACAAGACTAGAAGGTTTTGTAAAAAAAGGATGGGGATATGAATTAATTTGGGCTACTAACGACAAATACTGTGGTAAAATAATGGTGTTTGAACGCCCAGGAGCTAAGTTTAGTATGCATTTTCATAAAGAAAAAGACGAATCTTGGTTTGTTAATAATGGCAAATTTATGGTCAAATGGATTGATACAAAAGATGCTACAATGTATGAAAAAGAACTTAAAGAAGGAGATGTTTGGCATAATCCTCCACTACAACCGCATCAACTTGTTTGTCTAGAAGCAGGTTCAAGTATTACTGAAGTTAGTACACCAGATTCAGTAGAAGACAATTACAGAGTTTCGCCAGGCGATAGTCAAAATGGTTAATAGATATATCAATCAAACTCCACAACTTTTACCTACAGAAAATTATACAAAGTGTGTAATAGGGATTGATAGAGACGGTGTGATTAATAAAGACTTAGGAACATATGTAACAGATCCTAATGATTTTGAACCTATACCTGGCAGTTTAGAAGCAATGGCAAGATTGCGAGCATTAGGTCATAAAATTGCTATTATAACAAATCAAGGCGGCATTGAAAAAGGTATTATGACTATGGAAGATGTAGAAAGTGTACACTTTCGTATGTTTGAAATGTTAGGGGAAGCAGGATGTCCTAGTATCGATGCAATTTATTATAGTGCAAGCAGTCGTAAAGATGACGAATTTGCAAAACCTAATACAGGTATGTTTAAAAGATGTGAACGAGAAAATCCTACAATTAAGTTTTCTAAAGGATTTTTTATAGGTGACAAAATTAGTGATCTAAAAGCAGCAATGAAAGTAGGAGCAAAGCCTATACTAGTCCGTACAGGTTATGGCATTGAAACTGAAGAACTTATCTCTAAAAGATTTACTTACCAAAAAATAAAAAAGGCAACTAAGATTTTTGATAACTTAGCTGCCTTTGTAGATTGGTTAGAAGCACATTAAGCTTGTGCTTCACCCCATTTAAGAATTACGTTTGCATCAATTGGTGTGCCACTAACTTTATACAAATTAATAGCAAGTACATCAGGGCCATTTGGATATGTACCTCTGCCACCTAATGGAGTATTTGTTAACTCTTTTAATTCACTAAAGTCAACTGTTGCACGTTCTCCTGGATTTGCAATGAATGAAAAGATAGTTTCTCCTGGTAATGCATATACTGGTTCAATAAATGTAAATTCAACTGTAGTAGTTCCTGGATTAATAGTAGCATTATAAGAGTTACTAAATTTAACTTCATAGTATTGAGTGCCAAGATACGAATCTAAACTTACGCCACTTACTTGTGTATTAGCAGCAAAATTTGAATCTGTTGTAGTGGTTCCTGCAACAACACCAGATGTATCCCAGGATGTCTTATCAAAATATATTACCGAAGTACTAGAAGTTCTATATTCTCTAGTAAATGTAACTGTAGTTTGACCGCTAACATTTTGTGTAGCATCTTTTGACATTGTAATTACTGTATATCTTTGACCGTCAATCCATTGGTTTGTTCTAATTCCGTCTACTTCTGTTCCTGATGCAATTCCAGTTCCACTTATTTTATCATTTTCTCGAATATCTGTATAATTTGCATCCCATGTAGTTTTTAGAATATAAATTCTATCCCAGCCATTGTCTAGAGAAAGATTGTCGTATGGGTAAGGATCTAGTGTAACACTTGCACTAGGGAATGTAGCAGTTTGCGGATTTACAACTGTAGATGCTGTGTCCGTAGACCAAGTAATAGCACCACTTGAAGCAATTTGGGCAAAACTAGGCTGACCGCCTTGTGCTTGTGAGCTTAGTGTGCTCCAGTCTACAAAACTAGGGTTTGTAGGATAGTTTTGCGGGTTAAGAACACCTTCAACAACAATGCCGCCTGTGCCTGTGTCTGAAGTAACTTCCAAACTTTGTAGTAGTAACTGCGCACGATTTAGTAGTTCTCTTTCACCTAAGTCACCTACAAGTGCGTTTGAAACACTTGGAGATAATCTAATCATAAATGCGGTTGCAGGAGTTGTACTAACTTCTAATCCTGTTTCAGCATATGAGAAAATATAACCACGGTCTTCATCAAATCCACCGTCTGTTAAGAATGCAGAACCCCAGTGACTAATTAAAGGAGTAATTGTACAACTTATTAAAATTACACCAGTTCTGTCATCGTGTGTTGCTGCTGCTCCTGCTGTGTATTGACGTTGGGCGCCTGCTTGGAAATTTCTGAGAGTATCGGCTCTTGTACAACCTGTTAGTGTATTTGTTGTTTTATTATTGCCTGTAAAACTTATAATCTCATTGTCTATATATACTACACCGCTATCTGGAAAGAAGGTTGAATCTACAAGAGATATAGTATCTTGACTATCAGTCATTGCTGCTGCAAGTTTACCTGGAGGTCCTTCGTTAGTAACTTCATAGCGCACTGGCAAGTTACCTGAACGCATAAACGCTTCTGTGTTTACGTTTGAGTTACGCATTCTATGACAGAATATAAAGTTACCATCTGAACCACGTAGCATAAAGTCAATAAAACCAGCACCATACCATGAATACTGAATGCCAATCATCTGCATTTTACCAGTATCTAAATTATATCCACTAGGACCAGTACCGTCTAATCTATCTAAATTAAAATCTTCTTGCTTAACTTTTTTATCGTTAATTAAAAGCATCTTAGTGCCAGTAATGTTTACAACACCTCTCCAGTCCGGAGTAACTGTCATTTCAGTTTGGCTAATCACATGAGATACAACGTGCGTCATACCTTTAATAATCACTCTATCTCCTGCAACTAGTTGATCTCTAAATCTTGTATTTGTTCCTGTTATTAAATTATCGTCAACGTCCATTGCTATAGTACCAGCTACTTGTTTAGTACCTGTGCGCTGTACAACACTTAAATTTGTTCCATCGTATTCCCAGAAAATACCGTTTTGATCGTCAAAGATGCCTGAACGTACTGTAGCACCGTGCCAGCTCACTACTGTCATTTGTGCAGCAAATCCTAGTACTGCTGTTGTTGCCCCTAATCTACGCTGAGCACGAATTTGGAAAGTTCGTTCGTCAATAACATTAACAACTTCGTAATCAAATCTTGGCGGAACAGCAGTTTCGTCACCGCTGTTGTAACCAGGCGTTTCTATACCTAACAGACGAATAATTCCGCCTTCTTGTACACCGTGATCGTTGTCGTCTGTTTCAACTGTGATTAATGCGCCAACTTCAACATCAGATGCTGTTACACTTCTTAAGTCATAACTCGGAGCAAACAGCGCACCAGTTGTATACATAATACCTTTACCTGACTGATAACGAATGTATTTTTTACTTTGACGAATTGCTTGCGCACCATGTTGCGGACCGCCTGTACCTAACTGTACACCACCGTCATATGGTCTGTGAATAAAGAAGCTGTCTGGTCTTGGGTATACGGCTCCGGTAATATCTCCGTCGTCGTCTATAAACCCTGCGCTTCTAGCTTGCCAGCGTAGTGTGTTACTTGTAGGAACATCAGATGCAAAGAACGATCCGCTTGCAATTTCGTGTTGATTTGTTCCGCTATCTGAACTGATAGTTACAATAAATGTATCTCCTGGTACAAGTCCGTGAGCATTATCAAATTCAGCTTCTAGTGTTGCAAGTGCTGTATAAGGAATATTTGTTGCTGCTGGTATTTCTGCAGTAGTAGGTTCTGATATTTGAACTGTACTAATTAAATCAAAAATATCACCTTCATATGCACTAGTATATACTTGAGTAAATGTAGAAATTGCGCCGCCCGATACAGTATCAATTCTTATAGTTAAATTATGGTCCGGATCAACACCTCCCAAATCTGCTGCTGATATTGTAAGACTATTCCCTGCTTTATAGCCAGAACCGCCAGATGCTACAGTTGTAGTGTAGCCGCTATCTGCTCTAAGAACATTAAATGTAGCTCCAGCACCTTCAACTGAATCTAAAGCCGGAGTCAAACCGGCATGAGTGCTTGTCCCGTCTGTGCTTGTACCAGCTATAGAAAAACTTGTAATCGATCCGCTTGCGTCAACACTGTCAATTGTGATTGTTAAGTCATTAGTTGTGTCTTCACCAAAGAAAGTAGTACCAAGAATAATAAATTCTTGATTGGCAGCATAATCACTTCCTCCGTTTAGTAATAATACGTCATAACTTGTAGAATCTGCAAACTGTTCTATTTCAAATTCTGCGCCTGTGCCTACTAAATTTGCACCGCCTTGTAATGTTAAGCTATCACTGTTACTAGCTACGCCCGATACACTAAATGCTGTGATTGCTCCAGAGCCATCTACATTATCGATTGTAATTGTAACATCGTTTGTTGAAGGAGAACCTCCTACATCGCTGCCACTAACAGTGAATGTTTCTCCTATAACATAATCTGCTGTTGCTCCGCTTGTTTCTACAGCAGAATAAACTGTGCCTGTTTTTGTAACATCAAAAACAGCTCCCGTGCCAGCTATAGTAGTAGATGTATATGTTGCTGCAACGTATGTATTTTCTGCATTAGGTGCTGTGCCGCTAAAATTAAAAGTTAAAATTTCGCCTGTACCTGCATCAACAGTAAGTACATCAATTATTAAATCATTAGTTCCGTCTACGCCGACTGGAGATAAAATTGCTCCACTTATTTTTAATCTATCACCTTCTATGTATCCGCTAGAAGTAATCAAAGATGTATTAAGTGTTACTGTGCTAAACGTATTAGAAGAATATGCAACATCAAATACAGCATCTACTCCGTCCCCTCCTTCTACATCAGGACTTATACTTTCGGTTACATATGAACCATCAAATGCTTCTCCAGAACTTGTTACAGTTGCAATTCCGCCATCTGCGTCAACTGTTTGTACAGTTATTAATAAATCATTATCGGGCGTTATCCCTGATAAATCAGTGCCTGAGATTAAAAACCTATCTCCGATAATATAATCTGAACCTGCAGCATCTATACTATCAATTGTATATATTCCGTCTGCTTTAGATATTGTAAACTCAGCATTGGTGCCTGTACCTACTATATTATCTCCTGAAACATTATTATAAGTAGTTCTATTACCAATAATCGCACTTGTAAATGCGGTTGTAAAACTTATATCATTGCCAGCTACACTTTCAACGTAAGTTGCAGTTCCTGATCCGTTATCAGTAGCAAGATCATCGATAATGCCTGTAGAGTCAAAAACTGTAATAGTTTGAGCACCAGATGTATAATCGCCAACAACTACTGGTGTAAGATATACACCTCCACCGTCAGATTGATCAATAGTACCTGTAACTTGTGTTCCAGGATCAATACCAGTGCCGCTTACAGGAGCGGCAACAGCTGGCGCTGGACCGTCATATGGAATATTTGTCGACCCAGATGGTGTTGTTAGTTCTGTAAATATATTTCCGCCAGAGCCGTTTGTTACTACAGTAAATATAGGATTTCCTACTTCTGCTCCGGTATAAAATCCTGCTTGTCTAAGTTGTGTATATGTTGTACTTAGAACTTCACCATTTGTATCACCTACTTGAGCTTTTGCAAAGTATGTTAGCTGATTTGTGTCTGGAACATTATATATTACAAAACTACCTTCAGCTCTTGATGCTCCAGTAACACTATCTTCTAGTGCTTTTATTGTAATAGGAGTTCCTGGTTCAAAACCATGTGCGCCAAGTGTTGTTACAGTAATTAAAGATTGTCCAGAACCAGCACCTTCTGTGTTTGTTTGTACAATAATTTCACCAACCATATTTACGTCGTTCGAAGATTGGTAATAATATGTGCCAGCAGAGCCTGTTGGCGGAGTCCATTCTATTACAGTTCCGGTTTGGCCGCCTTGATCTATTACACCGTCTACTTGATTACCGGTTCCTGTACCGGCTGCTGTTTTTATATAAAACGGATGAGAACCTGATGAGTTGTTAACAAATTGCAAGGTGTCACCTTCAACAATATAAATTGCAGGATCATTAACAGATGTAATAGTACCATTTCTATCTTCGCCTGTTAGTACCCAATCGCTTGTGCCGTTATTAGTAACTGTAAAAATGTATGTGTTTACAGAACTAGCGTTTGTAGTTACACTTAATACTGGAGTATCTGTTCCTGGTATTTCATATATACTTGGATAACCTCTTAATGTTCCAATTGCTGCCCATTTAGTAGGCTGTAGACCATACTCAAAGTCAGCGTCAAGCATTGAAAGTGGCGGTGCAACTCTATTACGTTCAATAGCATCAGTACCAAAATTATAAGGTCTTGTGGTTACAACACTATCACCATTTTCTGTGTTTTCTACAAATATAGTTAACGAATCTGTAGAACTCATTGAACTTGTATCATAGTTCAAGTACAGTTTAGAAACATAATCAACAGTTTGTTTAAATGTTACAAAATCTGAATCTGTTGTAGATATTAATTCGACATTGCCTCCTGTGTCTATACTACTAAAATTAAAAATTATTTTACTATCAGTAGCATTTGTAATCAACAAAATATTAGCAATATCATGTTTGCCTTGCATCTTTATAAAGCCTTGGCCACTTTCTTCAAATGTAGGAAATTCTGATAAGCCAGTTTCAATTACATCAGCAGTTGCATCTATGAGTGTTCCTAAGATACTTGAAGTTCCTGATTCTGCTGTTTTTGATACGTCGATTGTTTGAGTTACTTCTAAATTTATCGGAGTATAACTTGCATTAGGTAAAATATATATTTGAATTAGATCTTTAATAAATCCGTATGTAGCAACTTCTACTGCCCTATTACCATCAATTTGCGCAACATCTTGATCCCAATAGTATTTTACAACATTATATGTATTTTCATTTCCGCCGTATCTTAAGTCTGCAAGATATGCATCAATATTATAGCCAATATCTCTTTCACATTTAGCAGAATTATAGGTGTATCCTATAAAGTCAGGCTCTGCTGCATCGATTTGACTTTGAATCCAAGCTGTAGCTTCTTTTTGAATGAATAATTTATTAGATTCAACCAAGCTATATGCATTAGGATAAAGATTATCATTTGCGCCTAACCCTGGGTGAAATATGTAGTCTTGTATTTGTGTTTTTGCCATTTTTTAACTTCCAAGTGCTATAGACAGTGCTGTTATTTGTGTATCTACATAACCTTTATTAGTAGCATGACTTTCTAATGTTGGAGCATTATTAACTGTTGCTGTATCTGTAGTTATGTTATCTGTTGTTACGGTAGAAGTAGTAAAACTTGTAGAATTTAGAGTAGTTATTGTTCCGCTGGTTGCTGTTAGTGCAACAAAATCTCCATCTCTAGGGGTTACTCCTCCTATATTGATATTATTTATCGATCCAGTAGTGGCGCTAGTAATTTGTACTAGTCCGTTTGATATTGTAGCATCGCCTTCTACAGTCAAACTTGTAAGTACACCCAGACGTTGTAAATTACTAGATGTTATGTTATCTGATAATGCAGTTTGTACAGGGTCGCCGTCATCTGAGCTTCCAGCTTGAAATAATACTTCTCCGTCTAGTTTTATAAGGTTTACATCTATTGAACTTGCTATAATATTTCCGTCTAGATCTATATCTAGATTTGGTGATTTATAACCTTTTCCTGTTTCAAATTTTGAATATGTAACTGCCATCTATATTCCTTATGTCACTGTAATTGTGTTCCACATTCCAAAGTGAATAGAACACTGATACCCATAAGTGCCCGATCCTGCTACACTTGTATCCCATTGTACTGTTTCAGAACCTGCACCTGTAACTCCTGCTACCTGGTTACCTGTTCCTGTGCTTTGTGTGGTTTTAATATAAAACGGGTGTGCTACAGCCGTACTGCTGTTAATATTAAATTGAACTAAATCTCCGTCATTAAATGCTAGAGTAGGTTGCGATGCATTTGTAAATGATCCATTTCTATCTGAGCCTGATAATAAGTAACTATTGCCACTGTTAGTAACAGTAATTGTATAATCTGCTGCAAATACCGGAGTTGTACTTGTATCGTTTATATTAATAGGATCAGTTGTGTCTACAACAGTACCAACTAAACTATCAGTTCTAAGTTGAACTGTGAATGTTTCTGCACCTTCTGTAAATTCGTCTGCTCTCGGAGTCACTGTAAAACTGCCTGCGTTGCTATTAATTGTAACTTGTCCAGCTGTAGTGTCGAAGTCTCCTGCATTAGTGACTGTCCAATATAATGTTGTACCGTCATCTACATTTGTTGTAGTGACATTTATTGTTAATGCACTACCTTCATCTATATTATTTTCAGCAGGAGATAAGCTATATGTTGGCGGATCAGCAGGTGTTGTGCTTGTATCATTTATAGTAATAGTATCAGTTGTGTCTACAATAGTTCCTGAAGTACTTTCTGTTCTGATGCTTACTGTAAATGTTTCTGCACCTTCTGTTGTACTGTCAGCTGTTGGTGTAACTGTGAAACTACCTGCATCACTGGTAATAGTAAAGTTTCCACTAGCAGTGCCAAAGTCTCCTGCATTAGTGACTGTCCAATATAATGTTGTACTGTCATCTACATTTGTTGTAGCCACATTTATTGTTAATGCACTACCTTCATCTATACTATTAGATACTGGTGTTGCAGTATACGTCGGTGTTGGTATACTAGTGTCTGCAATTGTTGTTTCAGATTCTAATGATCCAGTGTTATTTCCTTCACTATCTGTTGCATCGATAGTACAAGTTACAACTTCACTTCCTTCTATTAATTCGTCATTATCTATTACAATACTTGTTGATCCTGTGTTATTAGATATAGTTATTGTGCCTGTCAATGTTCCTGAAGAAATATCGTCTTCAGTTATACCTGTGATTGTATATCCAACAGTTGTACTATCAGGAATATTTTGTGTTAAGAGTGAGAATGTAATAGTATCGCCTTCATTTGCATTTGATGGCGAACTTAAACTATCATAAATTGGCGTAGCTTCTCCAGGTGTATTTGCAGTACCTCCCATTCCGCTATGATTTACACAATAATAATATAATGTTGGAGCATCCGAAGCAACTGTTATTTGAGTGTAAGATCCTAGTGTTCCTGCTGTGCCTACTGTAGTAACGCCTGTGGTATACTCGATGCCGCCTCCCCAAATCCCGTTGGGTGTTGTAGAAAATTTAAGCTGGTGCGTATCATTGGAAGGATCACTTTGTCTAAATATATAAGTTTGTCCTTCTATTAAATTTAATGTAGGACTTGGGCCTACAAATCCATCGATGTAGTACTTATTTCCTGTCCCGTATATGTTAGTGCCAGAAGCAACTGTGACATTATAAACTATGCCTGTAGGAGTTGTACTTGTGTCATTTATAGTAATAGTATCAGTTGTGTCTACAATAGTTCCTAAAATGCTTCCGGTTCTAATACTTACAGTAAATGTTTCAGAGTCTTCAGTAACAAAATCATTTCCAGGTGTAACATTAAAGTTTCCAGCATTGCTTGTAATTACAAAACTACCGCTTGCTATATTAAAATCTCCCGAAGACGAAACAGTCCAGTATAATGTTGTAGCATCATCTACATTAGTTGTAGCAACATTTATAGTTAATGCACTGCCTTCATCTACATTATCGGTTGCTGGAGTTGCAGTATATGTAGGTAAAATAATTGGAGTAGTACTTGTGTCATTAATAGTTATATTGTTAGTAGTATCTAAAACTGTTCCATTAATACTATCTGACCTAATACTTACAGTAAATGTTTCTGCACCTTCTGTTGTACTATCAGCTGTTGGAGTGACTGTAAAACTGCCCGTGTTACTTGTAATTGTGAAACTACCACTAGATGTTCCAAAATCAGATGCATTACTTGCAGTCCAATATAAAACAGTTGCATCTTCGACATTTGTTGTAGAGACATTTATTGTTAGCGGAGATCCTTCATCTACACTATTAGTTGCCGGAGTTACAGTATATGTAGGAACAACTTCTTGCGGAGGCAAATAACTAGGCACTGAAGAAGCACCTATATCGTTAATACTATGGAAGTATGAAGCACTATAAATTACTTTTGCTCCAGTACTGGCTGTACTATCTTCAGAAATAGCAGGATTAATTAAAATGCTTATGTTAGATGCATTAACTTGGGCTGTAATATCAACCAAATTTCTTCCGAGATTGGTTCTGCCGTATTCGGTTATATTAGCATTATTAACATCTGCAATTACAAGGAATTTTATTATTTCTTTATCTTGCCCGCCAAAATCTACTACAACAGTATATTCAGCAGCACAGAAGTCGCCATAGTACCATTGGTCTAAAACAGTATTTGGATACAATTGAACCCATGGGCCTTTATAAGAAAAATTTACTCCGCTTTGTAAACGGAGCGTTTTATTAAGCCCTTGTACAAAATATTTACTTAAATTTGGCATACTAGTCCTCTCAGTAGTATTTAGCTAGATTTAAATTAAATAGCTTTTGCAAATTCTAGTAAGTTTTTAAAAGTTTGTAAATTAATTTTATTTAGAGAAACACTATCGATATCTGATAAAGTGCCTAACAATATAGGAGTCGCATTAACAGCATTTGCTGCTTTTATATCATTAGTGTCGACGCCTATATAAAAACTTTCATTCCATGTAATTTTTTTATCACTTTCTGCTTTTTTAAACATACCTGTATTAGGCTTTACATATGGATCACTTTTTTCTGTTAAATTGGTATAATAAGAGCCTCTTATTGTACAACCTAAATCTGTGAACATTTCTTGCATGGCGGCTATAATATTTTCAAAATCTTTTTGATCGATGTTTTTTGATCTACGATTAGGTTGTCCAGTAATCAAAACAAAGTCATATCCTTTTTGATTTAAAACACTTAGTGCTTCGGGCACATGTTCGTATACGTTTAGCATATCTCCTGGCGTAAATATTGTGGAATCATCTAACAAAACTCCAAATATAGACATACCGATAGACTTTCTCGATTGTCTATATTCAGTTATAGAATCTATATAATTTGAAAATCTTCCCATTTGATATTAATCCTTTATAACAAGTTTGTTAATTTCTGGTAACCACAAATATTTCAAGTCCGACTTTTTTAAAGTACTCAATGCTTCTTCTACTGTTTCTACAAGAGGATCTCCGCCTAAATTAAAACTTGTGTTAAAGAGTATAGGAACATCTTTAATTTTTTCAAACTCTTTGATCAAATTGTAATAATTTTTATTCTGTTTTTCTGTTACAGTTTGAATACGACATGTACCATCGACATGGGTAATTGCAGGAATAATATCTTGTTTATTGTCAACTACATTTACAGCATACATCATAAATGGTGTTTCTTTTTTAGTTCTTAAATCAAACCATTCACTTGCTTTTTCGGCTAGTACTGTCCCAGCAAATGGACGGAACCATTCTCTACGCTTAACTTCATTAACAATATCTTTACCATTTTTAACAGTAGGATCAAAAAGTATGCTTCTGTTACCAAGAGCTCTAGGACCTGCTTCAGAACGTCCTTGATACATGCAAACAATATTTTTATCTGCAATTAATTTAGCAACTTCTTCTGTTGTAGAATCAATTACTTCAAAACCTGCAAAATCTATATCATTGTATCTGTTATCATTTTTAGGACCTAAATATAAACTTTTTAAGGGAGTCTTTTCTTTATTTTCAGATAATGATCTGTACACATACTGACATGCACCTATAGCATTTCCGCCATCGTGTGCAATTGGTTCATGGTAAAAATCAATATCAGGAAATTCCTCAAGCATTGCATAATTAGCAACACAGTTTAGTCCAAAGCCTCCCGAAATTACTATTTTTGTTAATCCTGTAATATCTATTGCTTTTTGTATTAATAGCTTTAAACGTTCTTCAGAAGTTTGCTGCACCATATAAGCAAGATCTTTACGATAATCTCCTACTTTAGTTTCATCTTTATGCCATGCATCGTCGCCTTGCATTTCTAATAATTCGTCATCTAAGTCTGCAATTATAAAATTAGATGCAGGAAACTTAGGTTTAACAAAATTTCTATTAGTATACTGTCCGTTGTTTAATTTTATGCTTTCGTTGAATTTTCCATACGGAGCAAGTCCCATAGTTTTTCCAGCTTCAATTGCATGAAATCCTAAAAATTGCGTTACAGCTTCATATACTTTTGTTAAGCCGTGTCTGTCAGAAATTTCTACATACGTATTGTTATCTGTTAAATGGAAACTATCGTTAAAGTTTGCTCCATAATATTTTACATGACATTCAAGTTCTGCTGGATATCTCATTGAATAAATCGATTCAACTTCCCAAGTTTCTTGCATTAGCGAGGGAATTTCTGGAAAGTCAAAACCACTGCCTGCGCCGTCTACTACTACAATTGCTGCTTCGTCAAATCCAGAATTGTAAAATCCGGTAGCCGCGTGTGTTAAATGATGATCATCGCCAAACATCTTTGTTTCAAACTTTATACCTGGTTGTTTTTTCCTTATATAACAAGTATAAGGATCTTCACCTGTCCAAGGCATTTTTCCAAAGGCATTTCTTGTTCCGCACAGTAATAAGTAATCTATATGATCTGTGTATTCGTATGCTTTTTCCATTCCAAGATAAGGATTTCCGTCATACTTTAAGCGACTTAGTCTATCTTCTTCTACATAATAGACAAGTTCGTTATCTTTAAATAAAGCGGAAGATCCGTTGTGACCTGTATTAATGGCTAGTAACCACATATATTTTTACTCCGTAGTTTTCTTGATATGATCTCTAATATTTTTGATCATTGCTTTAATTTCGTCTGCACTGAAATCCATGAGTGCATCATTTAGTCTGTCAGCCTCCTCACAACCAAAACCTGCTATTCTAATTGGACTGTAAGTTTTAGCTGCGTCTTCTTTTTCTATTATATTAAAATATTCAGGATAGGTTACATTTTTTGCAAAAGTACTTCCTAGCACAACTGTTCCTGGTTTTTGGAATGCATATGCAATATGCTGTCCTACACTATCGCACCCAATAAAATAGTCGCTAGACTCAATAATTGCAGCCCAAATTCGTAACGGAATAGGTTCATTAGGTTGGAAAATTGGAAGATTTACAACATTCAATGCGTGTTCTCCCATATAGATGATATTATAATCTTTAGACAAATCTGCCACAAGTTCTATAAAGGTATTTTGTTCTATACTTCTTGTACTACCGTCATATACTATACCTGCGCCCATTTGACTGCTTCTGCCAAACGGCTGTATAACAATAGTTTTATCTTTATTTTGTTGTTGTTTTACTTGTGTAAGTATATCAACAGCTGCCATTTCTTCGTGCTTATTTAATTTAATAGTAGGAACTTTATTATCATTAGTACGTTCATCTAAAATTTGATACCAAAAACTTTGTTGTAAACTAGAATTCACGTTATAATATTCGTGATCCCTATATGGTTCTGGACTGACGCATAAATTATCTTTAATAATACTATCAAACAATCCTTTTTGATTTACATCAAATGCTTTGTCTTGCAGTGTAGGGTGACCTAAGTAAAATTCCATTCCGCCTTCGCACACTATTCCTGCTAGTTCATTTCTTTCATTTAATTCTTCTAGTGCAGGAATACTAGAAATAACTCGACCAGCGCCACCGTTGATAAAAACTACTTTTTTCATGAAAAGATCCTATATTGTTTGTACAAGATATTTATAGAGCAACTGTTTATACAAATTTAAAAGTGGCAACTCATAAATTAATGGCTGCTTACTTTTAAAGTATAATTAAGTGTAACAAAAGGATAAATCGTTGTTTAATCAATTTACTTATAAAAGTGTTAACTTATGTACAACATCAGAATGCAATGAAATTATTAAATTATATGATGACAAGCGTTTAGAAGAAATTAATCAAGGAACTGATTCGACTTACCGAAAAGTAAAAATTACAAGTGTAAATTTAAACAATCATAAGGAAATAATTAATGCAGTTTTTGAAGCAAATAATTATTTTTTTAATTTTGATTTATCTACAAAGATAGAAGCATACTTTGGTAAGTATGAAACATTTCATCATTATAATAAAGAACATATAGATTCTAGACCTCTAGTAGACGAAAACGATATGCAGAGAAAACTGTCATTTTCTTTATTATTAAATAACGACTATGAAGGCGGAGAAATATCCATGTCGGGCGTTAATTTAAATATTGGCACCGGCGATATTGTTGTATTTCCTTCTTTTATTCCACATAGTGTTAGTACAGTAACATCAGGCACAAGATACGTAATTTTCGGGTTTTGTTTAGGCCCTAGCTGGAGATAAAAATGAAAGTTATAAGACAACTTTTTCCTGTTCCTACTTTAGAAGCAACAGTAGACAACTATGATAGTTTAAATAAAAAATTAATTAAAGAAATAACAGAGCTGTTTGACTCGGGCGTAAATCGGAGAGTTCTTAGCCATAAATGGAATGAATATAAGTTTTCAACTCAAAGAGAAGAATTGGGTTATTCAAATTTTGACCCGTTGGATAATAACGGACTTGTGGGTGACGATAGATTTAATTTTTTCTTTGATCATTTGTCTCCATTAGTGAATGAGTTTTTTAGTCAGTTACACTATCGCCAACAATGGTATTTTTTAAATGCATGGGCTGCTGTTTATCCTAAAGGTGCATGGGTACCTTTGCACGATCATCGTCCGTGTCATTGGAGTGGAGTTTACTACGTGAAAACACACAAAAATTGCGGAAATATAATTTTTACTGATCCAAAAGAATATGCACTATCAAACGAGCCAGAACAAACTCTATATAGAGGCAATGCTATGCATACTGTAGAACCAACAGACGGTATGTTGTTGTTGTGGCCTAGTTATATGAAGCACGAAACATTGCCTAACCAAATTGACGAAGACAGAATTATAATAAGTTTTAACATTATTACAACAGGAATACCTGATCCAGATGGAAAATTTTTACAAAAATAACGGTATTAATTATAATATTAATAATCCTTATTTTTTATATACAACATTATCTATCGATCACTCTTTACAACAGCAAATGATTGCAACTGTTGAATCTCAAATAGAAACAGGCGATTATAATGGAGGATATACTTTTGTAGTAGAAGAATCTGATCAAGAATTTTCTATACTATATAATACTTTTAAACATATATGTAATACTGTATTCGAAAATTTAGACATTTCTATATACAACAGAACAATTTGTTGGGCAAATGTTTATAATAAAAATACTTATAGAAGTAATCTACATCATCATCTTAGAACAAGTAGTATAAACAGTGTTTTTTATTTACAAGTACCGATTGACAAAATGGAAAATAGTTGTGGATTGCGAGTTATTACAAAAGATCACTTAGATCAAGTTTTTATACCAGAAGAATTAGATTTGGTTATTATGCCCTCATGGATGCCCCATGAACCTTTACCACACAACAGTCAATTTAATAGAATAGCAATAAATATGGAAATTGCTTGCAATCAAAAGATTGATGACTTTTATACTTTAAATAAAATTTATAAGAATTGTAAAATAAATGTAGAGTAAAAAACTTTACTCTACATTTTTATTTTAATTAAGCAGATCTAGGTATGTTTACTGTAACTTCTTCAGTTTCGCTTGTACCACCTGTGCCTACTACACTACATGAAAACGTATGCTGTGTAATAGCATCTGGATCTTTAGTAACTGTTATAGTTACTTCCCATTCATTTGATGTATCATCTCCATCATTCCACGACCACGAAGGTACATGTTCTGGATTATCTTCGTCATAATCGCCGGCAATTTCTGCTGTTGCAGTAATTATAACAGTGTTGTTTACTGGATCATCATCTATAGCATACCTAAGATTACAAGACGGAGGTCCTGGATCTACTGCCATATTTAGCAAAGGATCTTCTGCTTGCCAAGTTTCAGCGTCAGCCCATGTTCCGTCTTCTCTTCTATGCCAACCGATGGCTATTCCTATATCATCTGGTACATCTTCCCAATACACTAGAGCATCTGGGTGCCAATGATTTCTAGGATCACCTTCAAATATTTGTACAACTTCGTCGTCTACTATTTTAGCCCATGTCATTTTTTATTTTCTCCTTGAAATTAATCAGCGTCTTTCCAATATATAATTGCCATACCTGTGCCAGCATTACTTACACGCCAGTCTAGTTCTTCTGGCGGAAATGCCAACGGTGTCGCGCCGCCATTACAATTGTCATAACTTCCGCCATAACAAATACATAGTATAGCACTTCTACTTACCCCGGCTCCGCCGCCTTTGCCTGCTTTTTGAGTATAATGGCAAATACCTGTTCCGCCTGCGCCTCCTAGTGTGCCTGCGCATGCAAGAACATAAGGTTGTATCATATCCATCATTTGATCTGCACAGCAAATTTTGTTCATTGTTCCTAAACAACAAATTAATTCCCAATTTAATGTACCGCATGCATTAGCACCGTTCAAACAGCATTCGCCATATGTAGTATCAATTGAGCAGCAGTGATAGACTACTGCACCTGTGCCTGCACCTTCGCCTGCGTTATCTGGAGTGCCATCATTGATAGCCCCTACCCAACTACCGCCGTTTGCGTGGCAATATCTTTGGAAACTTCTGCCTGATGAGCCGCTTCCTCGCATATCGTGTATGTCATGCCAATGATACTTTTTAGGTGATGGACCTTTTTCTATTTCAGTATAAAAGCTAGTTCCATGTTCGTTTGGTGATGAGCCAAATCCCCAAATAAATTCGTGACCGCGTCCTTCATTGTTGCTTTCTCCGCCTAGGCCGCCGTGCCCGTTTCTTCTACGTCCGGCCATACAAAAACCAATTATACTAGATCCTTCACAACAGGTCCAGCACTGGAATTTGGATCCGCCTCCGCCGCCTACACTAGGAGGGTGATATGCATTTTTTAGTGTTTTGCCGTAGCACTGACCGTTGTATCCTCTTTTCATGCATATACAGTCGCATCTCCACGGATGTACTTCTTGTCTACAGATGTAGCCGATGCCGCCACCGCCACCGCCTGTTGGGCCGCAGCCGGAGCTACAAAAACAATTAGCAGCACTTTGACCGGCGCCTCCGTGACACCATAGCCAAGAACCTGCCGAACCGCCGCCTGAATATCTTGATACACAACATCCATTAGTATTATGATTTGGATCAAGTTGTCTAGCACTTATGCCCGACCAAACAACACAGTAACCGCAGCAAGTGGTTGAATATGTATAAATGCATGATCCACAGTAGTGACTATAAGAACCTCCGCAGCACGAACAGTTTTTTCCTGCACAGCCACCGCAACTGTTTATGTCACCGCCACTAGCAGTACCATAAGTACATCCAATAGCGCCGCCTGCAGTCATGTTAATAGCAGAACCTCCGGAGTTAGTATATGATATTGTAGTATCTTGTTGTTGTTTACCTACAACAACTGTTACTGTGCATCCGCCTTGTACAGTATCCCATTTTTCTGCATATGCGCCGCCGGCGCCTGCATAACCGCAACACGTTTGAGTGCAATAACTTTTGCCTCCTCCGCCGACAGCAATAGTTCTCATACAAGTTACACCACTAGGTACTGTAAATGTATAGTTTCCTGGTGTATCTATAGTTACTTTATTTTGCCAAGTTTCATTAGCATCATATGCATATTTGTGAGTAGGCACTTGATAACATTCTGAAGCTTCGATAGTACTTACTAAATTTGCTTGTGCTTCACCTGAGCTTACATAACGACCCATTTAATTAAGCCTCCTTATAATATATTATTGCCATGCCTGTTCCTGCATTGCTAGTTAACTGATCTAATAAACAAGGAGGAAATGCTAAAGCAGGCCCAGATCCATTACAGTTATCATAACTTCCGCCGTGACACACACAAAGAATATGGCATTTTCCTTGTCCGCCGCCGCCACCTTTGCCTGCTTTTGATGAATATCTACAATATCCCATGGCACCGGATCCACCTAGTGTTCCTGCACAAGTCAAGTGCATTGGTACTATATGATCTATCATTTTCCAAGCTTGATCTTCCCATCCTAAGGTTCCTAGGCAGCATACTAAACACCAGTTAACAGGATAATTTGCTCCCCACATTTGTCCAGACTGTCCTGGGTCGCAACAGTATGATCCTGTGCCGCCCGTGCCTGCACCTTCGCCTGCGTTATCTGGTCTTTGACCTACTGCAAGGCCATATCTGCATTGGCAATTACCTTGTTCTATAAGTTCTCCTGGTGCACCCGGTGAACCAGTACCACAAATATCTGATATATCCCACCAATCAACTTTGCATGCTGGACTACCAGGAGTTCTAATACATACTTCAGGCATACCATAGCCGCCACCGTATGGGAAAGCACAGATATTGTGCATTCCAAATTCTACTTCAAAACCATAAGGTTCGCCTTCTTCTGGGCCGCCTTTTCCTCCTGCGCCAGTTTGGTAAAGACCTCCCATACATTCGCCTTCCCAGCTACGACAGCCTCTCTTTGATAAAGATCCTGCAGAGCCTCCGCCTCCTGCTACTGACATAGGATACTGCGTAGCATAGTGCCAGCCAGTACAATTACAGGTGCATATACAACTACAGCAAGGATAATGCCATACTTGCTGGCAACATTGTGTACCTATGCCACCGCCACCACCGATAACGCCACTATGACACTTGCCGCATGTAGTTTGGCTTCTACCACCGCACAAGTTTTTAGGTGATCCAGCACTGGCACCGCCTACTAAATTTAAGTTACAACAGGTGGTACTACCTGTCTGGCTGGGTTTGTAAGCATAAACTACACAATATCCACAGCATGTACCTTGTTCAAAACATATACAGCTACCGCAATGGTGACTGCGAGAACCACCGCAATGATTACATGTCCAACCTGCTTGCCCTCCATTTGAATCCCAGTCGCCGCCTGAGGCAACTCCCGGAGTACATCCTGCTGCGCCGCCTGCTGTGTGTACAGGAGTTCCTTCACACGATAATGTAGTGTCTTGCTCCTGTGCGCCTACAACAATGCACATTTCTGTTCCTGCACCCAAAGCCATACATTTTTCTGAATAGGCGCCTCCTGAGCCGCCCCATGAACAACATCCTGACGTTGTACATTTAGGCTTGCCTCCGCCGCCGACCAGCACACTTCTAGCACAAATTGCGTTTGCCGGGGCAGTCCATGTGTAGGCTCCTGGTTTATCGTATACTACTTTATATTGCCAACACTGTTTACCGTCATAGTAAACTCTACCTCCTGGATGTTTAGGAGGAGTTTTTTCGGCAATTGTGATATCTAAATTTACTGGTACAAAACGTCCCATATTTTAACTCCTAAACATTAAGCTGGTGTTTCTATTCCGTATGCTACTGCGCTTACACTAGCCGCACTTGAATATACTACTAGTTTTTGCGATGCTGCTAATACTAATCCTGTTCTTTCTAGAACTGCGTTAGCAGGAATAGTAACATCGTATTCTATCCATTCGCTATTGTCTGGTGTGTCAGTTGCTGCTAATGCGATTCTTGCATCAATTGATGTTGCATTTCTGTTTACAAGGTTAATACTAACTACTGCAAAAGTACTAGTAGGAACCGTGTAAATAGTAGTAAGCGTAGTAGCTGATAAGTCTGCTGGTGTTCCTAATCTGCCTGTTGCCATTTTATTTTCTCCGTTATCTAGTTAAGAAATAGTTGAGTGCCAATGGTGCTCCATCTATTCCGCTTGTAAAGTTTACTTTTGTATTTATGTTAATTGGTACATTGTCTGTAGAAGTGATTTCATTACTGAAAATTTCTACAGTACCTGCTGTGAGTTTGTTCACATTTAGTGAGCTGCCTCCGCCGCCAATTTGACTTTCTAAATATGTTTTGATTGCTCGTTGCGTTGGCACAATATTATCGCTATCTGCTGCAAATGTACCATCTGTACTAAATTCACTAATAGCTGTGTTTGAACTTCCTAATGTAACTGAACCTAATTGCAACTCTTGTAGGCCTGCCAAGTTAAATGCATCAGCGTTTAGTGTTGAACTACCTGTTGCCTGTTCTACGCTAAACAAGTCACCAACTCTAAAGTTACCGTCTTGGTCTGTTGATGTAAAGAACACTCTGCCGCCACCTGCTTCAATAGCTTCGTCTGCTTGGTCAGGTGCTACAGCAGGATTTCCTGGATAGTTTGTACTTGTAAAGTTACCAGTTCCGATATCTAGATAATCGTGTCCCGTTAGACGTACCTGCGAGTATCTAATTCTAATAGATAAAGATTCGTTATGCTCCGGTGCATCTGCTATCGGTATTCCTGGACTTATTTGAAGTCTTGCTGTGTACGGGCCTGCTCCTAGTAATTCTGTTACAGTTACTAGTTTATAAACAACTCCGTCATCATTAAATATAACGTTTGAACCAGCTGCTGGAACATCTGTTAACTCTGCAACATTTACAAAGTTTCCTGGTTGATACTTATCTTGATAACCGGCGCCGTCGACACTTCCTAAAGAAGTAGTATATCCTGAACCTCTTGCAACAAATGTTGGTTGGGCCAGTACACCGTCTCCAATTCTTACTGTGTAAGTTGCGTCTTCTGTATTAACAGGATCTGTAATAGTTAGTGTCGGAGCACTTGTATAACCCGAGCCTGGTTCAGTAATTCTTACCCTAGCAAGTTGTCCATCACTGGTTGATTGTGCTCTACCCTGTGCTGTTCTAATATTCGGGAAGTATAATCCGCCAGTTCCGCCTTCTGCTACACCTACCCAAGTTGGACCTTGTGTAGAGTGCGATCCAAACGCAAAGTTGTAGTCTACACCGTCGTCAGTAAGTGCTCTCTGTGTCCAAGTTAGACCGTCTTCACTTGTGTATGCTTCATAAGCACTAGTTTCTACACTTGAAAGTACAAACAATCCTTGTCCATAGCTTACACTAAAGTTTGATTCTGTGCCAGCAGCATTTGCATTGTCTGTAAATGTAATACCGTCTATACTATATGCTAGTGCTCCTGAACTTCCTACAATAACCCAAATATTATTACCAAACGCAATATCGTTGTATGAGCCTGCAGGTGTTGTACACACTGTCCATGTAGTGCCATTATCATCTGAATAATACATAGGATCGCCTGCTGTGTCTGCGCTTGCTATAACCCACTTCCCTGCGCCATATCCTACTGCAATATTGTTAGCACCTGACATTCCTGTAATAGAAGTAGCTGCTGTCCAGCTAGTTCCATTAGTAGATATAGCTACAGAGCCACCGTTTGAAATTGCCATAAATATACCATTGCCAAATTTTACATCAATCCAATTGGTTGATGCTGGCAATGTCATAGTATTCCATGTTGTTCCGGCGTCATTACTGTATTCGCCGGCATCACTTGATCCGCCTGGTCCGTATGGTACAGTTACCCAATAAGTAGTTCCGCCAATGTCGCCTACTGCAACAGCGCCTCTGTTTGATGTTGCTGCTGTTGCTGATGTCCAAGTTTGGCCGCCGTCTGTACTTATTGCTGTAGCTGTACTAGTACTTCCGACTGTCATAAACGTATCATCGTAAAATGCTGGTTTTTTCCAAGTTGTATTACTCGGTAGTGTAGTTACTGTCTCAGTAAATGTAGGTGAACTAAATGTTGCTCTTGGTTCAATAGTGTACAATGAAGTTAGATCTAAACTAGACTCAATTGCTGTTCCTGGTACAACATGGTCCCAACCTGGATTTCCTGTAGACGGCGCACTTACGTTTGCAATTTTTGTTCCAGAATCATATGATGTAATGTAACCATATTGTCCTGCACCTTTACCATTTTTAATATAAACAGCCATACCTACATAATCTAGTGACCCATCTGTGTCTGTAGCAGACAATGTAATACTTGTTGTATTACCTGTTTGTGCGTTTGATTCAGTAAAGTTATAATCTGCTCCAGAAGTTAACATTCTAACTTCAAACACGCCGCCGTCTCTTATTTCGTCGCCTACTACATCTACACCTGTACCTGAAGTAAACGTGTAAGTATTATTTTCAGTGGTATATGCATTACCTGCGTTATCGTATTCAACGCCTAATATTTCTTCACCATCTGTAAACACAAGTCCTATAGTTGCTTCGTATGCTCTGTTGTTCACTGTACCAATTATTGGAGTTTCTGTAGCATCAACACCTTCTGCAACAGTACCGTATTCACCGTAAGATGAGTTACCGTTTGTAGCACGAATCTTACCACCATTTTCTGCTAGGTATCCAATGTGTCCGTAGTATGAGAACACAGAAACAAGTTCTGAACGTCCTAGGTTTGTTACCCAGCAGCCTATACCATCTGATATAATTTGTGTATAATCGTTTGCAACGATAGAGTCGTTGCCGCCATTATGTAAATCTCCGTCTACTTTTAAACCGACACAAGCAGTACCAAAGTTTGTAACATTTTGTACATAAGGAGATTTGTTTGAAATCCATGCATCTTGGTGCGCTGGACCCCAACCTGGATCTAAACTAGTAAATGCTCCTGCACTTGGACGCTTTGTGCCGTATGAATTTGCACTACCTAATGTGCCGGTCAAACCTTGTAGTGTACAATTACGTAGACCTGTTCCATTTCTCATATAGAACATGTCTTCTTGTAAAGAATTGTTTACAGCATTTACATAGTATCGTGCTGCTAATAATGATTTATAGTTACCTGTATAAATTAGGTCATGTTTAATTGCATCTATATATCTGTTTACATCTCTACGACACTTAGCTGCATTATATGTATATGAAGGGTATGTAGCAGCAATATAACCTATAACTTCTTCTACAAGGTAAGTTCTATTTTTTTCTATAATTTCTACTGCATATGTGTATTCAATTGTAGTATTTTCTGTATTGCTGCCTGTTATTATCGGTGTAGTTGAGTCGCCAGTTGCACCATTTACGCCGAAGTCAATGTAATCGTGTATTTGTCTAGCAAGTTCTGCTGCTTCTAATGCAACTGTAGAATCCGCAACAGTTAATGTAGAGTCAACACTTTCTGCAGAGAACGAACTAAGACCGTCTGATAATGGATCACCATCATTATCTCCAGACAGTAGAGCATTTAAATTACTTTCTAAATTAAGTATACCTGCTAACGAATATGGTGTATCTGTAATACTAACTAGTGCTCCTGCTGGTTCGATTCTAGTAGAACGTAGTTCATCTCCTATTACTGCTGTATTTTTTGGTACAATTATTGGAAGAACTTCTTTGTATATACCTGTCTTGACCATAAGTGAATTTTGTGGTTCAATTTTTGTCGGTACATTACTATCAGTTTCTACTGTAAGTGCATCTGTAATAATATCAATTAAATTTTCTATAGTTGATTGTGCATCTGTTTCTTCAACATAATTAGTATCTGTTGTTTGTGTAAATGAACTATATGTTGCTGCTGGTGCTAGATTACTAATAACAGCATCTATCACTGTTTCCATGTATTCTAGTGCTGCAACAAACTGATCATTTTCGTCTGCCATGTCTGCAACTAATGCACTGCTTTCAAAATACGATAAAGTTTTTGTTCTAGTCTTTTCATTGCCGCCGTGATTAATATCGTATAGAATTGCATCTATAACTTTACCAAATTCGATATTAGTTAAGTATTCGTCGTCATTTGTAAATCCGCTCCAAATGCCAGTGCCTGCAACAATCTGTGCTGCTACCCATTCAGCAGTTTCTTCCATTATGAATGCTTTGTTAACTTCAATTAGTCGAGAAGCATTAGGACGTACTATACCTTTTTGTATTTGTTCAGTAGCATAACGTACAGTTTTAAATGGTCTATCTGGAGTATATCCGTAGCTTATTTCATCTTCTCCGTCTGGCGCAACATAATAAACGTTGTTTAAGTCTCCCCAACGATCCCATGTCAAGTTGTTGTTTTTAATAACAAGCACATCTCCTTCGTTTCCGATAGGTAATCTTGTTGGACCTGCGCCGCCATAATATACTAAATCGCCGTCTGTAGTAAGTGTAGATGACGAAGCACCGGCTGCTAATAAATTCCATTCTGACCCGTCTGTATCTTGATCTGGTCTATTTTGAGTAATAGTTTCGTCTGAGGTGTGTGTTGTTACAGCAACATAACTATTATCACCGTATTTTACTGCATCTCCTAGAACATAAACAGTTGCATCTGTCCAGGTGCCTTTCCAAATAACCCCTGGATTTAATCTTTCCCAATAGTTTGACCAGTTTGCATAATTTGCAGTATCTCCTGGTTTTTGTGCTGCACCTTCGTGTTCTTGAATGCACAAATACGTGTATCCTCCTACAGTTACAACATCGCCTACACGGTAATCTTGATTTGTAGAGTCGTCTCCCCACTCACCTACAAAATTAAATCCTGTTGAAAATAAGTCCCAATCTGAAGCACTTGCGGTTGGTTTTGCATTTAAGTTATTAGTTTTAGAAACATACTGGTAACCGCCAAAAGTTACAATATCTCCAGGTTGATATCTTGTATCTTGATCCCAGCTATCTTCAAATTCCAACCCTTCAACGAATTGAGCCCAATTTGCTTCGTCTACGGCCAATGTTGTTGTTGAAGTATGTGCAGTTGTACAAATCCAAAGTCCGCCGCCATATTTTACAATATCATTTATTTTGTAATAAGTAGAAGCAGTCCAAGTAGATTTATATTCAAAACTTTGTATTACAACGTCCCAACTTGCTTGGTCGTCTTCTAAAAGTGTTTGTGAAGTATGGCTAGAGTTTGCTCTATATATGGTACCGCCGTATTTTACAACGTCACCAAGTTTGTAATAGGTAGAACCTGTCCAAGCACTTTTCCAATCAAACGATGTTGTAGCAAATGTATTCCATTTTGCTTGATCGTCTTCTAAATAAGTTTGAGAAGTGTGACCTGTAATACATATGTATACTAAACTGCCCCACTTTACTATGTCTCCAACCTTGTAATACGTAGACCCAGTCCAGTCACCTTTCCATTCTTGACCGTCTGCAATTAAATTCCATTTAACTGCTGTTAGATCTGTGTAGAAATTTGTATTTGATGTGTGTCCTTCAACACATATATAAGTTTTGCCGCCGTGGCGTACTACATCATCAACGTAGTATGTGGTACTGGAATCCCATTCGTTTTTCCAAACAAACTTAATTCTACCTAACTTAAACTCTGCCATTTTATACTCCAGTATATATCTTAATAATATTTATCTAATTAACGCTTTGTTGCCATTGCATACGCTATTGTTGCTTGATCTAATGTTCCGTCTTTGAATATTGGTTTCGAAGTAAATTCTATTTCAGGAACACTTGCACTAATATCTGCACCACTTATGGTAATTTGTCCCATGGATATTTGGTTTACGTTTACATCTGCGCCGCCACCGCCAATCCTACTCTGAATAAATGTAGCAATTGCTCGTTGTGTTGGAACAATGTTATTTGAGTTTGCACTAAACGTAGAATCCGTACTAAATTCTCTTACTACTGCACCTGTACCACCTAATATAACTCCGCCTAATCTTAATTCAGTTAGTCCACCTAGATCAAATGATTCTGCATTTAGTGTAACAATACCTGTAGCCTGTTCGACTTTAAACAATTCTCCAACTCTAAAATTGCCATCTTGGTCAGTTGATGTGTAAAAGACTCTTCCACCACCGTTTTCTAAAACTTCATTTTCTTGTGATATTTCTCTTCCTACAGTAAACGGATAATTTGTATCTTCAAAACTTCCTAGTCCAATATCTAAGAAATCATGACCTGTCAATCTAACTTGACTGTAATTTTCTCTTATAGTAATTCCTACATTATCTTCTGGGGACTCAAATAGTTCAACAGCTGGAGATACCCATAATCTTGCACTTATGTTTGGTGCTGTACCTGTAATTTGTTCGACCTTTACTAGTCGAAAGATCTCGTCATTACCGTCAATTTGTACGTTTGCGCCTGGTCCAGGCTCTAATGTAAGATTAGAAACATATAGATATTTTCCTGATTGATAGCTGTCAGCATATCCTACACCGCTTACCGTAGCTCGTGCAATAATATAACCTGAGCCCCTATCTGAAAAAGTAGGCTGTGCTAGTACTCCGTCGCCTACTCGTACTTCCCATGTTCCTGTAGAAGTTACATTTGGATCAGTAATTGTTACGGTTGGTGGGCTAATTACACTATACCCCGATCCAGGATTGACTATCCTAAATCCAGATAATCTACCCGATGCTACGCCTACTCGTAGATGTGCTGTGCCTGAACTTACAACTACTCTAGGTTCAATTACATATTTGCTAGTAGTGTCTGGTGCAACAATTGAAGCTGTTCCATAAGTGTCCCAACCTTGTGAATCATCAGATTCCTTTGCAATAGTAATAAATTTTGTTTCAGTGTTATAAGCAGTTATATACCCGTATTGTCCTGCACCTGCACCTGAAGTAATAATTAGTCTCATACCTTCATAATTAGAAAATTCGTTCTCGTCAGTATTAGATATTTGAACTGTCCCTCCAGTAGTACCACTTTGAGCATTTCCGTTAACAGTTAGATAACTGGTGCCCCCTGGTACTGTATCTGTGTCCGGAACTGTTAAACGAACTTCGAAAATTCCGCCATCTACAACATTAGAAGAAGAAACTGCTGCGTTTGTGCCGCTTCCTGTAAGTGTATAACTAGCAGAAGTATTGTAATTTACACCTGCATTAGAATATTCTACATGCAAAATTTCGTTACCGTTAGTAAATACTGTCGGAATTTGTGCATCTTGATAATAATTGTCTACTACTCCAGTAATAGGAGTTTCACTTACTGCTACACCTTCAGAAACGGATCCATAATCGCCGTAAGAATTATTTCCGTTAGTGCCTCTAATTTTTCCGCCGGCTTCTGCAAGATAGCCTATATGACAATAATAAGTAAACACTGACACAAGTTCTGCTCTTCCTTGATTAGTTATCCACATTCCTATGCCATCACTAATAACTTGTGTAAAGTCGTTTGCAACGATGGAGTCGTTTCCGCCATTGTGTAAATTGCCGTCAACCTTAAGTCCTGTAACGCCTGTACCAAAGACTGATACATTTTGCACATAAGGCGATCTACTTGTAATCCATACTGTTTCGTCAGTAGGGCCAGCGCCTGGATCTAAACTTACAAACTTTACATCGTTTGAAGGTCGTCTAGTTAAATATTCACTTGCATCACTTAAGACATCATTTAATCCTTGTAAGGTACAATTCCTTAAACCTGCACCGTTACGCAAATAAAACATGTCTGTTGATTCGTAGCTGCTAGCTGGGGTAATTACAGTACTTCTTAATTCATCGCCTACTACAGCAGTAAGTTCTGGCACACGTAAAGGTAATATCTCTTTATAAAGACCTGTTTTTACAAAAAGAGTAGCTTCTTTGATACTTGTAGTGACCAAATCATAATTATCACCGCTCCATTCAAATGTTTCGTCAATAATATCTGCACGACTAGCCGATAATCTATTATATAAATCTTCGCAAGCTGCTCTTACACCTTCGCTTGGTGCGTCTGAAGAAATTCCACTTATATGATAATTATACCATTGCAGATACCCTTGGGCATCTGACGAATTTATACTTCCGTTACCTGTAACGTCTCCGTAAGCAAAGCCTGTGTTAGGATTAGTTTCGTCTAAAATAGCACCTAAATTAGGTGCAGTAGTAAATGATTCTAACGCACCTTTTTTCAAAATAGCATAAGCAATAACATCTTTTGATAAGTCTAATTTTGTTTCGACATTTCTATTATTACTAATATATTCTAGCGCATACTTGATAGTTTTAAAAGCAGAATTAGGAGTAGTTCCTTGGTCAATTTCGTCGATTCCATTAGGAGATACATAGTAAATATCTTGTGTATTTCCAAATAAGTCCCATTCTAATTCTGTGCCACTGTTTGCAACTCTTAATGCACTATCTTCTCCGCCGCGCCCTAATCTAACATTACCTGACTGATATGTAACAATATCACCTTGTTCAGTCATTACATTGTTAACATCGCCTTCTACATACATTTTCCAGTATGTATCATTTATACCATAGTCGTTGTCTGGTCTATCATTTCCAGCGGTTGACGTATGGGCTAATATACACTCGTAAGTATTAGAACCGTATGTAGCAAGATCACCGAGCTTATAATCAGTTTCGGCAACCCATAATCCAGTCCACTCTCTTCCTGGTATTATTACTTTCCAGTAAGATGGATCAGGAGGTTCAAAACCGGTGCTATCGTTAACTGCTTCATACAAATATCCTTTGTATCTAACAAGTGTACCTATTGCATAAGCAGCTTCTGATGACCAATCTTGAGAAAATAGATAAGATTCATAAACAGATTGCCAGTCATCTGTATTATTTAATGGTATTATATTAACATTATTGCGCACTGCTCGATAAGAATAGCCGCCGTATCTAACTACATCACCAATCTGATAGTAAGCTGATGCAGACCATGCATTATCAAATTCTAAGCCATCAATATATACATCCCAATTAGATAGGTCATTTTGGAATGTTGTTGACAAATGTTGTGCATTAGACTTCCATAAGGTGCCGCCAAATTTTACTACTTCATTGACTCTATATAATCTAGATGTTATCCAATCATTTCTATACGAAGACTCTTGAAGGACAATTTCCCAATTTGCACTATCGTCAGTAAAATTTGTACTAGCAGTGTGCGCCGTAGTACATCTATACACAGTTGGACCGTATGTAATTATATCGTTTACAATATATCTTGTTCCGCCTGTCCAACTACCGATCCAATTATTAGATTGAACTATTTTTTTCCAATTTTGTTGATCTGCTTCTAGACCCAAAGTTTCTGTTGCAGCAGATGAATGGCTTTGAATACAGACATAAACATTAGCATTGTAAACAACAATATCACCTTCTTTATATCCTGTATTCACTGTCCAGTCTGAATAAAAAGTTTTTCCTTCTAGCATTAATTCTAATTTTGCTTTAGAGGCAGTTGAAATGCCTGCGCCTGCTGATGCCGTACCGTTGGCAAAATAAAATAAACTAGCAGGAGTAAATTCGTCAATTGTAATTCTTACTTCTCTTCTACTTGCTCCAGAAAAACTACTAATGTATGCATCTTCAGTTACTGCCACCCTATCTATATAGTAAGTAACCCTACCAGAATATCTAATACCGTCGTTGTTTGTACCGTCATCAGTATCACTAATAAACAAAGGCATAGCACTGGCGCCGCCTGATACATTAGAAGCATCATCTTGGTTAAAGATATACGTCCTTCCTTGACGTAAATTTATTGATGTTTTTTCTCTTCCGTTTATATAAAACACATCAGCAGTGTCGCCTGTATTTCTTGCCACAGTAACTTTTAAATCTGTAGGGTCTGATCCGTAGTCATCGTAGAAGTTCGTGGAACTAGTATGTGTTTCTTTTATAACAAAGCTATTTCCACCGTATCGTACTACATCATCTTTTATATAGTCTGTAGAAGGAGTCCATTCTCCCTTCCAATTAAACCTTAAGCGACCTATTTTAAATTCTGCCATTTGTTTTTCCTATTCTTAACCGTTTGAACTTGTTCCTGTTGGATACGTGTACTGCTTATTAATTCTAACAACTAGTTCGCCTTCGCTGTTTACATAATAATAGATATTTCTATCATCCCATCTAAACTGTTCATATCTTAAGTTATCAAAAACTAAATTATGATATACATCTCTACCCTCAAAAAAGTCTTGTCCTTGTTCAAAATCTGTAAAGTTGTTTTGAGGATCGCCAGGATTATTAATTTGCAGATCGTCGTTTATATCTAGTTGATCTGACCTACCAAAAAATAGCTCTCCTTCGTCTGTTCTGCGCAACCCGTACACATATCTATTACTAGAGTTTTGTAGTAAGTAATCGCTTGCACTGTATCCAACGTAACTGCTCATTTTTTATTCCTTAGTTAATATCCACATAACTAATCACTGCATCGAGTGATTCGTCTTGATCTGCTTGTATATAAAGTTGATTTTCTGGTGCTAATATCAACTTTTCTCCTGCGTTTAATGCCCTTAAACTAGAATTAGGAGGAATTAATACATCTTTTATAAAATACCCTTCTATACTTGTATCGTCGTGTACTAGTACACTTGCATAAACAACGCCTCCGGTTAAATTGGCTAAACTTATACCAACAATAGTTGATCGTGTTGATGCGTCTGTTTCTATTGCAAGTATCGGTAATTCTCCTACATCTTTTATGACTTTATTTTTAAACGTTGTTGCCATTTTCTTATCCTAATGTTAATACGTATTCGATAGCTAAGTCTTCTGCTGCTGCAAAAGTAATTGCACCAGAAGCACCTGCAACAGATACCCAAGAAGTGCCATCCCAAATTTCTAAGTAACCTTGCTCGACATTGAACCTTATCATTCCGGTTTCTCTATAAGCCGCAGCAGGTCTTTGTAAACTTGTACCTACAGGAACAACAAACCCTCCAGTACCTTCTATTTTAAAATATCCATTTCCTTGTTGCTGGAATAATAATGGTGTATCTACTAGTGTGTTTGTAATTGTGCTATCTTTAATAGCAATATTATCCATTACAACAGAACCAGTGCCATTAGCAGTAAGTTGTAAATCTGTGTCTGCTGTTGTTGTTCCAATAACGTTTCCGTCTATGTATATATCATCTACATCTATTCTAGGTGTTTCAAATGTTGTACTTGTTATACTAGCTCTTTCTGCACCACTAATATAAAATCTAATTGTACTATCATTTGCACCGGGAGTTAATTCTGGTGTAATATAAGTGTCTCTATCTAAATCATAAACACCACTTAATACTCTCCAATTGCCGTCATATCCTTCAAAAGTATTATCGTCTGTGTTGTAACGAATCATACCTGTTGCAGGCGTTGGTCTTGCTGCTACACTTCCCGATGGTAATTGTAAACTTCCTGTTGAAGTAATCTTAACATTGCCGCTGTCACTACTTAAATTAATATCGCCTGACAAACTACTAATTGTGTTGCCACTTAATCTTAAATTACCAGTATCAATTTCTGTACCAGTAATTGTAGTAGTGTTGCCGCCTGTAGTAATTGTTAAACCACTAGTTGTGTCAATATTAAATTGTGAACTAGTAAAATCAACAGTGCCGTCTGCTTGATTTACATAAAATAAATCACCAACTCTAAAGTCACCTTTATGATCAACAGAGTTATATCTTATTTTTGCATTGTTTAATTCAGTAACTTCTTGTGTTTGCACAACAGTTGTTGGATCGTTATCAACATCTTTACCATTACCAATGTATGCAAAGTTTTGACTGATCAAATACATCAGTACACCATTGCCGTCGCCATATGCACCGTAGTTACCGTATACGTTTGCACTTGCAATACTTCTTATTTCGCCGCCAAAGTCTAGTGTGTCAGCAAGTGTAACATATGTTGCAGTTTCGCCGCCACTAAATCTTAAATCTTGACTGTTTAATGTATCATCTACAATAGTTTCAGAACTATCATCTGCTGTGTTAAAATGTAATAAAAGTGTTGTTGAAGTATCACTTGTAAACTCTGATGTAATTGCACCAAATGCACCTGTATATCTACCAACACCTTTTGAAATTCTTACTTCGTCAACATTACCATCTAAGTACTCAGCAGTTGTGCTCCATTTTGCACCAACTACTAATGGTTTTGCTGAACCTAAGTCTGTACTAACTGTTGCACTATCTTCTTCTGTACCGTCTACAAAAAGTTTCATAGTTGTACCGGTGCGTGATACTGCAATATGATACCAAGTTGCTGTAGTTAAGGATGTTCCACTTGATAATACAGTCGAACCGTTAATATAAACTTCTGGATTACCTGCATTTAAATTTAAGTACGGACCTACATCTGTATCTGCGCCTGCCCTAAGGTCTATTAAACTTCTTGTACCAGTTACACTATCAAAGTAGAAAAATCCTTCAATAGTAAAATCATCTGTTCCAAAACCAAAATCATTGTTTGATGCAACACTGATAGAATCTTCAGTGCCATCTAATATAAGACTGCTTGTTCCAAACTTTTTAATAGCAGTATCTGTAACAGGATTTTGATTTCTTAATATAGTTTTGCCGCCGCGCCCTGCTGCAACTTCAAGTCCTGATAAATTTCCAGAAACATAAAATTTTCCATCAGCATCTACACTACTAATAGTTCCAGTTGCTAAAACTGTAGTACCATCTGTGTCATAATATGTAAATGTTTCTCCTGCTAGATATGGTCCGCTTGCTCCGTCAACTCTAACTGCTGTTTTACCTGTACCTTTTAGACCAGTTGCTCCGTCTAACGCATATAAACCTTTATTTGCAAAATATGTAAAAGAATTAAGCCATTCAACTCTTGTACCATTTGTTATAGTAAGTGCATCAACACCTGGTGTAATAAACGTTACACTATGAAATAAGCATCCTGCTTCTCTAGATGCAGAGTTTGCTATACTTCCGTCCAAGTATGCGCCTCCGCCTGCATCTCCTTCGTCAAATCCTCTTGGATCTGCACCGCTTGTAACTGATCCTTGTGTAATAACAGTTATATTTCTAATATATGGCGAACGAGACGATATATTAAAATTGTTTGCAAATTCAAATGCATATCCAGGAGCATAAAAGTCTTTAATTGTTAAATCTTCAACGGTTACTTGACCATTGAGTAAGAATGCTGTGTTTGTATTTGTTCCTGCTGTAGGAGAAATATTAACTCCTCGTATGCTGTGTCCTTTAACAGTAACTCCTTCAGGAATTGTCAAAGGAAATACTTCTTGGTATTCTCCAGGATAAATGTGAATAGTGTCACCGTCTCCTGCAACACTTAACGCATGTTCTAAAGTTGCAAAAGTATCATTAGGGTGATCACCCGAATATGTATCATCTCCATTTTCTGATACGTAATATATATTACCTTGTCGTAGTGCAAGATCAACACCATCAACTTCAAGTGAAGTTGTTGTTACTGTTCCGGCATAAAAATTATCTACCCAAACATCAGACCATTGCTTGCCGCCGCTGGCTGGATCTGATCCTAGTGAATAAGTGCTTGTTGCATCTGGAATAATATCAGATTGAATTTCTGCGTTAAATACAACGTTGTCAGTATCAGCATCACCTATTGTAATATTACCATCAGCAGTAATAGACCCTGTTGCTACAATGTTACCATATACATTTGTATTACCAAATATTTCAACACTACCTGTGCCATTTGGATTTAATTCTAGATTAGCGTTTGATGTCGTAGTTCTAATTTCGTTGTTTTGTAATTCTAAATCATCAATAACAAGTTTATTTTGATATACAACACTATTACCTGATGTGGTGCCTAGTGTTAATGTATTTGCACTAGTTGCAATGTTTGAGCCAGAGATACTAATATTGCCTAGTTGTGCTAGTGTATCTACGTTAAGTGTTGGAGTTCTTGTTGTACCGCTTACGTCTAGATCGTATTGAGGTGCATCAGTATTAATACCGATTCGGCTGTTTTGAACATCTAAATATAATAGGTCAGTCTCAAAAGCCAGATTTACGTTTTCACGCAAAAGGTTAGCTTTCAAGAGCGGACCACTAATGCGACCGATAGCCATCTCTTCTCCTCGATACGGGGATCCTGTCCCTCTAGCCAAATTCTCAGCCTCACGGCTCTTTGCTGGTTAACCACAGTCTGACCCTGCAATACAATGGTCGCTGTACTGCATTAATAATATTTATCTAATCTTATGAATTATGGTTGATAAGGAGCGTTTTTAACCAAGAACTAATGTATAAATATCAACTAGTTCTTTGAGGAGATCTTCAGTAACTTCTTCGCCTTCACCTGCAGACCGTTGCCATGCAGATCCGTTCCATGTTTCCATATAACCTTCTTGAGAATTATATCTTGTTTCACCAGTTTCGGGTGAAGGGTTTTGTTCTAAAGTTGTACCGTTTGGAACAACTAATCCTGTAGTTGAATCAAATTTAATATAACCTCTACCTTCAGCAGTAATAACCATTAAATTATCTGTTGTGTTAGATATAGTTTCGCTAAAAATTTCTAAATCAAAAGGAGCAACTATTCCTGTACCATTAGGGAGTATTTCTAAATCGCTATTACTTAGTGTAGTTTCTATTACATTTGTATCAAATAAAACATCTCCATCTGATAATCCTAACAGAGTAAATGTTGAATTGTCTAACACACCAGTTGTTGCACTCCCGCTTGTAAAAATTAAACTATTATTTGTGTTATGAGCCGTTACACTAGTATTTCTATCATCAGAATAGACGCCGCCAAAACTTAAATTACCTGTTGAATAACCTTCAAATAAATTTGTATCTGTATTAAATCTAATAGATCCTTCTACATCGGTTCTTTCGTTATCGTTACCATTACTTACTACAAATCCGTCGTTAGACGAAGTATTAATAATTTCTGTAACTGGGCTTAGTATAAGTTGTCCGTCAATAGTATCTATGGTGTTTCCACTTATTCTAATATTTCCAGTATCTATGCGTGTGCCATCAATAAACGTTCTTTCTAATCCATTTCTAACAACTATTTCACTTAATCCTGAAAAATCTACACCAGTAGCATCTATACTTGTAGTGCCCGTTTCAAAATCTGCAAAAAATGAATTTCCTACTTTAAATTTTCCAGCTGCATTTGTACTAGTAAAATGTATTGCGCCGTCATTTAGTTCAACAGCTTCATTTGCTTCTATAACCAATGTTGCATCGTTAGATACATCATTTGCTGTACCTACATATGCAAAGTTATGACCTATCAAATACATTAATGTATCAGCACCATCTGCTACTGCACCGTAATTACCATAGACACTGGCACTTCCAATTGAACGCACTTCTGCTCCGTAACGAACTCCGTTGCCGCCTAATCCGTCTGCGCCTTGTGTAGCATATAAACTTCTATTAGCAAAATATGTAAAACTATTAAGCCATTCAACTCTTGTACCATTTGTCATTGTAATACAATCAACACCCGGAGTAATAAAAGTTACACTATGAAACAACATACTACCTTCAATAGTTAAACTGTTTAATTCGTTTCCGTCTATTAATGCGCCTTTGCCTGCATCGCCCTCTAAAAACCCTCTAGGGTCACTTGCACTTGTTACACTACCCTGTGTAATAACAGTTACATTTCTAATATATGGACTTCTTTCATTTACTAATCCATTTGGAGTAAATCGAAAGGCGTAACCTGTGTCTCCTACGCTATCGTAATAAAAATCTTTTATAGTAATATCAGCAATAGTTGTATTGCCTTCCATAAGGAATGCATCTTTGTCTTGTGTTGCAACTGTAGGTTTGATAATAGTATTTCTTATATCTTCACCACGAACACTTGTGTTTGGCGGAATAGTTAACGGAAATTCTTCCTCATACTCTCCTGGAAAAATATGTATTGTAACTGGACCTGCTGAACTTGCATCTACTACATCTAACGCATGCTTTAGTGTTCTAAAAGCACCGTGTTGGTGATCCCCTACATTTGTGTCATCACCTAATGTACTGACATAAAAAATGTTTCCCTGTCTTACTGCTAAACTAGTATCACTAACTGAAAAACTTCCTACAGTTACTCTTTGACCATTTAATAAATTACTATATAAATTTAACCATCTTTTTGCTGTATTGCCTAAACTATATGTATTATTAGCGTCCGGAATAAGACTGCTATCTAAATCTGCATTAAAGGTTACATTATCAGTATCGTTATTACCGAGTGTAAGATTTCCTCCAAACGTAATATCTCCAGTTGCATGTATATCACCGGTGCTATTCCAATTAGATCGTATGTTTATTTCGCCTATGCCGTCTGGACGTAGTTCAATATTTGTATTAGCAGTCCTTGAACTTATTGTATTATAATCGAATAATAGGTCGTCTGTGGCAATACTAGTTGCTTCAATTGTAGAGTTTGAAGATAATAATATATCAGCACCAGTAAAATAATCTATTCTACTGTTTGCTATATCAAAATTATCTATAGTTGTTGTTGTTGCAATTAAATTTGTGCTTCTTAAATCGACAGGAGTTTCTAGGTCAAAACCAGGACCGTCTATGTTTACACCAATTCTATTATTGTTTACATCTAAGTGTAATAAAGGTATAGGCTCAGCAACTAATCCTGACGATTGATAAAATTTAAGGTCAATGCCGTTACGTAACAGGTTATCTGCTAATACGCCGCCGCCAATTCTGCCATTTTGTGGTTCTGCCATTCAGTATCTCCCGATACTGTATTTATTTTATTTGTCTAAGTTGTGGATTACGGTTACAGGTTTGCCTAATGGAACTGCACTTGTAAATTCAATCCACCAACCTGTTCCAGTTGCTGTATAAGGAGCATTTGGACCTGTTAGATCAACTTGTGCTGTTTGTTTTATTTCATAGTTTGTAACAGGTATTTGGATAACGTTCTCTATAAGAACAATAATATGCTCTGCTGATTCTGGATATGGATAATCTGCATCTCCGCTGTTTAATTCACCGAATACAGTTTCGGTTGCATCTCCAACACCTAAGTTTTGCCAAACTATTCCAGGATCTTGATTAGGCTCCTTGAATCTTATTTCTCGCCAAGCCCCGTTTTGATATGCCTCTAATTGATTGTCTGTTGTATTATATCTAATTTGGCCTTCATTTGCTGCGGTAATAACAGCAGGATAAGTAAAATCGCCTGCAAATCCAGGTTGTTCGTTATAAGGACCTTTTGGAACAATCATAGCACGTTCACTATCAACTATTACTTGATCGTCAACATCATATTTAACGCCCTTGCCAGTAATACTTCTAAGATTTGTGTTCTGTGCTTTTAATAATCTCATTATACTTCCAAATAACTTACTGTTGCTGCAAGATTAGTTAAGCCACTGCCAATATCTGGTGTTGCAACAAAACTAATTTTATCACCTTCTTCTAAAATTATTCTTTCTGAATCAAATGTAAAAGTTTCTCCTGGTGGAAGTGTTAAACTTCTAACAACTGCTGTAACTGCGTTGTCTAAAGGATCGCCAGATGGTATAAGATGCATATCAAATGTTGCATCATCTACTAAGTTAGTATTACAAACTAAAATATTTGTAATTGCATATGATTTACCTGTAGGAACTGCGCCTACAGGTACTCCTACACCCGTTGGGTCGAGTATTTCTGTAGGAGTTGTTTTTAATTGAGCATTTATTATTGCCATTGTTGTTCCTTAAAATATCATACTAAAAAGTAAAGATCTATTTTTACTTACTAATTCATCTCTAGTTTCGTTCTCATTTACGAAATATATTCCTGTATTGCCTGTGTATTCGTTTGATGTATATACTTTAACGCCATCGTCTGGAACACTAGGAGTATAACCTGAAGGTACTTTATTAATTAACAATGTATCTTCAATTCTTACAGAACCGTCGCCCCATGCTCTTAAAAGTAAATCGTCGGCATCGGTAGTCATAGTTTCAATAGTTGTACCACTAATCCTTATGTCAGTAAATTCCCAACCATCGGAAAATAATTGTGCAACTAAAGTATTATCGATTGAAAAATCGATGCGACTATCTACACCTGTAGTTTCTTCATCTCTTACAACAATACCAGACGGTGTTAATACACCATCACCAATTTGTGGTAGGAGAACTGTTGCAAATGCAGTTGAAATAGAATCATCTACATATTTTTTATTAGGTACGTGATTAGGATCAGTTACCCTATTTTCATAATTAAGACTTGTTCCAACTGTAACAACACCGCTATTAGAATTAATTAGATATAAATTACTTCCGCTAGTATTAATATGATTAGTTGCAATACCTACAAAATCGCCGCTATCGTGTCGTGCTCTCCATAAACCTCTTCCATTTATAGGATCAGGTGTATCGTCGTGATAAGCCCAATAAGCGTCGGCGCCAGGATTTACATCTCTAACAATTCTTATACCTGATGAACCTAGTGTAACAGAGCCTGATGTTTCGCCAGCATTTAATTCTATTATGTTGTCGGTTATTGTTACATCAGTTGACTGAACAGTAGTAGTGGTACCTTGGACTCGTAGGTCGCCGGTTACCCAAACTAAACCTACTTCACCGCCTGTGTCCAATTTTATGGTACCACCAGAAGATGTCTTTATCGTAAAATCACCACTGGTTTTTACGTATTTTGACATTTACTATTCCTATTAGTCTTGAACTGGAACTGTTGCTGTTCCTGTTGAATCATCGTTTTCGTCGCCTGGTCCAACATTATACTTTATAGTATCTACATCAGCTGTGCCTGCTTCATATTGAATTTTTCTATTATAAAGTTTGGTAACTTGTACAACAGTAGAGTCGTCTAAAACAGCATTAATATTAAATTCGCTAGCACCTAATGCACCTGATGCCTTGTTAACTAGTGTACAAGTTTCTGTTTTAGTACCGTCTGATACAATAAATTTATTAGATGATCTTTGTGACACAATCCATGCATTAGTTACTTCGCCGCCAGCTGCAAATTTTACAGTTGATACTTCAATTTTTCCTAGGCCAAGGCCTATTTTTCTTTTGTTTATTGGTCTTCCCATTGTTTTCTCCTTAATTGACGTTCTAGGTCTACGCGGTGGGTTCCCGCATAAGTCCGCCTTGCGGCACACTATTAGACACAAGTATTTATCAAATAAAGAAAAAGCCCGCACAGTGGCGGGCTTTAAATTAAGGGTGGGTGAAGGACTTGGGTTTACCTCCAACTATGCGTCTAGATACCTTTCATCTGTTACGCCTAGAACCTCGGTTCTGCTTAGTATCGCAGTTAGCATACTCTACATCTCTGTAGTACATGCCGGGCACTACCCCTAACCAAGTGCGCCTATTTCCTCTAGATTGGAAATTATTAGCGCCAACCCGTATAACAACGTCTTGTTATATTATTAATATAACATCTTACAAATAAAAGTCAACCATTTTTTTATATTTTTTTGCCTTTTTTCCAGCCTTCAGTAATAGATTCTGGAAAAACTTTTATAGTTTCATTAGGTCTATCATCTATGTAATTATCTTTTGTAAATTTAGAAGTAGAAACTCTTTCCCAACATACTACTTGAGGTGGTTCACATACATACAACGGTAATAGTGTAGGAGGTCTCATCATTAATAAATGATCAACTTCTGCTTTTACTCCGTTGTCTCTTGCATGTTCCCATAACCATTTTGCACTTATAGGTGTTAAGCCACAAGCATGTACACCTAATGATCTTTTTATTCTTACTAATTTGTATGCTTCTTCTGGTGGACTATAGTCATCAATACTACCAACTCTATGACCGAACGTTACTGTAGCCATATCAGGTATATCAATATTACGTACATTACCCTTTACTACTGCATCATGTTCTAAAATTATACATGCTTTGTTTAATTCAATAATCCGTTTCCAACACTTTATATGTGATGCATGACAACAACAGTTGCCATCTCTTATATGATAATTTCCGTTTTTGTAGGTTCCTACAGATTGAAATGCTTTTTTGCAGTTTAAAAACTCAACTGCATCTATAAATTCGTACGGAAGATTATATTTTTCGCAAGACTCTGCACAAATTTGTGCATATTCCATAGATAATGGAACTTGGAGTCTGCGAATTATAAGTGCTTTATCTATTTTCAAGATATTTTATGCAATTTTCTGGTGTTGATTCTACATATGGATCATCATCGGTGCCATCGTTGTTAATGCCAGGTTCTTGCCACCACTTTTCAACAACACCATCGTTAATGATTGCCATATAACGCCAAGAACGGTTACCAAAGCCTAAATGGTTCTTTCCAATCAACATACCCATAAAGCGAGTAAAGTTGCCTGAGCCATCTGGAATAACTTTTACATTTTGTATGTCTTGTGACTTTGCCCAAGCATTCATAACAAATGCATCGTTAACACTCATACAATAAATTTCATCGATGTCTCGGTTACGAATATTATCGTAGTTTTCTTCAAAGCCTGGAAGCTGGTAAGTAGAACAAGTTGGCGTGAATGCTCCAGGGAGCGAAAATAGTACTACACGCTTACCTTTAAAGTAATCGTCTGTAGTTTTATCTTCCCAACGATAAGGGTTATTGCCGCCAATACTTTCATCACGCACCCGTGTTTTAAATGTTACCTGTGGTAACTTAAATCCTTCAATCATACAATTCTCCTGTGTCTGTCTGCAGATTAGAAATATAGGCAAATTGCCCATACTATTTATTATACACGATTATTGTACTTTGTCAACTGTTAAATCATCTAGCTCAGTAGGCATACTAATTTGTTGTTCAGATCTTCTTATGCCTAGCGCACGACTAGCACGATATAGCTCAATTGAAACTTTGTTAGATTGATTGCCGCCAAGTATAGCATAATATAAAACACCGTTACGATCTATTGTTCTAATATAAAATCCAACGTGTCCTTGCCATCCTGCATTGCCTCTTGGGAATACAACAAGATCTCCTGCACGTATTTCTTCTTTGCTAATTTTATTGCCCCAAGTTAGAAACGAACGTGCCATTAGAGGTACATCACTTACGCTTTCGCTTCCTGGTATTCCGCTTTCGTTAAGAACTGCATTAGCAAACGCTGCACACCATTCTGTACGCACAGGATCTACGCCTGTGTACTCACGTAGTTCTGCCCTGTCTCTATGTTCTTCTAGTCCTATTTTTTCTGCTGCTGTTAGTAAAGGTTTAGAATCGTTTATTTTTGCTCCACATGCGGATAGGATAACGCTTGCACATAAAAATGCTAATAGTTTTGACATTAAAGCCCTTTCTTGTCTTTGGATATTTAACCTAAAAATACAACCACAGTGCTGCCTAGAATTGCAAGCAATATGACAAATAGCCATATGTAGTGCATTGCTGTTGTGTCTCTATGACTCCACATTACTTCATATCGTTTAATGGGTTGTCAAGTGCCTCCTGTAGCTTTTCAATTAAGTCAGCCTCAACTTGATCCATTCTGTCACGAACATCTTTGTCTTGTACTTTTAAATCTTCACGTAGTTCTCTATCTAGAGTTTTCATTTCTGTTCTAAATGCTCTAATGTCAGTTTGCACATCTCTAGTAGTTTCTTTTGATGTACGTTCAACTGTGTCAACTACACCTTCTATTCTGCGTATATCACCTTTTAGGTCGTTTTTAATTTCGTTTGTGTAACCTACTGCTTCTTCAAGTTTAGTTTCAATAATAGTCATTCTATCATCATAACCTGCCATTAGCTCTTGGTACTCTTGCTGTTGGTCAACAAATGCAATTGCTTCTTCTATCTTTTGATACATCAAGAAGCCACCGTATAGTGAACCTATTACAGCACCTACTAAACTTAGTGCTGCTGTTGCGGTCATAAATGTTACTTTAATACCTAGGACACGGAACTCTTTGTTCTTTAGATTTTCTATGCCCTCTTCCATATTTTCTAGGCTTTCGCCTAAATCTTTGTCAGCCATTGCCCTCTCCTTTATTTTTCATACTGCTGTCTTACCATTTGCTCATGTAATGCATCACTTGCGCCATTAAACAATCTAGAATTTGGATTGTCATAATTCTGTTGCCCTGCATATATGTCTTTAGGTGCATAAAATGCTCCGTCTGCTAATCCGTCTGATTGATATGCTCTAAAGTTTGGATTGTAACCCATCAGTGCTGCATTAGCATCTTCGTTGTCTGTGCCTGCTAGTGCTTCTGCAACTAGTGCATCTTCTTTTGCATTTTGATCTTCAAAAGACTCTGTGCTTTCTTCTATTGCGTTTTCTACAATACTTGACTCTAAATCTTGTACTCTAGCAAGAGCAAGGTTAATTGCACTATCTACGGCTGCAATATCAAAGTTAGAATTAACAACAAGCTCAATTGTCAAACCACCTGTGTCTCCTGGATCATTTGATTGTCCTGGTGTAGACGATATAACAACATTCATTGCACCTGATTCTCCAAAACTGCTAGGTAAACCTGTTGTGTCTGTTGTTGTGTCTGTTGTTGTACCCATTGCAACTGCTTGACTTTCTAATGAACCACTACCATCATCGCTTCCGCTCATAGATTGCGATCCAAAATCTTGCGATCCTGTAGAACCTGTACTTGCAACACTAGTGTCTGAACTGCCTGTTGTGCTGCTGCCAGTGTTTGTAGTTGTATCTGAACTTGATCCTACTACGTTTGATGTAGTAGCTGAAGAAAGGTTTATATCTGTAGTTGAACCTGCAACAACTGCTGTTGCTGTTGCAGTTTGTTCTGCGTTAACTGCATCTGCTGCTGCTATGTCAGATTGTATATCTGCGCTTGTTTGTTCTGCGGCTGTCACACTTGCTTGTGAGTTTGCAACTGCTCCTGAACTTGCTGCGCCTGCTACGTTGTCTGCTGCTGCAACTGCGGCTGCTGCTACACTCAAAGGATTAGCACTAGGTGCATTAGACGCTGATGATTCTTCTTGTGCCACTTCTTCTGTAGCTTCTTCTACCGCTGTTTCTTCTACCGCAGCAACTTCTTCTACCGCAGCAACTTCCTCAACAGCTTCTTCTATTGCTGCTTCTTCTGCAACTGCTTCAGATGTTGTAGGATCACTTGCTGCGGCGACTTGTGTGCTTTCTTGTGTTTGCCCAGTGCCCACATCTTCAATAGTTTGCGTTTGAGTTTCTGTAACTGTTTCACCTAATGCCTCTTCTAATGCTCCTGATCCATCATCTAATGATGCTGTTGATGTTTCTTGCACTGACTGTAAGAACGCTTGATCGTCTGTTGTTCCTGCAGGATCTGCTGTACTAGAACTTGCAATCATTTCTAGTAGTGCATCTTGTTCTGCTGCTAGTGCATCTGCGTAGCCAGGACACGTAGGATCACTTAATGGATCTAAGTCACAACTATTATCTTCTTCTGGCGGACGATAAACATACAATCCGTATACCTGTCCTTCTCTAAATTCTGGTCCCCAGTAACCTGCCCAGTAACCTGCATCTTGTCCGTATACTTCAATTGTTACTGTATCAACACCTGTTTCGTCTGTACCAAATGCTTGTGGGAATAGCTGCCGTCCGTTCTTTTGTTGCCAGCTTGCTATTTTATACGAGTAATCATATTCTCTTGAATATAGTTCATTGCCTGCTGTGTCTTTGAATGTTATTGTAACAGTTAATGGATCTTGAGAAGCAGTTTGATTTGTACTTGTATCGTTTGCGTTGTAGTTTTTAACTTTCCATTGGTACAAGTATCCAACAACATCAATCCCTACACTGCGTAGTGCATCAGCAATTACATCTTGTGTTTGGCTAATGGTTGCTGCTGTATAACCAAAACGTATAGCACCGTCGCCGTTGGTACCAATGTTAGCACATTGCCCGCCGCTGGTTCCGCTCCACGAGCCGTCGCCATTGTTATCTGTACTTTGTATTAAGCATCCTGAGGTTGCACTCCAACTGCTTGCACTATTGTTTAACAGTGGATCAAAGTAGGTTCTGTCTTCTTCAAGATAAGTAGGATCGCCAGGCAAGACATAGATATAGGAAGTATCTACTGTACCAGTAGTACCATCACTAAACGTAGTTTCCTGTGCTAAACTATTAGAGGCCCAAAAGCAGGACCATAAGCCCAGCGCCAAGGATGCCTTTAACAGCACCTTCCGCTTTGTCATTACGTCTTGTCTCCTGTTCTATGTTTGTTGGTTGTAGTTCAGGATTTAGTTCCCACTTTTCTTTTGCCTCTGCACCAATAGAACCATCAAACGGGCAAGGCGTACCTGCCATTTCCATAGCACGATATACACTTGCATCTTGACACATTAGCGCAACTGCTGCTACCTTCATACCCATATTGTAGAGTGTTTTAGAATTTTTAAGTCTCTCACAATTTAAATCACGAACGTGTCCGCCGCCTGACGCACCAAGTATTTGTGTCTGTACAGCCGCAGAATATGTCACAGTACAAGTATCATTGCCGCCTAACATCACAGTAGGTGCAATAGCACTTGGTGGAGGTGATATGATTTCTTGTCTTATATCACTTGTATTGTTATTGTTATTATTATTTGTATTATTATTTGTATTATTGTTTGTATTTGTACTTGTACTAGTGTTTGTGTTTGTATTATTGTTGGTATTAGTATTAGTATTATTACTAGTAACATTACTTGTGCTATTAACTGTTTGATTGATGTTTGAATCAGTAGTTTGATTTACATTTTGGTTAATTGTTGAATCACTAGTTTGATTAATAGTTGTATTGTTGGTGTTTGTATTTGTATTTGTGTTTGTATTGTTTGTGCCACCACTCAATATATTATTATTTGTGTTGGTAGTTGTACTATTAATAGTAGTGTCGTTAGTATTAACGTTTGTGTTAGTATTAGTATTATTTGATGTACTGTTAACTGTGGTGTTATTTGTATTCAAATTAGTATTAGTATTTGTAGAGGTAGTTGTACTGTTAATAGTAGTATCGTTGGTGTTCAAATTGGTATTTGTGTTGGTTGTTCCGCCACTTAGCACATTGTTATTTGTATTGGTACTAGTAATAGTTGTATTATTAGTATTCAAATTCGTGTTGGTGTTTGTACTATCAATTGTTGTATTGTTAGTATTAGTATTTGTATTGGTACTAGTAGAGGTACTGTCAATTGTACTAGTATTAGTGTTGGTGTTATCTGTTGTTACGTTACTATTTGTTGTAGTTGTTGAGTCATTGTTCGTAGTGACATAACTAGTCGAATCGTAACTGGTTCCGTCTATTACAGTTTGTGCGCTTGTTTGTCCATTTAGTGCTACCAATAGAGCACCTATTAGACCATATTTTATTATTTTATTCATTTATTTTGCCCTCAACTATTTAGGTTGAATACTTGCCCACTAATATTTATCGGTCAAACTGTTAATAATTTAACACCTACTTAATAAATAGTATATGAAGCACACACCTCAAGAAGAACAAGACGCACTATTTGAAATATTTGACGAGTTAAATTACAATCATAGCGCAAATGCAGTTAAATCATTGCCTGACGAAATTGACGATTTTATCATTAATAAAGTAAAAGATGCTCTTATACAAGAAAATTGGAATCAAACTAAGGCAAGCGATTGCTTAGGTATCAAACGTACTACACTAATTGCTATGTGTAAGCGTCTTAAAATATTTTAATGATCGTAAACTACGGTTCTGTTTGGATCAACTTTTACAGGTTTACAATACGCTGTTATTCTATGTTCTGTAGGAACTTCCCATTTGCTTCCATAGTTTCCATATTGTCTTACTACCCGTTGAGCATAATACTGACAAACATCTATACTTCTAAAATACATAGGATTAGGTTCTTGTTTATCAGCTATCAATACCATCAAAATAAATGCGTGAATCATTTACCATTTACCTTGACTTACACCTAAGATCCACATATTTTTTCAACTAACATTTTTTTAAGATATTCTCTACCTTTAAGAAACTCTGTTATCTTGTTGTTTGTTTCAAATGCATTAGTTGTAAGTGGCATTGCTTCGCCAACCATAACTGTATCTTCAGGTAGTATCTCTGCAACGTGTAGATCTTTTTTAAATTTTACCATTTACCTTGTCCTACTCCAATATAATAAAACACCACTGTCAAAATTCCTGCTCCAATCACTGCTGCAATTAAGCCTACAGTCCATTCTAGTATTTTCTGCTTACGTTCTTCTGCTGCGTAAACTGCTTCTTTCTGTTGTTTACGCATTTGTGCTTCAATACGAATTATTTCATCCCAAGCACTTGGACCGTAGTATAATGAAATGTAACTGCGTAGTTCTTCACGCATTTCTTTGGCTTTTTGTTTATGTCCCCAGATTTCTAATGCATTTTGTTGTATTTGGCTCGAGCCAAATAGCTTCTTAAATATCGGAGGATTTTCTGCTTGTTTGTGTGCAAAGTCTAAATCAGAAATGGCCTTGGACCATTGTCCAAGTTGTGTTCCCATGTCTTGTATTTCTCTGCCTACAGAGATTGCTTGTTTGATGCCATTGTACGCTGCGGTTGCCATTCCAATGGCGCTGACTGGATCTATCAAATAATGCCCTTTCTTTGATAGAAGAGCCCTCACGCTCTACAACAGTATTTATGCAAAATTCTAATTATGCTGCGTTACTAACAATTAAATTTACTGCCCACATTAGAAACATAAAACAACCTATGCAGGAAACACCTATGATAGTTCCGTCTATAATCAACGCTTGTTTAGCTGCTTGTCGACGTGCTTCTGCTATTCTTGCTTCGCGAATGCGTCTACGTTCTAACATCATATCTTCGTAGAATTGGACTTGTCCAGAATACAATAAGAACTCCCGTAGTTCTTTTTCTAACTGCATAGTTTTGTGTTTTGCTGCTGTTATTTCAAGTGCTTGTGCTTCTACACTTGTACCGCTGAAAAGTTTTTTAACTTTGGACCCTTCTCTATGTTTGACACTTGCTTCTGCAATACTTTCTTTTGCATCAAAGAATTTACCAAATGCTTGGGCAACGTCTTGGGCTTCACGCCCCATTTCTATTGCACGTTTAATGCCATTGTAAGCAGATGTTGCCATACTTACTGCGGCTGCAATTTCTATCATTGTCTCTCCTTGTACAACTTTATAGTTGTATCGTTGGGGTCAATGAGCTTGGGTACACAATATGCTTCAAGTTTAATCGTGGGAGGTTGATATCCAGAGTTTCTTCGTTTGCTAGACACAACGCTGTCAGCAAAGAATCTACATCTATTGATATCTGTGAAATACATATCATTCGATACTATGTCTCCGTTAACTAAAACAGTTAACAAGAATACGTGTATCAATACCTGCGCCCTCGTGGGTACTATTAATACATCAAGCCCTCAATGTATATGGTATTTATGTAATTTAGTCATAAAAATAGGGCCCGTAGGCCCTATTTTGTTTTACTATAAAGCTAAACTTAGCTGAAGCTTACATTACCGTCGGTAATTCCAACTGCTGCTAAGTAGTCTGCTGCGTTACCTAGAGACGAAGCAGTATTTGATAGCTCAACATATCCATAACGTGTCATGAATGATACTGTTGGCTCAAATGTGCTTGGATCTAGTACAACGCCTGAGCTCATTAGTGGGATATATGGGCAGTAGAACGCTGCTGCGTCTGACTCTGAAGTACCCTTATAACCAACAAGAACGTTAGCATCGTCGCCTGCATATGTGTTCACATATACTTTCATTGCGTTGTTTAGTGTACCAACCATCTTAGTGTTAGTTGGAGCCTCAAAAGCACCTTCAGTTGTACGAGCAAACGCTGAAGTAGTTGCTGACTGTAGAATTGTTAGCGCGAATGGGCTAACAACTGCCCAGTTACCAGCACCACGACGTGTACGCTGTGCAATCAAGTTTGATGCTCTGTTGATTTGAACTGCTAGTGCAGCATGCTCGTCACCAACGAATGTAGCAGTACCTGAAACAGCAGCTTGGTCGTAGTTTTCAACTGTACCACCTGCTAGTGTACCTAGTGAAGCAAGAACTTCTTGGTCAATTTCAGCGGTAATTTCTTGTGCTAGAGCAGCCATAATTTCTGCTTCAACATCAATACCATGCTGTGACTGAGCGTCCTGAGCTGCCTCAAATGTCCAGCGAGCTGACAACTTACGTGTCTTAGCTTCAACTGTTTGCTTGAGGATCTGGATGCTTAGTTGGTTACCAGCAGTACCTTCAGCAGCCGCAGTAGCATTAGCTACACCTGCTGTAGAACCTGAATATGCTTCAGCAATTTTGAATGGGCTTAGAGCTTCTTCGCCTGCTGTTGCACCTGATGCACCTGTACCATATGTGTCAGTGTAACGAACACGTAAAGTATGGATTTGACCAACTGGTCCAGTCATTGGTTGTACACCAACTAGTTCATTAGCAATAACTGTTGGCATAACACGTCTGATCACTGGTAGGATCACACGGTTTAGTGTTGCAACGTTACCCGCTGACGTTGCGCCCGCTGTAGCACTTTCTGACAAGTACTTGCGAGTGTTTTCTAGCGTAGCAGCCATAACAGACTTCTTGTTGCCTTGCAAGCCTTCAAGAAGAGCGTTTTTGGTATCCTGCCAGCGGCTTTCTAATAGTTCTGACATCATAATCTCCTTAGTTTAATCCAGCAAGACGTTTAATATCAACAACATTGTTATCTGTTTCGTCTGCTTTATTTTGTGTCATTGTTTCTGTTCGGTTGCCTGTAACCTCTGTGCCTTCTGTAATTACTGCCTTACGCTTTGCTGGAGTATTTCCATCAATTACTGATGGTAAGTACTTATCAAACTGTTTTTGTAAACGATCAGTTTGTACTGATTCCAGTAAGTCTGTCATAATCTCGCGCTGATCTTTGCTTAGTGGCGCAATCAGTTCGTTCATAATTTTTTCTCTTCTTGCAGATTCAATTAAACGATGTTTTTCTGCGTTAACTGATTCTGTAAGAGTTTTTGCTTTCGCTGCAAATGCTTTAGCTTCTGCAAGTTGCTTGTCTTTTGTGTCAAGTACTTTTAGAAGTTTAGCAGTTTCTGATTTCTCATTTAAGTAAGAAGTACCATATTCTGCTGCAAATGCTTCGAAGATCTTACGACCAAAGTCGTTTCTACGAGCTACTTCAATATCTTCTTTAAGTGCAGTAATCTCTGATTTGAGACCTTTTGCAACCATTTCTGATACTGCTGTAGCACTTCTTTCAATAAAGTCTTTTTTGACTTTTGCGAAATGTTCTTTAGCTTCACGTACTAAACGTACTTTTGTTTCAGCTAAGTCTTTTTTATCTTCATAAAATTCTGCAATTTCACTAGATAGAGCTTCTACAACAAATTCTTCAAGTTTAGCATAATTTTCTGCCATTGCTTGCTTATCTGCATGTAGTTCTTTGATTTCTTGTTGAAGAGTTTCTACTACAAAACCTTTGAGTAGATTTGCATTTTCACGCATAGCAACAGCATATTTTGCTTTTGCTTCTGCTAGCTGTTTGCGATCATCTGCAAACTCTGCAATTTCTTCTGCAAGACGCTCAGTAAGCATACTATCAATTGCTTCAACCATTGTTTGCTTGTCATGCTCATACTTCTGTGCGAATTCTTCGCGAAGTTCAGCAGTCGCAGCGCGGCGGTTTTCAGCAACTTTGCTTTCCCAAGCTTCTTCAATTTGTGCTCTGATCTCTTCTGAAACAACATCGTTTTCGAAAAGTGTTTTCAGTGCATCTATCATTATGTTCTCCTTGTTCACTGGAGTTTGTTGATTATGTTAATCAACGATTCCTTAAGATACTTTTGTGCCTTGTTGTCGTGTTTTGTTGCCTGTGCAAGTTCGTATGCCTGATATCCGCCACGAGCGTTCATAAGGTGCTCATAGATTGGTGTAGGATATGCACCAGGGGCGCTGGGCTGAGCCACAACGTCCACGGTGATTATTTCAAAATCAGAAACGGTATTGCTACCGTCTTCTGAAACATTTCCGCTACCTCTTGATGAAACACCAAGTTTTACACCGCTTTCTAACATAGTTTTTACTAAATTACCCATTGGTGTAGGTAGTATTTTAAGCTTTCCGTAACCATTATTATCGTCCATCCACATTTCTTGTATCATGTGTGATACACGATCTAGGTTTATATTAAGTCCTTCTGGATGATCTACTTCGCCGAGAACACTGTAACCTCCGCTAATCTGATCATTGAGAGTTTTGACAGCCCTGCCTATTTCATTTACAGGATACACTCGCTGGTTAGCGTTGCGAACACCTCCCTGAATGCAAATACCTTTCATGTAAAGGTCTTTGCCATCGTTTGTGTTTTCGACCACTATACGTGCTTGGTCGAATGTCAAATGCTCTCGTAAGTTTCTCATTCAGTTTTCCTTACTTTATTAGCCGCCAATAGTTGGTTTTTTATTGTCAGCTGTCTCTGGCTTGCCCTTTTTCTCAGCGCCGTGGCCAGGTTGTGACTTCATTGATTTTGAAGCCTTTCCACCAGGAACATTTACGTTACCTGCTGAATCTTCTTTTTCAGATGGATTAGCTAATCCGCCTGATGTGCCGCTTTCGTCAGCTGTTTCGCCTTGTACAAGGTTTGAAGCTGTGCCGCCCATGTCGTTTTTGCTTGCTACTGCTGACTTAGTGTTTGCACCATTGTCACCCATTGTAGCACTTACTTTTTCAACATACTCGCGCATTTGCTCGCCTGCTGTTTGTGGTGCTTTTGATTCTTCAACTTCTTCATCTGAAGCTTCTTCAACTTCTTCGTCTGCTGCTTCTTCAACTTCTTCGTCGTCTGATTCGAATGCAAATGATTCTTCTTCTGGCTCTTCTTCGTCGTCCATGTCGCCCATGTCGTCGTCACCGGCCATCATTTTTTCAAATTCTGCTTTTAGGTCTTCTAGCGCATCTTCTAGGTCTTCAACACGATCTTCCATATCGCCTTCTTCACCTTCGTCTTCGTCGCCTTCTTCGTCGTCCATACCTAGGTCAGCCATCATATCATCTGCTGGATCGCCGCCCATGTCGTCGTCTGCTTCTACTTCAAACTCGTCTAGATTAAAGTTTTCGTCTACTTCTTCGTCTGACTCGTCAACTTCTTCATCAGTTGCTTCGTCTAGGTCTTCGTCTGACTCATCTACTTCTTCGTCTGCTGCTTCAGTTGTTTCTTCGTCATCTGACTCATCAACTTCTGCTTCGTCTTCTAGTAGTGATTCATAGATATCGCGTGATTTTTCAACTACGATTTCGTGAAATAATTCTTGTGCTGCTTCCTTGTCTTCATTTACAAGAAGCTCGAGCATTTGCTCAAATTTTGTTGTATCTGACATGATCTACTCCTATAAATTGTAATCACACCTAAGGTGTGGGGCTGTCATATAATATTTAACCGAGATGTAAAAAAACCTACGAAAATAGGCTCAAAACGAAGCAAAAAAATTAAATTTACTCAATATTGTATATTTCTTTAAATTTTTCTACTGTTATGTGAGATAAATTTCCTAATTTTTGTAATTCTTTAGGAGTAAAAGGAATTTCTTCATCTACTACTCGGAAGTATTTAGTATTAGGATTTTTTGAAATAACTGCGTATGTTTGCTTTAACCAATTATTATAATAAGTTGCTTTATCCGAACTTTTTTTATAGTTAGGTGTATCAGCATACATATTGTTAACTAAATTATTAATTCCTACAAAATCAAATCCAAGGATGTATATGTTTTTATAAGAATGCTCACTTGCTAAAAATAATGCAGTAGGACCACTTGACCATCCTTTTGAAGGATTAAAAAAATTGAATCCAGTAAACTTAGAATATGCTTTGTTTGGATTTGTCCAAACACTGTTATTATTTTGATATTTAGATTTGTTTATTTCTACTATCATTTTTACATCAACTGCAATAAGATAGTCAGGAGAAAACTCTCTGTAAAGTGCGTTGCACCCGTAAGTAGTTCCTTTATCAATTAAATCTATTAGAGGAATAGTACTTCTACTAGTACCATTGCCTATTACAAAGGCTGTGTCTTTCAAATTATAATCCGCCAGCTTCCCCTGCTGCTGTTTGAGCAGCAATTCCATACATTTGTCTAATAAAGTGCAAGTCTTCTTGCTTCTTTTCTGTATGTAGTTCGGATGCTTTGCGAATTCTATTAATTTGATATAACTTTAATCTTGTTTTACGAGTATCTTTTTTACTAATAATTGAGTCATCAGAGTCTTCCTCGTAGCGTTTGTCGTCTACAGGATCAACAGTTAAATTATCAAAGTAAAAAAGTTCACGTAGTATCATAGTATTATTTATAAAGTTTGTTCGGTATTTGCTGTAGAACCTATTTGTGTATCTGTAGCACTTTCTGGGCCGCCGTCAGTTCCGCCATCTTCTGACGGTGTTTCTGTAGCACTCTCATCTTCTATATTATCCAAATCTGAGCCAATTCCTGCTGAACTTATACCTGCATCTCTTAATTCTGCATCAGAAGTACCTGGCATTGCAGTTAGATCTTCGTCATTCTCTTCTCGCCATAGACGTTCGTTTTCTGCAATCTCTTCATCTGTCATACCTAAGAAACGTTTCATTGCAAAACGATTTGAAACATATGGTATTGCACTCATTTGTGTAAATGTTGGAATACGTGCATTGTCAATTTCACTTTGACGATATGCTGCAAAGTTTTGCGGTGGTTGAAATTTAATGTCAAACATTGCAACATCAACATTAATTCCTTTTTCTAGCATATAACGTTTAAATTCTTGATTAAACTCTTCTGCAACTAAGCCCTGCAAACGTTCACAATAGGTATTAAAGCGTAACTCCTGGATATATGCTGTTCCCACACGTCCATCATTATATTGTGCTGCTGAATCATCTGCTCCAGTAGGTAGGTACGAAGATGGGATACGTAATCCGCGTACCAACTTATTAGTAAAGTATCTAAGGTCATCAATTTCTCCTAAGTTAGTGCCACCTGGAAGCGTTTCAACTTTAGAGCCTCTACCTTCTGCGGTCTGCGGGAAGAAGTAGTCTTCGTTGATTGATAGAGGATTGTATGATGAGTCTATGACATTCTGACCGCCCCCTGTTGACGATGGGATCCTTCTTTGATGGATTTCCGTCTTAACACGTTCTACAAATTGCATCGCTAAGTGCGATGGCATGTTACCCACATCAACGTAGAATACTCTGCGCTCCGGCGCACGTTGGACACGATAGATAATAATCGCATCCTCAAGCAATTCCTTTTGCTTGTAAACTTTAAAAATAGTTTCTAACAAACTATTGCCAAAAGGAAAGTTATTGTCTAAACCTTCTGATAGTGAAAGGTGTACCATATGTGTAGCATCAACAGTAACTTCGCCGTCGTCTGTAGTAAATCTACTACCGCTCATACTTTGTTGCGGTTTTCCTACCATTCCACGGGCACCACCAGTTGGTTCATATTGTGAACCACCACCACCTGTGATGTTGCCATTTGTTTGGTAAGGAGTTGTAGCTACCATTTCTTTAAAATTAAAATTAATATTTTTAATTACATACTGTTCTGGTAGTTTTCCTTCACTTTCGTTAACAATAATACGAGTTACGTTTGCAGGATCAACATGAAATAATTTTTTAGTTTCTGGATCACGTAAAAAGAATTGATCTCCATATTTGAACACATTTCTTAATATACGAAACATGCGTGTTTCAAAATTTTGTAGCTTACACCATTGTTGTAGATACTTTTGAATAATAGTTGTTTCTGAATTTGTTGCTTCAGATTTAAAATCAATTATAAATGGTGTTTGATTTCTTTTGTTTTCTTGTGTACAAAATTCTGCAAGGATATCTAGTGCTGCATTAACTTCAGAATCTAAATCCATTGTGTTGTACTGTCCGTAACGTTCGACACGATTAGGCGAACCTACATACACATCTGGAAGATATGATGAGTAGTTAGAACGTGCAGGACCTGCCATCGATCCTCCGCCCCTTGTATTTGTAAATGGAGAATAGGATCCGCCGGGATTATTTCCTGTAGGCACTGGTGTAAAATATTTTTTCCAACTCATTTAGTTCTCCAATTAACTCACTGTCCTAGATATGTCAAGGCCTCTTGCTCGGGTGTTTACTTCGATTTGATTTGTTTTAGTGTTTTGAGCACGTAGCACTGCTAAGATTTCTTGTAAACTACTATTTACTTCTTCTCCACCGGCTCCGCCACCGCCAACTGAATCCATTTTAGCTAATACACTTCCTGCATTTTCGCCTGTACCAGGACCAAATTTATTATCTTTAGCAAGTTCTTCGTTTAATTCACCAAGAACTTCAACCAATTGTTTCATAGCATTAGTATAACTTAAAACACTGTTTACGTCAAGTCCTGTTTTTAAAATATCTAAATTATTTTGTAATCCATCTAAATTTGCAAATGTAGCTATTGCGGATTGTGCATCAGCGAGTGCTGCTCCGCCTTCTGCAGCAGGTGTAACATCTGGTGGTTCTGGAGGAGTTGCACTTGCAACATCATCGCTGCCGCCAAATAAAGATTTGCCTTCGCCGCCTAACCATTTAGGAAGGTATGCTTTAAAGTTTGGCATTTCAAAATCAAATGTAAAGAATCCTTTTACAGCATCTATTATTCCTTGGAACATGCTACTAATACTAGGAAGTTCAAAATTTTCTAAACTAAAGAATCCTGTAATAGTTGCCCAAGCATCTGATAACAAACTAGTTATACTAAAGGATGTTCCTTCTTCGCCACCTCCAAAGCTAAAGAAACCTTTTACAGTTTCCCATGCATCGGTTGCTAGTTGACTAATACTAAAACTAGTTCCATCACCAAAGCTAAAGAAACCTTTTACAGTATTCCACATATTAGTTAATGTCTCAGTAATTGAAAAATTAGAGAACCATTCACTTATACTACTAAATGCCGCGCCAGCATTATCCCATATCTTAACTAACGTGTTGTCAATAAATTCACCAAAACTAAAATTAGCCCACCAATCACCTAAGCTAGTAAACACTCCAGTTACGCTGTTCCATGCATTACTGAGCATTTCTCCAATACTTGTATTAAGCCACCAATCTTTAATACTAGTAAACACTCCGGTTACACTATCCCAAGCTTCTACTAGTTTTTCTTTAATTTTACTTGCACTAAACCATTCTCCAATACTTGTAAACACTCCTGTTATAGCGTCCCAGCCGTCACTTACCCAACCTTTAATAGTTTCCCAACCAAACATCGCTGTTAGTGCTGCGCCTATAGCAAGGAAAGGTGCTGCTACAGGTGCAAACACAAGTGCAGCAATACCCGCTGCTATTCCAATTAACGCAGTATCTAAACTTGGTAATAAGGATTTAAATGCATTGCTTACAAAATCTCCAAACATTCCGCTAAATCCCCCGCCGTCGCCACCAAATAATCCTGCAACATCGTTTTCAAGAACAGTACCATCAGACAGTTTGTCTCCTTTTTTTCCTCCAAAGAGTGCAGTTTTTAAATCAAAATTTTGGAAATTAGAAATAAATGTTTGTATTGTTTCTGTTATATTTTCAAGACCTTCTTTGAATGCAGGCGATTTAACAAAATCACTTAGAGTAGTTGCAAGTTTATCAAATTCTGTTGTAATAGTTTTTAATACACCACCTTCGATAAATGCATCTAGTAATGCACCCCTAAACTGTCTTACAGTTTCTCCAAGTTGTTTTAAACCTTCATTCCTATTTGCTTCTTCTGCAGCTTTGCGTTGCATTTCTGCAAACTGTTCTAGAGACATCTCTGCCATATGTGCAGTTTCGCCTACTATTCCAAATACAGATTCTAAACCCGGTATAGATTTAGATAGTTCTTCTACAGTTGTGTTATTTACTCTAGCATATTCTTCTAGATCTTGACGAACTCCAACAACAAAATTATTAAGTTCTCGCGGATTCATATTTTCAACATCGTCACCTAATTGTGCAAATGTATCACTAAACTGCATTAGTCTTCTAGTAGACTCATTAGTCGGAATACCATCATCAAAGTCAACTAGTGCATCTGCAAGACCTTTTGAAATACCGCTTACTGTACCTATGTTTGCACGGAAACGTTCGCCTTCTTCACCGGTGTATCTGCTCATTGCTGCTCTAATTCTTATGTCAGCCTGTTGTGCTTTTATTTCTTCCATTATCTGATCGCGGCGTTTACCTGTTGCAGCAGATAATGCATTAAGTTGTTCACCAAATTCAGCTGCATTTTTAGCTGTTATTCTACCCTGTATTCTATCTCGTGTAAATGCGCCTGCTTGAATGTCTGCATAGTCTACTAATAATTCGTTTAATTCAGTTGATGTAAAACCAAGGCCCATTAATGCTCGACCTGGACCGTCACGTAGTTCTTTACTCATTGCTGCAAATGACTTTGCACCTGAAGCTACATCTGAACCAAACATTTTCATTACCATCGAATTTTCAGAAACTAGATTAACAAATTCATCTAATGGCATTGCAGCAGCAGCCGATGCTGCTCTAATATCATTTAATCCGTCGCCAAAACGTGCACCTACTGCACTTAATTCTCTAAATGCAGACATATTTGAATCTATCATTCCGGTTAATAGGCTTAAATGTCCTCCTACAATAGGAATGTGTTTGGCAAAGTCAGACAGCTCGTCTCCGCCAAACATTAGTTCAGTAGTTAGATTTTTTAAAGAAGCACCTACTGCAAATAAACCTGAAACAGCAGCATCTGATAATGCTTGTCCAAATTTTTGTAGTTTAGATGTGTTGTCTTTTAGATTTTCTGTATTTTTTTCTCTAGAGTCTGCTTCAGTATCTATAATTTTTATACCGTCTTTTTGTGCCTGGGTATAAAGTTTTTGAGCTTTAGCAGCAGCCGATTTTCCTTTCTCGCCGCCTAGATCTCTCATTGCAGCCAGCAGATTTTGAAGAGTTGCTTCGCTAGCAAGGCCTTCACCGCCTACATTAGTAATTTCTACTTGTTCAGCCAAAACATTAATTCCTAGTTAACTACGTATATAAATAAAATAGATACATATTTTTATAATTGTATTTATACGGAGATAATCATGGTAGAATTTAACCCTACACAATATGAGGACAATCCTCTAAAGAAATACTTTAGACAAGCTAAAGTATACATTACATTACCTAGTCAAGGCAAATACTGGCCTGCAGGTACACTAGATATGCCAGACAACGGTGAATTACCAGTATATGCTATGACAGCAAAAGACGAGCTTACTATGAAAACTCCTGATGCACTTCTTAATGGCGAAGCAACTGTAAGTGTTATTCAAAGTTGTGTTCCTAATATAAAAAATGCATGGAAACTACCAAGTGTTGATCTAGACGCTGTACTAATTGCAATTAGATTAGCTACGTATGGCGACAAGATGGATATTAATACTACTGTTCCTAATATTAATGTTGAAAAAAGCTATACATTAGATCTAAGACAAGTATTAAATTCTCTTGTAACAAATACCTTTGAAGATATTTTTGAAATCAACGACATGAAAGTACATCTAAGACCTCTAACATACGAAGAGTTTACAGAAGCTAGCATGAAAACTTTTGAAGAACAACGTATTTTTGCACTTGTTAATGACGATGGTATTCCTGATTCAGAAAAAATTAAAAAGTTTAATCAAAGTTTTATGAAACTTACCGAACTTACTGTGTTTACAATATCAAAAAGTATATCAAGAATAGACGTAGGAGATGATTCTGTAACAAATCCTGCGCATATTCAAGAATTTATTGAAAATGTAGACAAAAGTTTTTATACAGAACTTACAGAGCATTTGAATGCACAAAAAGATAAATTTTCTATTAAACCATTAGAAATTCACAGCACTGACGAAGAAATAGCAGAAGGTGCTCCTGCTAAATGGTCAGTACCAATAGTGTTTGACCAATCAAATTTTTTCGCATAAGGATCTTACCCCTTAGTCTGGGTGAGATCCTAGAAGAATCCAAAAAGATTGAGAGTCACCAAAAAGAAATTAAATCAGAACTATTAAAGATTTGTTGGTATATGCGAGGTGGTGTTACTATTGATGAAGCATATATGCTTTCACACGAAGACAAACAACTTATTGGTGATATAATTAAAGATAATTTAGAAACTACTAAGAAAAGCGGTTTGCCCTTCTTTTAATTTTTTGTTTTTATACTTTTTAAAAGTTGATCAGCAAGCCTACGCTTTTCTTTAGCATTTAATCCAGCAGCAAGTTTCCTTGCTTGTGCGTAATTGCTAATTTTTGGATTTTCTTCGTCGTTGCTACTTGTTGCAGTATCTTGCTTAGGGGTAACTTGTTGCCCCGACATTTTTCTTTGCACCTTTACTTTAAAAATATTATCAATGCGTTTTGGAGTCATTGGATCACTAGTACCAATATCACTAGTGTCTACATTTTTTGTTTTAAGAAATGCAATAACATCATCAGTTGTTGCTGTTTTTACACGCTTTCCTTGAGCGCCAAGATATGATCCTAGTTCATTTTTAAGATTATCAACACTGGCTTGCATATCAGCAGCACCTTTTTTCTCTGCTTTGCGTAATGCCCTACTCCTTTTAGTTAAAGGGATAAATTCATCAAGTTCTAAATTAGACATTTCATTAATTTTCATAGTGTTAATATCTCCTATAACATATTTATGTAATTCGCTATGCGAATTAAGTTTTCGCTATCGCTCAAACTATTACACTTCGTTTGTTGATATAAGTTATTATGAAGAAAACACATTATTACGAAGTAATAATGTTTAAGTTTCATGTAGATTGTTTCAGTCAGACGGAACCTGTTACGGTTCCATCAAACTCAAGAAAATGCTTCATGTGAGTCCGCTCCAGCCGAGACTTGGAAGTAGGTGTTTATCTGCTACACAATGGGCTCTGACCTTTCCCAACCTACGTCGACATCAAAATATAGCTTACAAGCAATAATTCTAAATTATAGCTAATACACTATACTTCTACCCGTTGCTTCGTTCCTAGTGCATACGGTTTTTATGTGTAATGTGCAGTTTTTCGACAGCCAACAATCAGTCTACGTCAATCAAACGCTCTACTACCGAACGCCGCTCAACGTGTTACGTGTGCTCCTATACGGATGCTTTTTCCACAGCGGTATTTCTAAACTGGCCCGCCAACCTTATGTGTTGGATTGTTTTGCCTGTATGGTGTGTTCTAATAGAGCTTGCTTTAGTTTGTCTGAGCCGCCAACTCTTACGTTAATAATTCCGTTATAATACTCATCTGTTTCTAATACACGGCGCTCAAACTGCTCTCTTGCCTCAAGGTAAGACATCTCACCTCTGCCTTTACATAGGTATAATATTTCTCTAGTGAAGTTTTCTGGGCCTAGTGCTTCAACATCAGCTTGTAGTCTATCAGATGAACCCCAATAGTCACGCCAGTCTGATTCTTTATAGCCTCTGCGTTTGTTTTTTTTGCCTTTGAGAGGTGGCTTAGTTGTTTTAAACTTTGCTAGTTTTTTGCCTACATACTTTTGCCCAGTGGTAAGATTGGTTATGAGATAAACAAATCCTTCATACTCGTCAGGTATTATATCAATTTGTTTTCCTTCATAAGTCCACTGCATGAACTTACTTACCGATGCCTATTTTAATTTTCTATTTTTTTGGTTTTTCTTGTAGTGTTGTGTTTTTCGTGTATCTCTTCCATGCGTTTTTTTGCTAAATCCCTAATATCACGTAAGCATTTTCTTACATATCTATGAGTTCGCACAGAATTGCGTTGTTCAAAAACTTCATTTGCCTTAAAGTATTCTAAATAAGCCTTTACTAGTTTGTCTTGAGTGTCTTCCATTATTCTACAATATCTACATCGTTTGCATATGATGTAAAGCCATTTTCCTTTATAACTTTTAGTACGTGATTGACACGACCTACTAATTCGTCTTTGTGACTAATTAAAAATATATTTTTGTTTCGTTCTCTAGTCATTTTCTTAAGGATGCCTAGAGAATTCTCAACACCAGCAGTATCCATACCACTATCAATCAACTCGTCAATAAACAATAGATTAATATTTTGATATAACGACTCCCAAACATCACGGAATGCAAAACTTAGTCCAAGTATCAAGCGGTTACGTTCACCTCTTGACAAATTATCAAAGTCTAAGTCTTGTCCTAGTTGGGTAATTTCTACATTTAGATCATTCTGGAACACTACTTGGTGTGGTAAGCCTAGTTTATCAAGATAATATGTGAGCCTGTTGTTTAAATATGCAAGATTCTGATCAATAATCTTCTTACGAATAAACGAATCTTTGTTTGTAAGTAGTTTTAACAAAAATTCTTGGTGTTCCTTGTACGAAGTTAGTTCGTTTACTGGTTCCCAATTAATTTCTTGAAGTGCTGTTTCTTTTAGATCATCAATTTGTGCTTGATAAGGATCGTCTTCTTGTTCTTTATTGTCAAGTGCTTGCTTTAAGTTGTCAACATTGCTTCTGTGATCGTAAGCTTCTTTAGCAGTTTCGTAAAATGTATTAGGTTTGCCGTTGATATCTCCAATATCTGCTAACCCTTTTAACACATCTTCTAGTTTATCAGCAACTTCTGTTTGATATGCTATTGCATCGTTTAGTTCTTTTGTTTTTCTTGACTCAATTTCTGCTTTTTTATCTTCGTGTAGTGCTTGTCCGCACGTATAACAAGTAGCATCGTCAAGATTTGCGATGTCTTTTTCTGCCTTTTCAACAGATTTAGTGGCACGTAGTAATGCACTCTCTAGTGTGCCTTTTTCTTTATTAAGAGCCAAAATAGCATTGTTCATTTCTGTCCAATTTGCTAGTTTTTCATGTGCATCTAATTCTTGATCAATATCAACTTTTTCTAATTCATCGATACCTTTTTGTAATTTTGAAATGTCTTGTTCTTTTTTTGCAGTCCATGCACGTTGTCTACTAAACAACCCATCTATGCTAGCTTCAATTTTTTCATTTGCAGATTTTATTGCATCAATTTTTAGCGTTTCTTCTGTGATAGAGTCTTTTGTAAATTTAATTTTGTCTTTAAGTGCGTCTGCTTTTTCAGTTAGTATAGTAATACCAAGTAATTGCTCAATAATAGCACGTTGATCGTTTGCTCTCATTGATAAAAATGGTTCTGAATATGTATTAAGAGCAACAACATGTTTAAACATGTCGTGACTCATGCCAAGCAAGTCATTAATTGTTTCTTGTGTTTTACGACTATCACCTTGTGATTCGTCTGTGAGCTCTTGTTCGTGATCATTTACAAAGAATTTAAGTATATTAGGAGATCTACCTCGTTCAATTCTGTAATCTTGACCACCTTTTTCAAAATGAAGTGTAACTAACATACCTTTTGAGTTAGTTTTGTTAATTAAATTGTTTCTTTTGATATTTGTAAGTGCTTGACCGTATAATGCATAGGATAATGCATTAATTATTGTTGTTTTACCTGTTCCATTACGTGATCCTGCATCGTCACCGCCTTGATCTAAGTTTTCTCCAAGCACAAGGGTTAATTGCTCATGGTTAAAATCAACTGCTTGAGTTTGATTACCTACACTCATGAAGTTTTTTACAGTTAAATCTTTAATTTTAATCATTTATTGCTCTAATCCATTATAAATGTCTAATAACATTTTTTTATTGTAGTTTTCTGTATCTAATTCTGAAATTTCGTTTGCTACAATTTGATCTACACTTTCAAATTGTGCAATATCCAAATCTGTTGATATTTCTTCAATTTGTTTTTGGGGAATAAGTGTAATTTCTCTACAGTTGTATTCAGAAATAAATGTTTCTTTGATAAAACTTGCTTCTTCATACGAAATAGGCAGGTCTAATGTTACACGAAGGTACATGTTTGGCTTGATTAGTGTATCTTTCTCATCAATCAGCTGTGATAGCTTAACTGTACGATACTTTGGACACTGTGGCCAGTTGATATACTCTGGTTCAGCATCGTTTTCTCTGTCCAGTATCATCATACCACGGTCATCATCCCAAGCATCTGCATAGTTGTGTGGGAAAGCATTGCCAATGTAGTGGATCTTACCCTGTTTCTGCCGTTTGTGAAAGTGTCCTGAGAACACATACTCTTGATTTTCAAAATGTTCACTCTTTAGTTCACCGTGATCAGGCATTTGTACCATAGCGTTCATATAAAAGCTAGGCAGTTCAAAGTGTCCGAACATGTACTTAGATTTTACCTTGTTTATCTTTTTCCATTCGTCTCCAACAAGCCACGGAACAAGTGCTACATCATCTTCTACAAGCATTTCGTCTACAAATGTAACGCCTGGAATGTGTTTACCAAATATTGTAGAACTTACTTCACGTTTGTCTTTGTAATACAAATCATGATTGCCTACAAACATGTAAAATTTGTCAAACGCTGACCCTAGTTTTTCTAAACTACGAATTGTTGCGTCCATTGTAGTAAGATTTAATGAATTACGATTGTGATGCCAATCTCCGCAGAAAATAGCAGTCTCACAACCGTTTTCATGTGCAGTTTCGATAAACCAATCTACAAAATTTTCACAGTCGTCGTTATGAATACGACTATTGCCTTTTAAACCAAAGTGAATGTCTGTAAAAACAGCAGCTTTTTTAAACAAGGTAATATCTCCATTTATACTGTGTTTAAGTATACGTGGATTTTAAACACTTGTCAACCTTTTTTTGTTGGAAAAGCTGACATGCTAGCTTCTTCATTTCTTTTAATACTTGCTTCCCATTCGCCTTCGTGCTGTCTTGTATAAGATGGATTTAATCCATTTTGTTCTAATATATCGTCACGTATATTTTGATTCCGTTTTTCAATGTTAATAACACGGACAAAAGAGTTAGTAACAGCAGCAGTGTAATAAGCAAAAGGATTGTTAGATTTTGATTCGTCAAACTGTAAGCCAATCTGCGAAAGTTGCAGGATTGCCTGCCCCTTCATTTCGTCATTGTAAGTATATCCGCGAACATTTCCTCTTGTTGCATAACGATCAACTAGTTTCATCCACATTAACGCTAAATTATCTGTAGCTTTTCCGTGTTTATGACTAAAATGTCCATTTTCCATACCACCTTGCCAATGACTTTTGCCAACACAGATTAGTTCACCGTCTTCGTTAAACTTATAGTGTTGAAAAGGTGGAAAATTTAATTTTACTTTTGTATCTGCTATAGTTTTAGGATTCTTTTTACGTCCTGGCTCTTCTGGAATATGATCAAATGTGTTTATACGAAAGATTAATTCTTCTTTAGTAATAGATCTATAGTCTACTTCGCATTCCGCTTGTTTTACTTTTTCACCTGCTAGCTTACGTCTTTCGTAATCTTCAGAACCTAACCGTTTTGCCTTGTTTCTTTTAGCTTCTGCAATAGTTCTGATGTTAATTTTGTCTACGCTATCTAAGATTATATCATAATTAGCATAATCTTTTTCTACAAAACTATTAAATGTATTTTTTGATCTATGTATTTCTTTTAAAATGTCTTTATTGTTAAGATAATTTTTCTTTTTCATACCTTCTCCATTGGCTAACAGTATTTATTATAATATACGTAGTTAAAAAAGTCAACTAAATACTTATGGAGATACGCCATTATGTCAATTTTTAGTTCATTCAATAACTTAGCAAGCAATATTATAGGAAGTAATATTGTACAAACTGCCCAAAGTGTAAGCAGAGTAACCTCTAGTCTCAACACAGCAGTAACCTCATTTAGAAATATTTCTTCAGGGCGGGGCAGTACACTTGACAATGTTGCGAATGCACTAGGAGCAGTTGATACTTTAATCAATGGCGGCAATGGTTCTTTGGGACAAGTTGGATCCGCGATACGAATGGCATCGAACGCCTTACAAAATGTAGGTTACGGAGCATCACCTCAGGGAAAAACATTTACAAGGGCAATTATTAGAGATGATTACACAACTGTTGATGCATTAGATTGGCGTGTAAAGATTACAGCACCTGAAAATTTAATACAAGGTGATATATTACGTCCGATAGCAAGCACAGGAAATAGTATGCTGTTTCCTTTCACTCCTACAATTATTTTAGGTTCAAGTGCAAACTATACATCAGTGCATCCTACACACACTAACCACCCTTTTTATGCTTATGAAAACAGTCAAGTAGATAATATTACTATTACAGGAGAGTTTTTTAGCGAAAATGATGACGATGCAAGATATTGGGTAGCATGTTTGCATTTCTTAAGAACAATGACAAAGATGTATTATGGTCAGAGTAACGACTTAGGAAATCCTCCACCTGTTTGTAGACTAAACGGTTACGGTAAACATGTTTTCAATAATGTTCCTGTACTAATATCTAATTTTACTACTGATATGCCAGCAGATGTAGATTATATTGAGTGTGATATAAATGGTGAAGTAACATATGTGCCTACACAAAGTATTTTTACTGTTACAGTAATACCAAATTATGCAAGAACAGCTCATAGCAGATTTAGCTTAGAAGCATTTGCTAGAGGAGACTTTATAAACTCAGATGAAGGATTTATCTAATGGCTGGATTAACTGACGCAAACATTGATAAAATAAAAAATAAAGGTCCCTACGGAAAAACACCTATTACTAGTGCAGGATATTTAGATATAATGAGAGCTAGACCTGTTCCTGTAGCAGGCGATGACATTTTATATGAGATAACGCCTGCTTATACATACCGTCCAGATTTATTAGCTTTTGATTTATATTCTAGTAGAGAACTATGGTGGATTTTTACACAAAGAAATCCTGATATATTAAAAGATCCAGTTTTTGACTTTGTTGCAGGCACAAAAATCTATCTGCCTCAAAGAAAACATTTAAAAAGTATTTTAGGAGCATAAATGGCATCTATTTTTGCAAACACAGGTGGTGCACTTCTTGGTGCTATAAACGATGCAGACGATGTTGCAAAGGCTATTACTACGGCAACAAAAAATACTAGTTCAAATGTTTCTGTTACAGGTGTAAATGCTGTTGGATTTGAAAATACAAATGAAATAATAAACAGAACTGCTCAAGAAGTTTCAACAATGTTTAAAAACAGTAATGCTATTACTGCTGCAACAACAGGTGCTGCTAATAATGTTTTAGCAAAAGTCCAAGCAGGCGGCTTTAATTTTTTACAAGAGTCGGGCGCACTAAAATTAGATAATATTTTGAGTACTGTAGCTGCTAACCCGGGAGCAGATCTTAAACAAGCAATTAATACAAATTTAGATTTAAGTATTTTTGACGGAATTGGTTCTCAAGAACTAGATAAAATTGGTAATGCTATAAGTAGCAAAATTGGTAACTTTAATTCTCCAGGAGATTTTGTTAAAGGATTTAGTTTTGATACACTTAACAATATCGTAGGTGGATTTAGTGATTTATCTAATTTTACAAACCAAATTATAAATGTAATTCCTAAGGAATTTGAAACTATTTTAGGTGCCGTAGGAGGTACATTTGATGTTCTAAGAGAACTAGCAGATGAAATAGAAGACAGAAGTGGTATAGGAATATTTTCTAATGCATTAGCATCAGGCGGTAATGTTACAGGCACATCCGGAAAACCAAACTTTATAAGTAATCCATTAAACGAATTCAATTCTTGGAACTATGTTATTACTTTAGGTATACTTTCTACAACTGAACTCAATAATCCTTTAATATTGAAAGAAAATGGAGATTTCCAAAAAATAATTGCTAGGACAGGAGGCGGCCACTATAATAAAAGGCACCGAATTCCTATAGAAAACGAAATCGGCGGCGATGCTGAATATTTTATAGATAACTTAACTACAAAAGGTGTAATACAACCTAACCAAAAAACTGGAACAACAATAGGTACTGATTTGCGCTTTGAAGTAAGTGAACCTTATAGTATGGGTAATTTTATACAATCGTTAGTAACAGCCGCAGGAGACCTAGGTTACAGTAATTATAACAGTGCTCCGTTTTGCATAAAAATAGAATTTGTAGGGTGGAGTGAAAACGGTACACAAAGTATTACACCAGTACAAGCCCCAGCATATATTCCTATACAGATTATAAATGTTAACTTTTCTGTTACAGGATCGGGCTCTACTTACGAAGTGCAAGCAGTTCCTTATAGTGAAATTGCTCTTAGCGACGAAGCAGCTGAAGTAAAATCGGATATCAATACTGTAGGAACAACTGTGTCTGATGTACTATCAGGTGTTGATAGGTCTGTTACTGCAACAATGAATCAAAGAAGAGCTGCTTTAGAAGAATCTGGAGCACAGCCAAATGGAGATAGAGTTGTAATTGCGTTTCCTAGAGATCCTTCTGCTATAATGAAAATTGTAGCAGGACAAATGACAGTTCCTGATCAAATTACAAAAACAGCCGCAGAACAACTTCAAATAGAAAAAGGTCTTTCTGAGCTACCAGAAAATGATCCACGCAAGCAAGAATCAATTGACAATGTTGCAGTACCTGCTAAAAATACAATTGCTAATAATTTAGAAAATTATTCAAGAGACATTTCGTTTATGAATGAAATTGGAATAAGTTTGCTTGTTACTGATGATAATCAAGGTGGTACTGCTGCGGCAGCAGATCCTAGTGCATGTTACAATGACGAAGGTGTTGCTGATACTACAACAACTGAATTGTCGGTTGCTGAAAAAGCAAGAGAAAAATCTTTTACAGCAGGAATGCGCATAGATGAAATAATTGAAAAAGTTTTAGTAGACAGTGAATATGCTGCCGAAAATGCTGTAGACAATGCTGATAACGGAATAAGAAAATTATATAGAATTAACACTCATGTGTTTTTAGACAATGATCCTGAAGCAGAAAGAAGATTCGGTAGGATGCCTCGAATTTATGTTTATAGTGTTGTGCCATTTTTTGCTGATGATGCTTCTTTCCAAAGTCCTTCAGGTGTAGCTCCTAATAGAGGCGGTATAAGAGCAGCAGCAAAAAAAGAATACAATTACATATACACCGGAAAAAATGATAGTGTATTAAACTTTGACATTCAATTTAATAATACATTTTTACAAGAAGCTTATGCTAATTTCGGTATGAACTCGGGTGGCCTTGCAAGTAATGGGTCAGACAGAAAAACTTTGCAAAATACAGGCGATCAAAAAGGCGCAACTACAGGAGAAGTAGACGGCAATGCAGACTCAAACGGTGTTGGTGGCGGTTCAGTAAGTGAAGCTAGAAGTTTTCCTATTACAGGAGACAGTAGAACAACAGATATTCGTAAGCGTCTTGCAGAAACATTCCATCACAGATTTTTAAACAATAATGTTGATATGCTTACTGCTTCTTTAGAGATTATGGGAGATCCTTATTTTATTCCTACCCAAACAGGAAATTATATAGGAGACAGAGGTGAAGGACCGTCAATAACACAAGACGGATATATGACATATCTTGAAAATCAAGTGTATGTAATTGTTAATTTTAGAACTCCTGTAGATTATTCTCTTACAGGAAGCAATGTAGCATATTCAAAACTTGTTCCTGAATTTAGTGGAATATACCAAGTGTTAACTGTTGAAAGCAGTTTTAACGGAGGAAAATTTACTCAAACCATAGATCTTGTAAGATCAAGAGGACAAGAAAACGAATCAGGAACATCGCAAGGATTTGTAGGTGTAGCTGACGATGTTTCTGTTAACAACGGTGTAGGAACTACTCCGCCTACGGGCCAAGTTGGCGGCAATGGACAAGGAGCAGTATCTGACGATCCATGCGAATCTCCAATCAAACGAGTATTAACAGAAGTTGGAGATGAAATAGATAATGTTGCAAACAATTTATTTCCAGAAGTTAATAGTGTCCTTAATAATGTACCAACAATTAATATAGCAGGAGTATCTTGGCAACCACCTCAAAATGCATTCCAGTCATTTCCTGGTTTAAGAAAAGATATTGCTGCAATAGAAGCTGATGTAAATAATGCGTTAGGTAAAGTTTCAGCTGATGCTAAAAATGCTCTAAACAATATTACGGGCGTTAAATTTACAGTGTAGAGGATAATAAATGGCAGTAACAGTAAGTGACCAAGACAGACATTTATTAAGAATGATTGCAGACGGAGAAGCAGTTAGGAGTAATCCGTACTGTAGCGTGTGGCCAGGTCATGTAGAACCCTCTCTTACATCAATGACGATATCTCAAGTTCAAGCATATCAGCAACAACGTTTAGATGCAGGCAGACGCTCAAGTGCTGTAGGCAAATATCAAATGCTTAAAGATGTATTAGGTGAATGTGCTGGATACTTAGGATGTGATCCCTTACGAACAGTTTATTCGCCAGATGTCCAAGATGCTATGATCATTCAACGTCTAGTAAAATTTCGTAAGTACGAACAATGGAAAACAGGCAGTATTAATACTGGACAATTTATGGTATTTTTAGCAGCAGAATTTGCAAGTATGCCTGTACCTTATGATATACCTGCAGGAAGTGTTTATAAAAATCAGCCAAAACGAAATCTTAAAAAAGGACAAAGTTTTTATGCTAATGACGGGTTAAACAAAGCTAATCACGATCCTGATACAGTATATCAGCAACTTGAAGATATTAAAAGTGGCGGACGAGGTGAAGTTACTGAAATTGATGTTTCTACTTCAGGCGCCAACAGGGGTTTACCTGCAAGCGGAGTAAGCGAAAGAACGCAAGTTGAACGTGCAGCAGCAGGTTCAGGTGTAGGCGCATATAGAGGCACAAGAGCAGGAGCAGCACCTTTGCCTAGTACCGAACTTCCAAATTATGATAATCCTTATACATATTATGTTATAGACCCTTTAGATGATCGTTATGATTTTAGATCTGGAGAAAAAGTCAAAGATGTTCTTATTCATGGATTAAGTGCCGCAGCAGCAACTCCTACAACTATCACAACTGTAGGAGAATCTAATACAACAACAGATGCAGGTGTTATTGCTCCTAAACCTCCAGAACAAGATCCAGACGCATCAGACCCTAGAGGTCAAGAACAATTACCTGATCTGGTTCCTAAACCAGATGAGCCAGATCCTTTGCCTACAGGAGAAACAGGTAATGCTGATTCTGGTGCACCTGAACTTCCGTATCCTGATGATATTATTAAGGATGCACTTGGTAGTGTGGCAGATATTTTTCCAGATGATATAGGTGATTGCGTTAACGAAGCAGTTACAGGAAATCTTAAAGGAGCTTTAGATAAAGTTTCAAATGGGTTAGTTACTGACGCCAATAATGCTATCAAATTAGCAGAAAATGAGGTAAACAAAGTTGCAAATGAAGTTAAAAATACTGCTAAGAATTGGATCAATACATAATGGCTAGAAACGAACCACCAAGAAAAGGTACAACATACACTAGAAGTACTAGAGAATTGCCTCCAATAAAGGCAGGAGTTCCTTATGAAGCTGTAGTAGTTAATAATCTAGATGTAAACACTATGGGTACACTCGAAGTTGAATTATTAAATTATACTTCTGCAGGAAATCTACCAGAAAGAAGCGGGCAATTAGAAACTGTAAGATACCTTAGTCCATTTTATGGAGCAACACCCAGCGCAGGTTTAACTGAAAATGACGGGTATGAATATACACAAAAAAGTTATGGGTTTTGGGCAGTACCCCCAGATGTAGGTACAAAATGTTTAGTAATATTTGCAGAAGGCAATAAAAACTTTGGATATTGGATAGGTTGCATACAAGACGATTATATGAATTTTATGATTCCTGATGGTCGTGCTGCAACATCGTTAACAACAGAAAATACTCCAGAGCACTTAAAAGGAGCAAAATTACCTGTAGGTGAATACAATAAGCTAGTTGAAACTGGTGAAAAAGTAGATCCTACACTTTTTAATAAACCGTACAATAAAGATTTTACACAGGTGTTAGAAGTACAAGGATTATTACTAGACGAAGCAAGAGGAACAACAACTTCTAGTGCTAGACGAGATTTTCCAAGTATGGTGTTTGGATGGAGTACTCCTGGTCCTAGAGATAAACGCAAAAAATCTCCAAAATTTGAAATAGGTCCAGATGGTAAAAAAGTAGAATTACCATACAACAGACTTGGCGGCTCGTCTATAGTTATGGACGATGGCGATGAAAGATTTGTAAGAGAAACACATGCAGAAGACGGTCCTCCAAGATATGTAAACAAAGGTGCAAACTATCCGGGCGGCGATGAAACTATTCCTCAAAACGAATTATTTAGAATACGTACTAGAACCGGGCATCAAATACTTTTACATAATTCAGAAGATCTAATCTACATATCAAACAGTCGCGGAACAGCTTGGATTGAATTAACATCAGACGGAAAAATTGATATACATGCAGATGATAGTATAAGTGTTATGAGTAACCAAGATATTAATTTTACTGCTGAAAGAGATTTTAATATTGATGCAGGACGTAATATCAATATGCGAGCACAAGCACGATTTAGTGACGGCCAAAAAACAATGGATGGATTGGAGTGCGGAAGAATACAAATAGAAAGTAAATATGATACAAATATATTAGTAGGCGAAACATATAGAAGAAATGTGTTAGGTACTAGTAATATCAAAGTTGAAGAAGATGAATATGTTTCTATAAAAGGAAATTACCATAAAACATCAGGGAATATATTTGATACTTCTAAAGGTGGTTTCCATCAAAAATCTGCACATACATTTTATAGAGAAAGTGCTAGTAATATAAACGATCTTGCTACTGGCAGCTATTTTAATAAAGCAGAAGGTATAAATTTAACATCACTTGCAGACACAAAAATACTAAGTGCAGCAAATTTTGACACAATAACTCAAGGTGCTCAACATACCACTGTTTCGGGTGCATTTGACATACAATCAGATTCACAACATTTTGAAGCAGCTAGTGGAATTAATATGTTAGGCGGAACAGCTATTGCAGGTGATGCGACAAAAATATCTTGGAATACAGGAAAAGCAGTTACAGGCGAAGCAGCAACTACAGCATTAAGTGCAACCGCAGCAACAGAAGCCAAACCTGCGGATTATGTTACTCCTTTAACACAAATTGTATTACCTTATACTTTTCCTGGGTCACAAGATACTGTTCCTTACGAAAGTATACTTACACGAGCTCCACAACACGAACCATGGCCAATGCATGAAAACATGGATCCGGTAGGTCTTAAACCAGAACAGACAGATAGAGAATCTCCAGGACAATTAACTCCTTCAGATAGAATACTTACACCTGATACATTTACAAAATCAAAATCTAATATACAACAAAGTTCGCAAGTTTTAGGGTCATCAGGAACTAATGATTATGGAACTACAGGTGACGGAGCAATTATAAATGGTGAAGTAGTTCCGCCTGAAAATGTTCCTGGGTCAAACGAACTTAGATATATAGAAAATTTTGAGATTGATACTACTAGAGGTGACGGTAGTTACTGTAATAGATTCTTTAAAGGTGACGGTCCTCTTGGAACTATTACAAGTAAGAAACGCGGACTTACTGCACAAGTTGCAGAAATTTGGGTTCCTAACTTCCAAGGCTTTATTGATGCACTAGAAGATAGTGGTTATGAAATTAAAACATTATTAGGTTATTGTAAGCGCAAAATTGGTAATTCTAGCAGATATAGTACACACGCTAGCGGCGCAGCAATTGATATCAACCCGCCAAATCCAGTAAGAAATACATCTCCAAATGGACTATTCAGTCCACGTCCACCTGATGCTCCAAAAACCGATATGCCTGCAGGAGTAGGCGAATTAGCTAAACAGTTTGGTTTAGGATGGGGCGGCGCATGGACAAGAATAGACGATGCAATGCACTTTAGTACAGCAGCTAATGAAGGCGGCAATTATAGATTCCCAGCAGGTATTATTCCGCAAGGTCCTAGTACAGATGCACAAGTGCATACAGAAGGTGACCCAAGGGGCAGAGACTACTATATTGCTCCTTCTAAAGAATTGTCTGAAGAGGAGGAACAAGAATCACCTACAACACCAGAAAATACTAATAATCCAGGTCCTCAAAATAGTGACGGAACGTCTAATGTACAGTAGGTAAATACAATATGAGTGAATTAGAACAAAATCTATATAAAAGAGTACAAGTTCCAAGTACTAATATACAACCTAAACCTTCAAAATCCTACAGAGGGTTTTATTCTGGCGATTCTAATAAAGGTTTTAATCTTTACGATCATGAATTAATTAAACAAGATATTGTAAATCATTTTCATATTAGACAAGGTGAAAAACTAGGTGATCCTTCTTTTGGTTGTATTATATGGGATATATTGTTTGAACCGTTTACTCCTGCTTTGCAAAAAGCTATTATTGAAAATGTAACTTTTATCATAAATTATGATCCTCGTGTACAAGCAGAAAATGTTATCGTAGATACTTACGATAATGGCATTCAAATTACAGCAACAGTTACATTTCTTGACTATGCTATCAGTGAAGAAATGCGTTTTACATTCGACCAGACAGTTGGGCTAAGTTTAAGAAATTAAACACGCACATTATTAATTCATATAAATACTCTATAATAAGGAATTAAGATATGTCTTCAAGTGATAGGCAGTCTAGGCTACTTGTAGCTGAGGATTGGAAAAGAATTTACCAAAGCTTTAGGAATGCAGATTTCCAAAGTTATGATTTTGATAATCTTCGCCGTGCGATGATTAACTACTTGCGTCAAAATTATCCAGAAGATTTTAACGATTACATTGAATCTTCAGAATACCTTGCACTTATTGACATGATTGCTTTCCTTGGGCAAAACTTATCATTCCGTATCGATTTAAACGCTAGAGAAAATTTTCTTGAAACAGCAGAACGCAGAGAAAGTATACTAAGACTTGCAAAAATGCTTTCTTACAATCCTCGTAGGAATCAAGCAGCTAATGGTTTGTTAAAGGTTACCTCTGTAAAAACTACAGAAGCATTGTTTGACAGCTCTGGTATAAATTTATCAAATAATGTTGTAAAGTGGAACGATACGTCAAATAATAATTACTTTGAACAATTTACAAAGATTTTAAATGCAGCATTGCCTGTAAATAATTCTATTGGCAATCCTTTAAAAAGTGCTAACATTGAAGGCATACAAACCCAAAAATATAGATTTAATGCTATTAATACCGACACACCAATTTTTCCATTTACAAAAACAATTGAAGGCGATAGTGTAAGATTTGAAATAGTAAGCACTGATATAGAAAATACAACAATAAAAGAAGAAACACCACTTCCAGGAACAAGTCCTGCATTTTTGTTTAGAGATGACGGACAAGGGCCAGGCAGTTCGAACACAGGTTTCTTTATGCACATTAGACAAGGTGCACTACAAACTGGAACATTTAATGTAAAAAATCCTGTTCCTAACCAAGTAGTTGCTATTGATGCATCTAATATAAATGAGACTGACGTTTGGCTCTATAATATTGATTCAAATGGGTTTGAAACAAATGCGTGGACTAAACTAAGTTCAACAGAAGGTAATAATATTATCTATAATAGTTTGTTTAATCAAGTAAGAAATATATTTTCAGTAGAAAGTAGAATTGGAGATAGAATAAACTTAGTTTTTAGTGACGGCGTATTTGGCAATTTACCAAGCGGTAACTTTAAAGTTTATTATCGTACTAGTATTAATAAATCACTAGCCATAGCACCAGGATCTATAGGTAATGTGAATATTAGTATTCCTTATCAAAGCCGTTCTGGTTCACAGGAAACACTTACTTTAGGTTTAAGGTTACAATATACTATTACAAATGGTACTGGTGCAGAAACTAACGCAGATATAAAATTAAATGCTCCAACTACTTATTATACTCAGAATAGACTTATAACTGGCGAGGATTATAATGTAGGTCCGCTAGCAATAAGCCAAGAGATAATCAAAACAAAAAGTGTTAATAGAATTTCTAGTGGTATTAGTAGATACTTAGATATCAAAGATCCAAGCGGAAAATATAGTACAACAAAATTGTATGCCGATGATGGAGTATTATATAAAGACATTTTTTTAACAAAACAAGACTTTACTTTTACTACTCAAAGTGACATAGAAGGAGTTATTGTTAATACTTTACAAGGTATAGTAAGATCTAGTAATTTAAAAAACTTTTATACAAGTGAATTTTCTAATTTATTAGTATCAGATCTAAATTCTTACTGGAATAGTTTTAGTCAGAGTACTAATAGAAATATCGGAACATTAGAAGATATTGATGGAAATAAATTTCCAGTTGGCACATTTACAGCAAATAATTTAAAAACAATAAAAATAGGTTCGCTTTTAAAATTTACTGCACCAGAAGGCTATCATTTTATGGAAGATGGTACATTAATGGCAGGCGCAGCAGATCATCCAGGGAGTTCAACATATAGATGGACAAAAGTGACTAATGTTGTAGATGACGGAACAACAATAGATTCTGAAAATAATACAGGCGGAATTACACTTAGTGATGCTATTCCTACCGGAAGTTTGCTATCACAAATTGTTCCATTACTGAGCACATTTTTTTCTAATGATCTTAAAATTCAAATCATTGACCAAGCGTTTGCATACAAAGACTTTGCGTTGAGATATGACAGAAATAATTCTGAATGGAAATTAGTACTTGCTGAAAACATTAATACAATAAATGACTTTTCTTTAGGTAAAGCAGGAGATATAACAGCACAAAATTTAGATTCAAGTTGGCTTATGTATTTTAAAACTAACGGAGAAAAATACACACTCACAACTAGAAATTTACGATATGTTTTTGAAAGTGCAGACGAAGTTAGATTCTTTTTTGACAGTGCAGATAAAATATATGATCCTAAAACAGGAAAAATTGTTAGAGATTTAGTTAAAATTCTAAATATTAATTCTAAGCCTGGAACTAATATTCCTTTCACTAAGAACTTTGATTGGAATATAAGTGATGCTTATAGAGATAAAGAAGGCTATGTTGATACAAGAAAAATTCAAGTAGAATTTCACGATCTTGACGACGATAATGTAATTGATAATCCTGACTTATTTAATGAAATAGTAGAACCTACTACGGACGAACAAACAAAATTAATATTTTTAAGAAAGTATACAACAGCAGATGGTGTAGAAGAATATAGATATTTTGATAATGCTAATAATACTATTTTAATCAAAACTAATGAAGCAGCAATTGGCGCTTATAGTCAATACGAAAACGAAAATCAAATTTTCTACTTGTATGAGGAAAAAGTTTTTAAACAATTAAATGCTGCATTAAATAATCTTACTATTATAGATACTTATAAAGCATATATTGGCAGAGATAATCTACGTTTTGAATATACTCATGTTGCTGATAGCAATTACAGAATTGACCCTGCTGTTAGCAATATAATTGATACCTATTTGTTGACAAAAACTTACGATACTAATATTAGAAAATATCTAAACGGAACAATTAGTAAATTGCCATTACCTCAAAGCAATGATGAATTATATAGAAACTTTGGTTCTGAAATTGCAAAAATTAAATCCATTAGTGATGAAGTAATTTATCATCCTGTGAAGTATAAAGTTCTTTTTGGTGAAAAAGCAAAAGAAGATTTACAAGTAATATTTAAAATTGTAAGAAATAAAGATGTAGTTGTTAATGATAATGAATTAAAAGCAGATGTTATAAGTGCAATAGATAGATTTTTTGCAATTGAAAATTGGGACTTTGGTGAAACATTTTATTTTCAAGAATTAGCAGCATATATTATGAACCAATTAACACCTAAATTAGTAAGTATTGTCATTGTACCAAGACAAGGAAGTCAAAGTTTTGGTAGTTTGTTTGAAATAAGATCCGAACCTGATGAAATTTTTATAAGCGGAGCAAACGTTTTTGATGTTGAAATCATAGAAGAACTTACTGCAACACAACTTCAAGCATCGGGCAATACTATCACAAGTGCTTCAGAATCTAATTACGGAGTACAAAGTCGAGATACAAATTCTAGCGGAGGCAACAGTTACTAATGGCTTATAATAACAATCAAAACGAAAGTGCTTTACCAACGCCTAATAGTAAAAAGAAAAAGTCAATAGATTTTTTACCTAAGTTCTTTAGAACAGAAGCTAACAGAAAGTTTCTACAAGGTACTTTAGATCAGTTAATATCAGACGGCGCTGCCGAAAAAGTAGACGGCTATGTAGGTAGAAAGTATACTAGTTCTTATAAGTCTACAGATAGTTATATACCAGAAATTAGTAATGATAGAGAAAACTATCAACTAGAGCCATCAGTAGTTATACGTGATAATTTAGAAAATGTAGATTTTTTAAAAGATTACAAAGACTACATAAACATTTTAAGATATTTTGGTGCAGATACAAATAATCATAATTCTCTTAATACAGTAGATACTTATAGTTGGACTCCGCATATCAATTGGGATACGTTTACAAATTTTAGAGACTACTATTGGCTGCCAAATGGTCCTATGAGTGTTCCTGTAAGGGGACAATCGAGAGATATTACAAGTACATACACAGTTACTTTAGAAGACCAGGGCGATAATGTTGCATATGTATTTAATGATGGGTTTACTAGAAATCCAAAATTAAAACTTTATAGAGGTCAAACATATAGATTTGAAATTGATACTCCAGGACACCCTTTAGCATTTTCTATAAGTAGAACTTTTATACCAGGATTGGCTCTATTAGTTGCAGGCAGAGAAGGAATTAGATCAGATGGATTGTACGGTGCCGACTTGTATGGCAACGAATATGACATTGGTGATTTTATTATTACGCCTGATGCCGGAAGTGTAACATTTGAAGCAGATGAAAATGTGTCAACATTATACAATGATGGTATTACTAAATTTAATGAAGATGGCGACGAAGTTGCAGTTGTTTATGTAGAAAAAGGAACAATTGAATTTACAATACCTGCTAATGCACCTGATAGACTATTTTATATTAGCCAAAATGACGTAAACACAAGTGGCCAAATACGAGTCTTTGACGTTGAAGAAAACACCTTTTTAAATATTGACACAGATATACTAGGAAAAAAATATTATCAAAGTTCAAACGGTGTAGACTTTACAAACGGATTACTTGTTAGATTTCAAGGTACAGTTGTTCCTGAAAAATATAACGAAGGAAATTGGTATGTAGAAGGCGTTGGCGAAAATATTAAATTAATTTCACAAAGAGAATTAGTTATTCCGTCTGCGTATACAGATAATATTCGAGTCCCGTTTGATTCAGAAGAATTTGATGTATCGCCGTTTGCTACAGCAAATAACTATCCTTTAGAAAAAGATTATTTAATAATAAACAGAGCATCACAAGATAAAAACCCTTGGACTAGAAATAACAGATGGTTCCATAAAGATGTTGTTTTAAAAAGTTTCGAATATAATAACATTGCAGAAAATTTAGATGATAATTTTAGAGCAAAACGTCCTATCATTGAATTTAATGCAGGATTGAAACTTTTTAATTACGGAACATTTGCTAAACAAGATGTAGACTTATTAGATAATTTTACAACTGATGTGTTTAGTACTATACAAGGATCGCAAGGATATATTATTGATGGAGTAGAACTAGCACAAGGTATGAGAGTTCTATTCAGAGCTGATACCGATCAATTAGTTAGCGGTAAAATTTATGAAGTTAAATTTATAACTATTGGTACTGAAAGAATTATCAATCTTGTAGAAACTGCGGATTCTACTCCGTTAGATTTAGAAAACGTATTTGTAAAACTAGGTGAAGTATATTCAGGAAAAACTTTTCATTATCATGAAAATATGTGGATTGCTGCACAAGAAAAATTAGCAGTCAATCAACCACCTTTATTTGATTTATGTTGTCCACAAGGAAATGAATATAGTAATACAACTATTTTTGAAAGTTCCACATTTAGTGGCACTAAAATTTTTAGTTACAAAGAAGGCACAGGAACAGTAGATAACGAATTAGGATTTGCGTTACAATATAGAAATATAGAAAATACAGGCGATATTCTTTTTGAATTTAATTTGCTTACAGATGTATTTTCTTATCAAAACGATGAAGATTTAATTGAAGTTCCTACGTCTACATCAAATTTAAGAAAATATTCTGATAGAACAACTTTTAAATATGTAAATGGTTGGAATTCTACTCCAAGTAGATTTACACAATATGTTATTAGAGATATTGAAGTTACTGATAACTTAACAAATAATTTTGCTGTTGATGTTTACAATAAACCTCATTTATTAGAAGATTTAAAAATCAAAGTATATGTTAATAATAAACTACAATTAAAAAATACAGATTATAATATTGTTAAAACAGAAAATAAGGTTTTAGTATCATTTGTAAACGACTTAACAGTAGGAGATTATTTAAAATTAAAATTACATAGCTCGGCTGATAAAAATCAAAACGGATATTATGAATTACCTATTTCTTTAGAAAGAAATCCACTTAATGAAGATATCAATCAATTTACATTAGGCGAAGTTTATGATCATGTAGATAGCATGATTGAAGATCTTCAATCATTTACAGGCACATACCCTGGTACAAGCAATCTTAGAGATTTAGGTAATATAAGTCAGTTTGGCAAAAGATTTGTTAAACACGAAGCAGGTTTAGCTAATGCAATTTACCATTTAACAAATAAAAAATACAATTTGATAAAAGCTGTTGAATATTCAGCATTAGAATACAACAAAACAAAAAAAATATTTGTAGATACTGCAAGTTCATTAGGATTTGACGGTACTCCCAAAGCTCACGTAGATAAAATATTAAAAGAAATAAACAAAGACAAAGCAGATTCTCAACCGTTTTATTTTAGCGATATGCTTGCTTATGGCGATGCAAATAGAATAGAATATAATGTGATTGATAAAGAAATAAATTTATTTCCTTTAACAACTGCATTTTCAATGTCAACATTGTCAGAAAAAGCAATCACTGTTTATCTTAATAACAAAATACTTGTACATGGTAGAGACTATAATTTTAATGAAGATGGCTTTATAGAGATCATTGCAGCAAAAGAAAATGGCGACACAATTGAAATATACGAATACAATAATACAGATGGAAGTTTTATTGCTCCTACACCTAGTAAATTAGGATTGTATCCATCTTGGTATCCGGAAGTCTTTATAGATGACACCGGTATAGATGAAACATCTTTAACAATTTCAGGTCCTTTTAAAATATACGGAGAAGTAGAAGTAGGTCAATTAAAAAATTCGTTCGGATGGACCTATCCAGTATATACATCAAAAAATGCTGCTGAAACAGCAGACAGTAACAATGGAGGAAATGGTGCTTCTCAGGCAGTGTGGTTTAAGGGATTAAATACAAAATTTTATTTGCCTGAAACTAATGCTAACTACTCTAAAGATTCTAATCCAGAAGATTATGATGAATACCCAATCGGTTTTGCATTTATTAGAGGACATGACGGAAGTCAAATTGCATGTTACAAAGATTTTAGAGACAGTTTAATTATTGAATTTGAGAAAAGAATTTTTAGTAATATTAAAATTTCATATGACGACAATGAGTTTGATATTTTTAATTTTACAGGTGGCGATTTTAGAGGATATCAAAATACTTTAGAAAAACAAAATAACTTATTGTTGACAGATTTTACTAGATGGCAAGCCAACATTGCAGCAGATTATTCTTCAAACTCATTTTATGATAGAAATAATGGGTTTACATTTAATTATAGTGAATCTAATAATCCAGATGGCAAAGTTTTGCCAGGTTTCTGGAGAGGGATTTATAATCAAGCATTTGATACAGATCGTCCTCACACAAATCCGTGGGAAATGTTAGGATTTAGAAATAAACCTACATGGTGGAACGATGTTTACGGTCCTGCACCATATACAAGTAACAACCTAGTACTATGGGAAGATTTAGAAAATGGCAGAATAGCAGATCCTAATAATAGTAGAATTGACGAAAGATTCAAACGTCTAAATCTAAGATCTTTTATACCAGTAGATCAAACAGGTAAACTATTACCGCCAGTAAACATAAATTATGTTAAAGGATTTGTTCAAAGATATGCTTCTAAATCTTATGCATTTGGCGATTATTCTCCAATAGAAACTGCTTGGAGGAAAAGTTCCGATTATCCTTTTGCATTATTAAAGTCTATGCTACTAATTAATCCAGCAGAGACAATAGCAAAAGGATTTGATTTATCAAGATTTACAAAGAACCTTGCAGGGCAAAACATATATAAAGATTCAGGCACATTCTTTAGAAATAAAGACATTGTATTTCCAAATACATATGCAGATAATATTAGAAATACAACTTGTGGACTTGTAAATTACATTTACAATCTTTTAGCAAGTGATATATTAACAGTATATAGCGATTATCAAAATGAAGTTACTGCATTAGAAACAAATTTATCATTTAGATTAGGAGGATTTAGTGATAAACAAAAATTAAATCTTATTCTTGAAAGCAAGTCTCCTAATCAGGACAAAGGATCCACGGGCATTTTTGTACCACAAGAAAATTATAATTTAGTTTATAATGTAAGTTCTCCTATAGACAACTTTGTATATAGTGGTGTAGTTATTGAAAAAACACCTGCAGGATTTAAGGTAACGGGTTATAATCCAAAAATACCATTTTTCCAATACTATAAACCATTAGTAGGATCAACAAGTTATATTTTATCGGTTGGCGGAATAAGTGAACAATTTTCAGAATGGAGCGAACAAACTCCATACAAAAAGGGACAGGTAGTTTTTCATCTAAACACTTATTATAGAGCAACACAAGATTTTACAAGCGGAGGAATATTTGAAACAGATTTCCTAGCTAAATTACCTGCATTACCTTCAATTGGAGGTAGAACAGCTGAGTTTTACAAAAACTTTAACAACAATAAAGTAGAAAAATTACCATACGGATCTATACTTACAAGTATTCAAGAAGTAGTAGATTTTCTTACTGGTTACGGAAACTATTTAACTACTCAAGGATTTGTTTTTGATGACGTAACTGACGAAACAGTAAATGATTGGGTATCTGTAACAAAAGAATTTATGTTCTGGACTACACAAGGATGGGCTAATGGAACAATTATTAGTTTAAGTCCTGCTGCAAATAAACTATTCTTTAAATCAAATTATTCAGTTGTAGATGATGTATTTGATTCTTTTTATAATACTAGTATTGTTTCAAGTAATGGTCAAACACTTGATAGAAACTTTAACAGTGTAGTAAGAGAAGATAATAGTTTTGGATTAGAAATAAAAGATACAGACTTTGGATTATATGGAGCATCTTTACCTATTGTACAAAAAGAACATGTTGTTGTTCTATCTAACACAACAATATTTAATGATGTAATTTATCACCCAGCTTCTGGTTATAGACAACAAAGAATTAAAGTTAATGGTTATAGATCAGAAGACTGGAATGGCGGCTTAAATATCCCAGGATTTTTGTATGATAATGCTATAGTTAAAGATTTTGAAAATTATAAAGATTACAAAATTGGTGATCTTATAAAATTTAAAGAATATTATTATGTTGCTAAAGAAAATATACAGGGATCAACAAGTGTAGATTATAATCAATGGTACAAACTAAATGAAAAACCAGTACCGGATTTATTAACAAATTTTGATTATAGAATAAATCAATTTAACGATTTTTACGATACAAATACTTCTAGTTTTGATCAATCTCTGCACAATTTAGCATCTAGATTAATTGGCTTCCAAAAAAGAGATTACCTAAGTAATTTAATAGTCGACGATGTAAGTCAACTAAAGTTCTATAAAGGCTATATCCAAGAAAAAGGTACAAAAAACAGTCTTTCAAAATTGTTTGCTCCTTTAACTGCGTCTGGCGAGGAAAGTTTAGAATATTTTGAAGAATGGGCTGTACGATCAGGTATATACGGTTCTTCAGAAAGTATTCAACAAATTGAGTTAAACCTCGAAGAAAAGAAAATGATATCTAGTCCGCAGCCTGTAGAATTTGTAGATAATCTTCCTGCAGAGCAATTTGATAATATCTTTAGAGTGTTACCTTCAGATTTGTTAGATCGTCCACAGGAATATACTAGTTCAGTTTTTCCAGTATTGTCTCAAAGTAAAGAATACATAAAATCTTCTGGATATGTTAGCGAAGACGATATAGATTTTGAATCTTACACTATAGATGATTTAGCTTTAGGTAATGTTAATGTATTTAGACTAGGCGGCTATTTACATCTCACAAATCAAGAAAATGAAAACTGGACTGTTTATCAGCATATTGACACAAATTTAAACGCAACAGAACTTACAGAAGCAAATACTTTAAATGATGCCGGCGAATTAATTTATGAGTTGTCTATGGACAAATGGCTAGATAATACGCTGTCTATTGGCGATTTAATTGCAGTTCGCGGAGCACAAGAATTCGAACTTAATGGGTTTTATAAAATTGTAGATATTAATTTAAATATTGCAAAAATAAAAGTTCCGATAGAAAATGATATTTTAGGTTTCTTAGAACAATCATTTGCAGTTTCTAAACTCAGAGAAGTGCGTCTTGATGATACTACTAATTTAAATGATATTGTTAATGAAAAATTATACAATGAGCAAAAAGTCTGGATAGACAATTATGACAACACTAATAATTGGGCAGTTTTAAAAAACAACAGTGTTTATTCATATTTAGAAACATATAATAATCCTTCTGATTGGGATAGTACTATTCAAAATTTTACAGGCGTAATGACTGTAACTGATGATAATAATAATTTGTTTGTTTCTGCTTCTGGCGATGAAACAGGTAAAATTTATGTATATAGAAGATCAAAAGAAAATGCTAATTTAATTTTACAACAGGTAATTGATTTTACAGAAACAAAAAATAGTTACCAAGACTCTTTTGAAAACTTTGGATCAAGCATAGATGTAAGTGAAGACGGTGAATATCTTGCTATTGGCATACCAAACATGTCAGGAATAAAAACAAAATTTTTAGGAAATTTTGATCCTACTGTAGAGTATAGTAAACATGATATTGTTAAGTTTAGAGAAAGTTTTTGGAAAGCTAATACTACAGTTAATCCTGAAGTAGGTACACAAACATTTAGTACGTTTGATAGTTATATTAATCTTGTTTCTTCTGATACATCTGATAGTACAAGTTTGCAATTGTTAGTTGCAGGTAAATTTGGGTTACCTACAAATGGTATTGATCATATACTAGTAAGAGCTCCATTAGATATGTATCTTGCAACTAAAGGTAGAATAGACGGTGCTTCTGGAGATAAAGTTAATTTATCTTGGAACCAGCGTAGTTATGCATATCCAACACTAGATAACTATTTGCCATTTGACGATCAAATACCAGAAATTACAAAAGAATTTATTACACAAGAACACGAAATTGTTGAAAAAATTGATGCAATTGTTTATATTGATACTTTTGTAAGTTTGCCTGAGGTAGGCGATACAATCGAAAGTGATACTGGCTCAGGTGAAGTATTTTATGTTGCTAGTTATAGAGATTCTGCAGTACTGTATCTAAAAAATATCAACGGTATTTTTAATGTTACTGATGAAATTTTTGTACAAAGTACTGGAAACTTTATAGGATTTTATACACAAGAATCAACATATTCAACATCACCAGATATTGGCGGTTTTTGGTATATAGAAACTGGATTCGAGTATGCTAATAATGGCAGGTATTTAGATATAGGCCGAGGTTTAGTTTATGCAGATGTACGTCCTGCAGAAAATGACGATGCAGACAGGCCATTTGTGTATTATAACATTCAGGATACAGTTGGTAATATAGGTGAATTTGTATTAGAAAAAAATCGTGTAAGTTATATTTCTAATTTAAGTTATGATGGTGACAGCGGCCCAGAATTAAGTAACTTATGGGTTGTTAGAGTTGGTAAATCTTTCCAAGATTATTTAACCAGTATAAGTGCATTTGATTCTCAAGGTAGTGCTGATAATAAAACTCTACAATTTACATTTTTTGACTCAGAAAATACTGGAATAAATTTAGAATCTACTGGTTTTGACCTTGATCAAATGAATGGGTCTCAGCAAATTTATGATATCTGGGACGGATATATTGACTTTGAATTTACAGAATTTGACTTTTTAGGAAATCCATATGAGCCAGTTGTAGGAGATATTATTGAAGATGTACAAATTCCTAGAGACGGTTCAGGAGGTTTAGCCCTTACTAGCACTAGTACAAGTACAGCAGAAGTTGTTTTTTATAAAAAGCAATTTAATTCTGTAAGAGTTTATTTAAAAGTTTTAAGCGGAAGTTGGAATCAGCTGAATAATATTGGTAGGTTCCAGGTTCGCAGAAAGGCGAATGAAGATGCTCGAGGACCTGGTGATGTTGATCGTGTAATGGGTACAATCGATGATCCAAGTAACGATATTGCTTTAGGTACTAATCTCGTAGGAGATTTATTAGTTTTCCAAAAAGATACGCCATTTGATGTAGTATCTACTCCTGAAATATTTGATGGAGAATATTACTTCTATGATGAAACAATCGAAGGCGGCATTTCAATTCCAGCAAGTCCACCTTATAATTTAAATAAAAATTGGACTCAAGTTTATAACATACCTGCTGATCAAAGAGGAACATCGAGTGGATTAGACAATGAAGGCGCAGTTGTAATTTATAGGAGACAACCTAATGCTGTTTATGAGTTTGATTATATGCTCACAAGTCAATATAAGTTTGCAAATAGACAATTTGGTGACGAAGTTAAAATTAGAAAACAAGGAAATACCTATGTACTACTTGTCGGTAGTAAAGGCGACTTAGATCCTACTACACGTTCAGATCCTGGCAGTATTGAAATTTTTGTAACTGGTCCAGAAACTACAGATGTATTTAAAAAGGATTATCAAGCTACATCTTATAATGAAGGTGATGTAGTAATTTACAAAGACAAATATTATAGAGCAAATAAAGACACCGACGATAGTTCGCAATTGAATATTCTTGATCCTATAGTTTGGACAAATATTAGTTGGAGATACGGTGTTGATGACAATTATAGAGGGGAGTGGGACAATTCTTTCCCTTATGAAATAAATTCAATAGTTCTTAAAGATAATAGTTTTTATGTTGCAAAAACAAATATCGCAACAGGAACAGAATTTAGTGATACTTATTGGGAAGTAACTGATAATAATTTTGATTATTTAGGTTATTTGCCAAATCTTACTAACAATGCATTCTTTAACGAAGATGTGTTTGATCCTGCTACAAACATTATTGAATTTAGTGAAAATTTTGATGTAAGTAAAAACGGAGAAGTTTTAGTTGTTACTGTAAAACTAGAATCGACTGATAGTACAAGTAACAAACGATTAGCAATTTATAGAAAAGAAAACAACAAATATAAATTATACCAAACAATATCTGCTCCAATAAGTGGCTATGATTTAAAAGATCATGACTTAGATAAATTTTTAAAAGATGGAGACGGATGGATATACACAGATAGCGAAGGAAATATAGTAACTTCAGAAACTGGTTCTAGAACACAAAATTTAGATGCAACACCTGATTTGTATATTGATAGAACAAACTGGGCGCAAAGTGTAGTAATTAAACCAGACGGTAGACAAATTGCCGTTAGTGTCCCTTCAGATGATTCTCGAAAATATGGTCAAGGTGCAGTTTTAATTTATACACAAGTAAACGGAGAATTTGAATTAAGTCAAACAATTTATAGTCCTGCAGACGAAGTAGCAGAAAATTTTGGTTATCAAATTGCATTTACTAATGAAAACTTAGCAGTAACAAGTTTAAATGGTGATCAAACTATACCTACTACATTTGATAACCAATCTACAACTTTTGATCTAGAGTTTACTGCATTTAGAAATATTAAAATTGACTCTGGTGTAATATACGTATACGAAAATTTAAATAATTCTTATACCTACAGTGAAAAATTTAGATTTGATAATGCAACAATAGAATTTGGCAAACGATTACTTGCAAAAGACAATCACGTATATGTCGGTATGCCGTTCTATAACAGTAACGACTCTAAAGGCATGTTTGTAGATTATAGAAAACCAAAAACAAAATTAGCATGGAATCTATATAAAGAAATTGTCAACCCTGTAAATTTAGATTTAATTGAAGGAGCATTTGTTTATAACAAAACTACTAATAGGATAATAAGTTATATTGATTATATTGATCCAATACAAGGTAAAATTGCAGGTCCGGCAGAACAAGAAATAACGTTTAAAACTCAAACCGATCCAGCATTTTATAATGTTGGCACAGCATCAGATAGAGAATATGATCCAAATCAAACATGGTTTGACGAACATGTAGGACAAGTTTGGTGGAATATTAGCACTGCTAGATTTAAGTATCCTTATCAAGGTAATATTTTTGAACAAAAAAATAATTGGTCAGTATTAACGGAAGGTGCTAGTATTAATGTATACGAGTGGATAGAAAGCGATTATCTTCCAAGCCAATGGAGTAATCTTGCTGACACAGAAGAAGGCATTAAACTAGGAATTAGCGGACAGTCTTTATACGGAGATACAAAATACAGTACAAAATTAATTTATGATGAAGTGTCTCAAATCTTTTCAACAAAATATTACTATTGGGTAGAATCTAAAAGAACAGTTCCTGATATAGAAAATAGAAATTTAAGTATTTTTGAAATAGTAAATTTAATTGAAAGACCAAGAGAAAATGGTTATAGGTATATTTCGTTTTTAGGTGCAGACAGAATAGTTCTAAATAATTTTGAAAATATTTTAAGTGGTGACGATTTAGTATTGAATATTAAATATAAATCGCAAGCTACAAAGGATTCTAATCTTCATAAAGAATTCAAATTAATCGCCGACGGCGATGCAAATTCTAAATTAGATGTAGACATTGAAAGAAAGTGGTTTGACAGTTTAATAGGATTTGATACTAATAATAGACCTGTACCCGATATTAAATTACCAGAAACTCAGAAGTATGGCATTTTAAATATGCCTAGACAGTCTATGTTTGTTAATAGAATAGAAGCTCTAAAACAAACAATAGAACGAATTAATATAATATTTAAAGATTTATTAATAGTAGATGATTATAACACAGCTCGATTGTTTGAAACCGATCTTGCTCCTACATTAATATCTTCTAAGTATGATCTTTCTGTAGACACTGTAGAAGAATTGCAATATGTAAGCACAAACAATTTAAGCCCTGCTAAATTAATACCTATTATATCTAATGGTGAGCTTGTTAGAGTTGAAATAGAATCTCCAGGCAGAGGCTATAAAACAGTTCCAACTATTAATATAAATGGATCTGGCGTTGATGCAGAAATAAAATTACAAATTAATAACTTAGGAAGTGTAATATCTGCAGAAGTTACTAACACAGGAAAAAATTATACAAATCAAACAACAATAAGTGTAAGAAGATTCGGTGTGTTAGTAAATGCAGATTCTACTGCAAAGAATCTTTGGAGCATTTACGGATATAATGAAATTGACAAAACATGGTTTAGAACATCTACCCAAGGTTATGATGTTCCAAAATATTGGAATTATATAGATTGGTATGCACCAGGATATAATCAGTTTACAAAAATAAATTATGAAATTGATGAAAGTTATGAATTACAAGAATTAGAACCAGAATTTAATTCTATAATAAAAATTAAATCAATTGGAAGTTCAGGCTGGTTATTACTTAAGAGAATAGGCACTACTGATAATGAAGATTATACTGTAGATTATGAAACTATTGGTCGTGAAAACGGTACTATTCAATTCACTTCTAATCTTTATAATATACAACAGTCAACAGTAGGATATGATAATAGAAGTTTTGATAGCACTCTTTACGACACAAATCCGGCAAAAGAATTAAGAATTATTTTTGAAGCACTAAGAGATGATATTTTTATAAATGAACTAGCAGTTGAATACAACCAATTATTTTTAAGTAGTTTAAGATACGTTGTAGCAGAACAACCACTACTTGATTGGGCATTTAAAACTAGTTTTATAAAAATTAATCATAAATTAGGTGAGTTAGATCAACCTGCAACATTTAAGAAAGACAACTTAGAGTACTTTGAAAATTATGTTAAAGAAGTAAAGCCTTATAAGACAAATATAAGAGAATTTGTTGCATCCTATGATAAAACTGATCCAACAAATTCTGTTGTAACAGATTTTGATGCAGCGCCGTTTTATAATACTACTACACAACAAATTGAAACAATCAAAACAACCGTTTTTGATGGCGCATTGCTACAAGTTGATAATATTTTACAAGAATATCCTAGAAAATATTTTGCTGACAATCTTGGAGCAGAACTTTCAGAAATCAAAATAAAAAATCCAGGTTCAGGTTATATATTCCCGCCCAAAGTTATAATAGAAGATTCTAGTAATTCAGGTGCAACTGCTGAAGCCTTTATTGGATACGGAAAAGTTACTGCTATTAAAGTTCGTAATCCTGGCGGAAGATTTATTAATCCTCCTAAAATTACACTTGAAGGTGCACAAACTGAAGACGGTACACCAGCAACAGCATTTGCTATATTAGGAAAAAGTCTTGTAAGAACTCCTAGTATTAAAGTAAAATTTGATAGAGTTTCTGGAGAATATTTTATTGAAGATTTAGCAGTATCAGAAACATTTACTGCATCTGGTGTTGATACAATTTTTGATTTAAAATGGCCTATTGATGTTCGTAAGAATAAGGTTAAAGTTTTTGTAGACGACCAAGAAATGTTAAAAAGCACTTATCAAGTTTCTAACAGAGAAATAATTGATCAATATACAAAAAATAAAGGAAGATTAACATTTAATAATGCTCCTACAGGTAATAGTGTTATTAGAATTGAATACTACAAGCCTTTAGAATTTTTAGAAGCAGCTGACAGAATTAAATTTGCATACAATCCGACTGATAACATGTTTGGCAAAGAGCTTAATCAGTTAATGACGGGTATTGACTATGGCGGAGTAGAAGTAAAGAGTTTTGATTTTGGAGGTTCAAGCGGATGGGATAGTCAGCCATGGTTTACTGATGCATGGGACGTTTATGAAAACACTTTTGAAGATGAAGTTTTTGTATCTGACGGATCTACTATTGCTGTAGAACTTAGAGCACCGTTAGAAGAAGGTATAGTCTACAATCTTTATAAGAATGGTGTAAGAATTGATGCAACTGATTTTGTAGCAGGAACACCCGAAATTCCTGGCACAGACGAAATTCCTGGCAATCCAGCAGATGCAGAATACAACAACGGTGCAATCAGTAATGTTACTGGCAATGGTAGTGATTTCTTCAAACGTGAACTTACAGTTAATGGTGTACGAATTATGGGTGCTGGCACAGTAGGTGGACAAACAGCAGTTCCAGATGCGTGGTTAGAAAAAGTAGCACGTATGTTTGAACTGTTCTTAGATCCAAATGGCGCAGGCATTAATGAATCATATCAAAGAGCGTTAATTAAAACACTTAGTGGTGATGCAGGAACTTATCACGCAGGCTTACCAACACTACAAAGAGTAGCAAGAGGTGCAGGAGCAGATTACTCTCCAAACTTCCTAACTGACCAAGGCGTTATTGATTGGAACCTAACTAACCTGTTTGACACTCATGTACAAAATGACATGGTGTGGTACCTAAACTCAACAGGTGATGGATATGGCGATGGCGATACAGATGCACAGGAAGTAATTGAACACGTATTCCACACACTACACATGCACGGGTTACCTGCAGACGATATAAAACTATATCAGTTCTTAGCCGCTGATTGGCAGTCAGGTGATTTGTATGCGGCAATGGAAGAAGCATACGATGCTGGCAAGTGGGATCCATCAGGTTACCAAGCAAATCCAGATGATTGGAAAACAATCGCAGATGCGTTTGAAGTAGCCGCAAAAGAATACTTGTATCTACTAAACTTTGCTATGTTTGAATACACAGAATTATGGGACGGTGGAAGTCTTGCTCCAGAGTGGTCAGACGATATGCGTACCCAAGCAGGCATTCTAGCAAATAACCCATTAGGTTATGCGTTCCACAACACATACATTGCACCAGTAATTAGTAAACCATCACTTGCTACCATTAGAAGCATATTCCAAGATGGAAACACACCAGCACAAGACAATCCAGCACTAGCAGGAGTATCAGGATATGTTGTTGATGAATTAGTAGGCGGAACTGATGCAGTTGCAGCTATTCCGGCAGTTCCGGGATCATCCGCTACAAACGTAAATGCTATTACAAATAGCATTACAGGTGATGGTACAACTACTATTATTGAAACAAGCAATTTAGGAATTAACCTAAATGACGGCGACATCTTTATTGTAAGAAAAATTACAAGTGACGGTAGCATAACACCAGATCTTGCAAGTTACGACACAGCACTTGAAGGTGGAGATTTAGCATATACTACAGCAGCAGGAATAAACGCTGAAGAAATTATTACAGACGGTGATTTGTTTGTATCAACATCTCGTGCAAAAACTGAAGAGTTAGTTCCTGGATCAATGTTTGATACATTAGACATTAAAGTGTATACAAAAGAATCTGGAAATCAAGGGTTAATAATTTGTAATAATATTGAAACAGATATCACTGGAACATTTACTTACAATTTTGGTTTACTACCCGGCTCTAAAGATAGCATTTTAGTAAAATATGACGGAAATGTTTTAAGCAAAGATCAATATACTATTGATTGGCCTAATAAACAACTATCTTTAGAAGTAGAATCAAATAAGCAATTATCAATAATATTGCAAGAACAAAGTACAAGTACATCAGTAATGTATAGTGATGAAATTACAGTTGAAGAAACAGAACAATATGATTTTGTTATCGACTATACTTGGGATGATTCATTATCATTAAGCGTTACTGTAAACGGAGAATTACAAAATATAACAGTATTTGACTATTCCACAGAAGTTGCAGGTGATAATAGAACTGCATTTAGATTAGAAAACGCTGCTACACAAGGACAGATTATAAATTATACTATATTCTCTAATAACGAAACTGTTGATTTTAGCCAAGTTTTAACAGATGAATTTACAGCAAACGGAATTACACAAACTTATGCATTAAGTAGTGCTCCATTTTACTCGTTACCAACAGAACACAACATAATTGTTAGAGTTGATCAAAATATTCTAAATAGTGGATACAGTCGTAACTTTACTATACCAGAATCTAATCAAAGAGAATATCAACTTGAACTATTCCAACAGCCTGCAGGATCGTTATCTGCAGAAGGATTGAAGGTATTTTTAAATGGAGAAGAAATATTTACTCCTGAACAGTGGCGTTTAGATATTGCAAATAGTTCTGTAATATTAGGTGATGAATATGGCCTACCAGGCGATAATATAGAAATATATAATATTTCTGAAAGTGAATATTCTATAAGTGGCAATGAAGTAATATTAAAAGATTTACCAGGCGTCAATTCAAAAGTTTATGTTTACCAATTTAGTAATCATAACCTAAAAGATATTGAAAAAATACAATACGATGTTGTTAAAAGAGAAACTTTAATCAATGACGAAGAAACAAACACTTATAATAGACTTACTGCTGGAGAAATCTTACTAAGAAAACCTGCGTTAGATGCACAGTATGTTTGGATTACAAAGAATAGCGAGCTTTTAATTCCTAGTGTAGACTATTATGTAACAGATAATAGAACAAAAATTCAACTAGTTGAAGTACCTGCTGCAAACGATGTAATAGAAGTTATACATTTTGCTGCTGAAATATCACAAGATGGATTTAGCTATAGACAATTTAAAGACATACTAAATAGAACGCACTTTAAGCGTTTAGATGCAAGTACTGCAAAACTAGCTCAGCCATTAAACTATTATGATCTAAGAATAGAAGTTGATAATGGGATAGATCTACCAGTACCAGACAAAGGTAAAAACATGCCAGGAATTATCTTTATTAACGGAGAACGTATAGAATACTTTGTTAAAGAAGATAATACTTTACGTCAAATTAGAAGAGGAACATTAGGTACAGGAGTTCCAACTGTTCATAATTTAGGAACAAAAGTATATAATCAAAACATAGAAAAAACTGTACCATATAAAGATCAAAACCTTGTTGCAAACATTACAGCAGATGGCATTGTTAATACATTTAATATTGGTTATAATATCGAAAGTATTAATGAAATTGAAGTATTTGCAGAAGGCAAGCGTCTAAGAAAAAACAGTATATCTGTTTTTGACCCAACAATTGATATTGATAGTCCAAATGGAGATATAACTATTGAAGCCGAGTTTAGTGTAGATGTAGATAATAATAGTATCACATTATTAAACATACCTACTGAAAATTCTCGTATAACTATAATCAAAAAACAAGGTCAATCTTGGACTAAAGAAGAAGAAACATTAGGTGATGCTCAAAATTCCATTGCAAGATTCTTACGTGCCGGAACATATGAGCATCCTGAATAAATACAGTATAGGATAATTTGGATAGTATAATGCAAGATAATCATGGAATATTAGTACAAGGTCATATAAAAATATTTGACCCTACTTCACAAGAAGTTTTTATAAACAAAAGAAATGCAATCCATTACGAAAATATGAGCATTGCACTTGCCGAAAGTCTTGCAAATGCAGGAGAAGGATTTGTGTATGAAATGAGTTTTGGCAATGGCGGAACAAACATTGATCCAACAGGTATTATCACATATCTTACTCCAAATTCTACAGGTACAAATGCAAGTCTTTATAATCAAACATATACAAAAATTGTAGATGACAGTAGTGTAAACAACACTGATCCTACACGTAATAAAATTGAAACAAGACACCTAAGTGGTACTAATTACACAGATATATTAGTAAGTTGTTTACTTGATTATGGAGAGCCAGAAGGACAACAAGCATTTGACACTGCTTCTAATACAAATGATGTTTATGTTTTTGATGAATTAGGGTTAAGGAGTTATAGTCCAACAGGAACTGGTAGATTATTAACACATGTTATTTTCCATCCTGTTCAAAAATCACTCAACCGTTTAATACAAATAGATTATACAGTACGAGTACAAAGTTTGACAGGATAATAAAAAATGGCATATCAAATTAGTTATACAGACAGTGTAAACAAAGGAACAATAATAGTTGAAGACGCTACGCTCAATACTGAGACCAGTTTAACTTTTGCAGGACGTGGTGTAACATCCTATGGCCAAGCAGTAGCAGAAAACTTTTTACACTTATTAGAAAATTTTGCAAATAGTGATGCGCCAGAAAGACCTGTAGAAGGACAATTATGGTACGATACAAGTGACGGAGTAAATCAATTAAAGGTTTATGATGGAACTACATGGACTGCTAGCGGTGGATTAAAAAAATCTTCTTCGCAACCCGAAGTTAGCAATAGCACTGCTGGCGATTTATGGGTAAACACAGATAGTCAGCAATTATATCTTTTTACTGGAACAGGATGGGTGTTAGTTGGACCTGAATTTAGTGACGGTTTATTAACTGGAGCTGTATCTGAAAATATCACTGGATCGAATGATTCTGTTTACACAGTATTAACAATTAAAATAAAAAATAATCCTGCTATAATTATAGCAGACACTGCTTTTACTCCTAAAACTGTTATCCCTGGTTTTAGACAAGGTATCAAAGCAGGTATGAATATTACTAGTATACCACTGGTAGCAGATACCTTAAAATATTATGGAGTGTCTGAAAAAGCCGAAGCCTTAGTAATTGGAGACGAAGTAGTACCTGCTATAAACTTTTTAAGAGCAAATGCTAACAGTCAAACTAATTTTCCTATTTTAATTAAAAACAACGAAGGACTTACAGTTGGAACAGGTAACCAGTTTAAATTAGGGGTAGAAAATGAAGCTGTAGTGATGCAACAAAACATTGTAGGTTCTAGCATAGATTTTAGGTTAAAAACATCATCTGCACTGCCAACTGTAATGAGATTAGATTCTGAAGGATTTGTAGGAGTTAATACAACTGCACCAGAAGTAGAATTAGATGTAAAAGGAAATTTAAAAATTTCGCCAAGAGAAGGTAGCCCAGATACAGGTGTTTTAAATGTTGCAAACACAACAAATAGCACAAGTATTAATAGTGGCGCTATAATTACATCTGGTGGCGCAGGCATTGCACTAGATCTAAATGTTGGTGGAAATGTCGATATTGGAGGTATCTTAGTAAGCGGTAATGTTACACCTGATGAATCAGGTGTAAGAAACATAGGTACTACTAATAACAAATATAATCAAGTATTTGCAAATAGTTTTATAGGTAATGTTCAAGGTAATGTTAGTGGTACGGTTACAGGTAGAGCAGGTTCTGCAGACAGATTAGCAAGTGCTACGACTTTTACTGTGACAGGCGATGTTGAAAACAATAGTTTTGAGTTTGACGGTCAAACAGGCGGCACAACCAAAAGTTTCAATGTACAAATTGCAAATAGTTTTATTGCTAATAAAGATGTTACCTTTGATGCAGGTAACGCAGACGAATTATTATTAAATGTTAAAACAGGCGAAACGGGAGTTTATAGGATATCAAAAAGAAATTTCCTCAAAACGATTCCGTTAGTACCAGCAGGCGCAATTATGCCGTTTGGCGGAGAAGAAGCGCCACAGGGGTGGTTATTTTGTGATGGCAGCGAAGTTCAAAAATCAGACTATACAGAATTGTATAATGCAATAGGATTTAATTTTAAGGATGCTTCTTTGTTATCAGACGCTGGTGTAAATACTTTTGCACTACCTGATCTTAGAGGTAGATTTGCATTAGGTCTCGATAATATGGGAGGACCGAGTGCAAATCGTGTTACTAATATTGCAGCGGATGCAATAGGCGGTAACGCAGGTAGTGAAACTAAAAATATTAATGTAGAAAACCTTCCTGAACACGAACACGATATGGAAGCACCGACAGGAGCTCAATACTACGGTCTAAGGGTTGGATCTGGTGAACCAACTGACGAAGAAGCAATACCATTTACAATTGATCCTGGCACAGGCGGTACTCAAGCGTATCCAGCAAGCGGAGGAGTTAAAACTACTGGCGATCTTGCACAACCTCTAGATACAATGAACCCATATCTAGCTGTTAACTACATAATTTATACGGGGCAATAATAAATGAGTTATCAATTAAACAAAACAGATGGAACATTACTAACAGAATTAATAGATGGTCAAATAGATAACTCATCTACTAACCTTGTGTTAGTAGGACGAAATTATACAGGTTACGGCGAATACTTTAACGAAAATTTTATTAAACTTTTAGAGAATTTTTCAAATACTGCTGCCCCTAGTAATCCATTAGTTGGTCAATTATGGTATGACACAGCAGATCAAAGATTAAAAATCTATGACGGAACAACATGGAAAGCTAGTGGTGGACCTTATGTACAAGATACTCGTCCGCAAATGGTTGCAGGCGATTTATGGATTGATAACTTAAAAAATCAACTTTATGCTTTTGACGGAAATGATCTTCTATTAGTAGGACCTCAGTATGCAGACTCACAAGGATTAAGTGGATTTCAAATAGAAAGCATACTTGATACTCAATCTAGATCAAGAACTCTTGCTAATTTATATATTGGTGGCGAACTAGTAGCAGTAATGAGTGGACTTACATTTACACCAGTGTATAGCCAAAGAATTTTAGGTTTAGTAACAGATGATAATCCTAATGGCATCATATACGAAGGCATAAATGTCATAGATACAACAAACTTTAAGTTTTACGGAACAGCAAGCGGAGCAAATGCTCTTATAACAGGCTCAGGAATAACTAGAACAGCTGACCAATTTTTACCTTCTGATGCTAACGGTGTTACAGTAGGTACATTAACAGTACAAAATTCAGGTGGTATAACAATTGGTCTGTCGCAAAACCATGTTCAAAAAGTTGTAGGCCCACGTTTTTACTTTGAAAATCAACTTCTAGATAATGATATTAGTTTAAGAGTTAGAACTACACCGTCTGGAGCGGTGATTATCGATGCATTATACATTGATGCATCTGAAGAAAAAATTGGTATTTTTACTAATACGCCTGAATATACGTTTGATATAAACGGAGATTTACGAGTAACTGGAGATCTTGTTGTTGAAGGCGATACTACAACAGTTGAAACTGCTACATTGTTAGTTGAAGACAAAAATATAGAGCTAGCACATGTTAATGGTGGTAGTTATGGTGATAATACTGTTGTAGACGGCGGCGGCCTAACACTATTATCTAGTTCTGGAAATAAAACTTTTGTTTGGAAAAATACTGCTAATGCATGGACTTCAGGTTCTAATATAGATTTAACTACAACAACTTCAACTTATAAAATTGCTGGAGTAGATAAAGTATTAAATGATAGATTAGGTTCGAGTATAATTTATGCTACTGGTTTAGTAAGAGTAGGAACCCTAGAATATCTAAATGTAGATAGTATAGGAATAGATGGTAATACTATTCAAAGTGCTACTACTTTAAATATTGCATCAAATGCAGTAGACGGCGATGGCAGAGGCATATCGATTACAGGTTTTGGAGACATACATGTAACCGATAGTCAAAAAATTACAGGGATAGCAGATCCTACAGAAAATCAAGATGCTGCTACAAAGTATTATGTTGACAATGTAGTTGCTACAGAACCTATTGTGTTTTCTATGGATATTACTGGACTAGGATCTGGTGCTACTTTATATACAAGTTTATCAGACTATTTAGATGATTTGTATCCTGCTGCACCAGAAAATGCAGGCAAACCGGCAAGAATACACGCAACGTCTTATGCAGGCGCCACAGTTAGTGGTATTAATGTATCTGTTGCAGACAATAATACAGGGGTTCTACAAAAATCGTATATAGATGTCGACTTAGCTGGCGGCGGAACCGGCGCAGTTATACAAGACATTGTTGCTAATACAACAGCATCTGGTAGTGCTGTACTAACACCAACTAGACAACTTTTAACCTTCCAATCGGACGGATCAGCATGGAATTTTGTAAGTGACACTGCATATCCATAATTGAATAAATAAGTATAATACTTAGGGGCTTGACACAATGGCATATCAAATTGATAGATACAATAATACACTACTTACTACAGTAGAGGACGGAACAGTAGATCAAACTACTGATCTTAAGTTTATAGGTAAAAACTATGCAGGTTATGGAGAAATCCAGAATGAAAACTTCCTGTTTTTGCTAGAAAATTTTAGTGGAGCAAATCAACCAGCAAGACCAATTAGCGGACAAGTTTGGTTTGATAGTGGCAACAGTAAACTTAAATTTTATGATGGTACACAGTGGAGAACTACTGGTGGTGCTGAAATAGGTGCAGACGAACCTGCAGGACTTGCTGAAGGTGATTTTTGGTGGGATAATGCCAATGATCAATTGTATGTTTATAATGGAACAGCATTTATATTAATTGGCCCACAGAATGCAGGCGAAGGCGTAACCCAAATGCAAAGTAGAGAAGTACTTGATGACGGTGGCGCAACAAGAAGTATAATTACTGGTACAATTAATGATAACGTTGTAATGATTATTAGTAGTAGTACGTTTACATTAGCAGCAAGTGAAACAGCCCTTAAAAATCTTGATGCATTTAATGTAATTACTAAAGGTATAACACTTATCAATTCGTCCTCAGGTGTAACATCAGATGCACACAGGTTCCAAGGCACTGCATCTAACTCAGATAAACTAGAAGGATTTTCTGCAGATCAGTTTGTTAGAACAACAAATCCAAATTTTAATACAGTTGTAACATTCCCAGATGCAGGTGTACAAATTGGTGATAGCCAGGATTTAAGAATTAAAGTTGAAAACGGCACAGAAGGTGTTATTTCTAACATTACTGGATTAAACAGTAAAATAAAATTTAAAGCAACAAATGGCACTGGACAAGAAACACATGTAGCTACATTTACAAGTGCAGGATTTAATCCTGCAACAAACAATACATTTGATTTAGGTAGTGCATCACTTGTATGGAATGATGTTTATGCTACTAACTTTGTAGGCATAGCATCTAAAGCTGCAACACTTAATGATGGTTCGGGAAATTATAGAACTGCTTCAGTTGCAACATCAAATAATACTGTTGCAGTAAGAGATGCTACAGGTAACCTAAGTGCAACATTGTTCCAAGGTACTGCTACACAAGCAAGATATGCAGACTTAGCAGAAAAATATAGCACAAGCGAAGAACTTGTTCCTGGCACAGTTGTTTGTGTATGCAAACACGATGATCATGAAGTTGAAGCTGCAAATAGAGGGTGTATAGCAATTGGTGTTGTATCAACAGATCCTGCTGTAATGATGAATAGTGATGCAGAAGGACAATACATTGGTCTAAAAGGACGATTGCCTGTAAGAGTAATTGGACCAGTTGCAAAAGGCGATGCTGTATATGTTGACGACAATGGTTGTGCAAGTACAGCAATTAATGGAGGTTCAGTTGTTGGCATTGCATTAGAGAGCAACTTTGACGAGGGTGAAAAACTA